GAACATTTTTTTTCCGATATGTTCCGGAACATTCTACCCGATATATTCCTGAATATTTTCCCTGATATGTTTCGGAACATTCTACCCGATATGTTCCGGAACATTCTGAAATATTTTCCCTGATATGTTCCGGAACATTTTCCCCGATATGTTCCGGAACATTCTGAAATATTTTCCCTGATATGTTCCGGAACATTTTCCCCGATATGTTCCGGAATATTTTACCTGATATGTTCCGGAACATTCTACCCGATATGTTCCGGAATATTTTACCTGATATGTTCCGGAACATTCTACCCGATATGTCCCGGAACATTCTGGAACATTTTTTTTCCGATATGTTCCGGAACATTCTACCCGATATATTCCTGAATATTTTCCCTGATATGTTTCGGAACATTCTACCCGATATGTTCCGGAACATTCTGGAACATTTTTTTTCCGATATGTTCCGGAACATTCTACCCGATATATTCCTGAATATTTTCCCTGATATGTTTCGGAACATTCTACCCGATATGTTCCGGAATATTTTACCTGATATGTTCCGGAATATTTTACCTGATATGTTCCAGAACATTCTACCCGATATGTTCCGAGCACTTTTTTCGAATTTGTTTCGGAACATTTTATTCGGTATTTTCCGAAAAATTTTATCCGATATTTTCCGGGCATTTTTTTTTTTCGAATTTGTTCCGAAACAGAACATTCTATTTTCTACCCGATATGTTCCGGAACATTCTGAAATATTTTCCCTGATATGTTCCGGAATATTTTCCCTGATATTTTCCGGAACATTCTATTCGGTATTTTCCGAAAAATTTTATCCGATATTTTCCGGAACATTCTACCCGATATGTTCCGGAACATTTTCCCCGATATGTTCCGAACACTTTTTTCGAACATGTTCCGGAACATTTTCCCTGATATATTCCGAAAAATTTTATCCGATATGTTCCGGAACATTCTACCCGATATATTCCGGAATATTTTCCCTAATTGATATGTTCCGGAACATTCTACCCGATATGTTCCGAACACTTTTTTCGAACCTGTTCCGGAACATTTTCCCCGATATGCTCCGGAACATTCTATTCGGTATTTTCCGAAAAATTTTATCCGATATTTTCCGGAACATTCTACCCGATATATTCCGAAAAATTTTATCCGATATTTTCCGGGCATTTTTTTCGAACATGTTCCGAAATATTTTCCCTGATATTTTCCGGAACATTCTACCCGATATGTTCCGGAATATTTTACCTGATATGTTCCGGAACATTCTACCCGATATGTTCCGGAAAATTTTCCCTGATATTTTCCGGGCATTTTTTTCTAACATGCTCCGGAACAGAGCATTCTACTCGATATTTTCCGAAACATTTCATCTGATATGTTCCGAAAAATTCCAGAATATTTCATTCGATATTTTCCGTAACATTCTACCCGATATTTTCCGAAACATTTTTTTTTTCCGATATGTTCCTGAATATTTTCCCTGATATTTTCCGGAATATTTTCCCTGATATTTTCCGGAACATTCTGGAACATTTTTTCCGATATTTTCCGGAAAATTTTATCCGATATGCTCCGGAACATTCTACCCGATATATTCCGAAATATTTTATCCGATATGCTCCGGAACATTCTACCCGATATATTCCGAAATATTTTATCCGATATTTTCCGGGCATTTTTTTCGAACATGTTCCGGAACATTTTCCCTGATATATTCCGAAAAATTTTATCCGATATTTTCCGTAACATTCTACCCGATATTTTCCGGAACATTTTTTTTTCGATATGTTCCGAACATTTTTTTTCGAATTTGTTCCGAAACAGAACATTCTATTTTCTACCCGATATATTCCTGAATATTTTCCCTGATATATTCCTGAATATTTTCCCTGATATGTTTCGGAACATTCTACCCGATATGTTCCGGAACATTCTACCCGATATATTCCTGAATATTTTCCCTGATATGTTTCGGAACATTCTACCCGATATATTCCTGAATATTTTCCCTGATATGTTCCGGAACATTTTGAAATATTTTCCCTGATATATTCCTGAATATTTTCCCTGATATTTTCCGGAACATTCTGGAATATTTTCCCTGATATTTTCCGGAAAATTTTTCCCGATATGTTTCAAGCATTTTTTTTTCGAACATGTTCCGAAACAGAACATTCTACCCGATATGTTCCGGAACATTTTTTTCGATATGTCCCGGAACACTCTACCCGATATGTTCCGGAACATTCTGAAATATTTTCCCTGATATGTTCCGGAACATTTTCCCCGATATGTTCCGAACACTTTTTTCGAACATGTTCCGGAACATTCTATTCGGTATTTTCCGAAAAATTTTATCCGATATTTTCCGGGCATTTTTTTTCTAACATGTTCCGGAACATTTTCCCCGATATGTTCCGTAACATTCTACCCGATATATTCCGGAATATTTTCCCTGATATGTTTCGGAACATTCTACCCGATATGTTCCGAACACTTTTTTTCGAATTTGTTCCGAAACAGAACATTCTATTTTCTACCCGATATTTTTCGGAACATTCTACCCGATATGTCCCGGAATATTTTTCCCGATATGTTCCGAGCATTTTTTCGAACCTGTTGTGGAACATTTTATTCGGTATTTTCCGGGCATTTTTTTTTTCGAACATATTCCGGAACAGAGCATTCTACCCGATATTTTCCGGAATATTTTTCCTGATATGTTCCGGAACATTTTTCCCGATATGTTCCGGGCACTTTTTTTTCGAATCTGTTCCGGAACATTTTTTTCCGGACAGTCACGAATGTTCTGCTCGAAGAAACACGAAAAAAAAAAACATAGAAAAAAAATTTTTTCGAAAAGACAGACACGAATTGCAGCTTGAAAATTCTTTTCTTCGATGATTTCGAATTCGGGAAAAAGAAACTTCGAACTTGCCAGAAGAAGCACGAAGAAAACAACATTGCCCGATTCGGGAACTGCGAAAATTGCAGAAATTCACGGAAAATCGATTTCGACATTGTCGAATGTAATTTTGTACAATATGACGAACACTTCCGACAAATTCCGAAAATTCGGAAAACATCGGGAAATCATGATACGAATTGATCATCGAACGAACTTTTTCATGTTTTTTTTTCGACTTCGACGCCTGTTCCGTCCGGAACGAACGTGAAGATCGTCGCCGCACACGATCGAACACGAACTCGGGCAAAAAAATTTCGAATTACGAAAAAAGTTCGATCGTGAAACCATTTCTTTCGGGAAGACAGACTGTCACGAATATCGAAATGTCGAAAACGAAGTTCATGCCTGTTGTACACGAATAAATACATATCGAAAAAAATGGCGAAAAAAAAAATGTTCGTTCGAAAAAATGCAGAATTTCCCGATTGCAGAATGAAATGCATCACGAAAAACGAAAATTTCGCGAGTCGAAAAAATTTGCAGAAGAAACGAAATCGAAAGAGGAAGAAGCCGTGATGATTCTTTTCGAAACACCGCGTGAAAAACATTCGGAAACATCGAAGAAGAATTCGGCCTGTATTCTGTTGCCTGCAACAGGAAAGAAAATCGTTCTTCGGAAGATTTCGAAAATTTCCGAAGTGAAAAATACCGAAATTCGTCGAAAATCACATTGGAAATCACGATTCCCGAATTCATCGACGATACGGGCAGGTTCGGAATTCGCATCTGGCAATTCGAATGATGATGAAGATTCGGTCGATGGCTGGAGGTTCTGAAGAAAATGTCGTCGAATCTCGAACTTCGCTTTGTCGATGGTCCATGTTTCGATGATTTCGAAAGTTCGAATTCCGTAAAATATGCAAGATACATTCGTGTATTCACGACAAGAGAAGGAAGATCGGGTATCAATAACAATGCAACTCTTGTAATCGATTCCGTGAAACACGATATCGACAGATTTCTTGTCAAAGGTCGGGTTGTAAAACTGTCGGGAATACCTTCGAATATCAATCCGAATCTTGTCACCAGAGGAAAAATCGAAGTGGAATTCGGTGATGAAGAAGTTGTTCCTTCGATAGCGAAAAATCCGGGAGAACTGGATTTTCGTGTCACGAATATCGGACCGTTTCTCATGACGGGAAATTCGACGAAAGGTTACGGTTTTCATCTGTACGAACATGCATCTGCGATTACGAGTAAAAAAGTCGTTTTTCGAAATCTTCTTCTGTTTTCGAACAATTCATACGATATTGTCGAATATCTTTCGAACTCGGCTCCGGTAATGGAATTGTCGTGCGAAGCATATTACATCAATGACATTCAGAGTGACATGAACAGAATTCATCTGAGTCGGGAAGGAGTGACTTCCTGTATTTTCACTCCATTCGATTCGAATGTTTCCACATCTGGCAACCTGAATTCGAGATTTTTTCCTCTCGTGCCTCCAAAAGTGGAAGATATTTCCGTAAATCATATCGATTCGAGTTCTTTGTCGGTGACATGGAAAAGAAAAAATCGTTGTTATTCGGAATGGACGAATTATTCCGACATTCCTCCCGATGACAACATCGAATTGTACAGGGTGGTACTTTACGACAAAGATGACAGAATCGTGAAAGATTTTACGACAACCCGAACTTCCATTGTTGTTTCTTCGGACTCTTTGAATCAGATCGGCTCTGTCGTTCATCATCCGAATTCGGGTTTCGAATCCGGTTTGGCATATTGGTATCATGACAATCTCTATGGTGTTCATTATTCGGTATTTTCCTATGATGATTTTCCGAATTGTCCTGTAATCGAAGGATCCAGATTTCTTCACATCAGATTGGTACATTCGAATGTTTTTTCACTTCGTACTTTCATATCTGCCCAGAATGGCAAACCGGATGATTGTTACATCGTGAAAATACATGTCGGTTACAGGAATGGTGATGTTCGGGGCGGTTCTGCAAAAATTACACTGAAAGGCAAATGGATTCGAAATGGAGTGGTATATCGGACCGATGCCGGAAACAGTGTGATTTTGAATGCATCGAATGATTCCGAATTTGTCATTCATCAACTGAGTGCCAGATTTGGACCAAGAAACACGAGCGGAGACTCTTCGTTGATGATTTCGATAAGCGGAAAAAATACCGGAAATTCATTCGCATTCGAAGATTTTCTCGTAGACGACCTGCAAATATCATTGATAAATACTGTCGAGCTGTTACGACCGCCACTGAAAATCGAAATTGCAAGAGAAACAACTTCTCCTGTCACAACGAGAATCGTAGCCAGGGAAAATATTTCATGACGAAAACACCAATTCTGGGACTTCGGGATCTGGTACCGAATCAGGCATCGAAAGAACTTACGATAAATCGCAACATGCGTATTCTCGAATCGGTTGTTCAGCATGTTGTTCAGGAATTGAGAAATACGGTTCCTTCCGGTCCGACCGAAGGATCGGTTTATGTTGTCACGTCACCGGCGACAGGCATATGGTCCGGACAGGAAGGAAAACTTGCATTGTGGTCGAATGGTTCATGGGAATTCATAAATGTACCAATCGGATATATCGTATATTCGATTGTGAACAACAAGGAATATATCAAAACTGCATTCAATTCGTGGTCTGTTTTTACACCGAACCGATTACTGACTGTAAGTTCGAATCCTGCTACCGGTATACCAATTGTATCGGAACTCAGTGCAGACGAGATGAGTTTTCTCAAGATTCAATCCGGAAACAACATATATTTCACCGACAATTCCGGACAACTGGTCATCAATGCGAAAAATCTTACAGTCAGTTCACTTGGTACAGGTCATGCAATTCTGAAAACGGTTACGAGCACGAATTCTTTTCACGACGAGCTTACGGCAAGAACTCTGAAAGCCGGAAACAACATAACCCTGACAATTACTGCCAATGAAATTACAATTCATTCGAAAGAGGTACGGGTCAGTTCTCTCGGTACGGGTGAAGCACTTGTTGCGAGTGTCAGCAGCAATGAAATTTCTTCGAAGACATTGAAAGAAAGTGCAAATATCGAAATATATTCCAACGGAAACGAAATTCTTGCAAGTGCGAAACCGTCGAAACTGAATTTCGGTGCTTCGATATTCAATACGGCAACTTCTCCCGGAATCATCGGCGTATCCGGTGCATACAACAATCGAACCCTGATTGCCGAAGACGGAATTACATTTCGAATTATCGATTCGGGATTTGCGATTGGCGATTCGGTCGGTATCTATTTCGAACAGAACAATGGAAACATACAGGCAGGTACCGGAGTCACACTGATACCGGGAAATGTCGTCAATTCGAATGCGAACCGATTTTATTTCATAATCAAAAAATCGACAGGTGTATTTCTCGTGACTGGAATCTGAATATGATGAAATCGGTATGAATATGTCCCGAATTGTCCGGTTGTTCGGCCGATGGCGAAAGTGGTGGCGAAAAAAAAAATTCTGTATGGAATTCTGCAGGAACAGGTCGAAAAAACAGCGAATTTCCGAAAAGCAGAATTCGATTTTCGAAAAAAAGAAATCGACAGAAAAGAATTTTTCGAATACGATGAAAGAAGTTCGAAAGAAAGAACTTTCGGAAAAAAAAAAATGAATTCGATGCCGGAAACATACGAGTATCCGGCTTCTTCGACGAATTCGGAAAAAGTCGTTTTCTTCGAATTTCCATGAAAGAAGTTTTTTTCCGAATCGGGAAAAATTTCCAAATTTCTCTTCGTCCGGAAAAAGAAATTTTTTTTTTTTCGACACGACGAAAAAACAATCTGCTTGCAATTCTCGAAAAAATTTCGTACAAAAGAAGAAGTCGGTAAGAAAGAAAAGGAGAAGAGAAAAAATGAAGAATACGAAAAAGAATCGTGCGACCCGAATAAATGTTTCTTCGAAAAGAAAGGAAATTTTCAGAAAATTTCATCCTACGGAAAATTTTTTCGCTCTTCTGGTAAAAAAGGAAATACTGAAAAGAAACAGTCTGATAAAGATTCGAATCGGGGAAAATTTCTACGACATGATTGTCGAGAAAGTCGATATCGGTACATTGCCGAATCTTTTTGCAAGAGTCGTGAATCGAAATCGATATTCGGTCGGAGAAAGAATCTTTCGTGTTCCGTGTGAAAAAATCGTTCGAATCGACGACATGGAACTGAGTCGAATTGCCAGAAGTCTGGAAGTCGACGAAAATGGAGAAATGAAAGAAGTGAAAATCGATGCGAAAACGGGTCTGCCGATTCGAAGAGGAAGAAAATCGAAAAAGGTTCTGGAGCTTCTTCGAAATCTCGAAAAGAAAGAAAACGGAAAATGAACGAAAAAATCGATCCGGAAGTTCTTCTGTCCTATTTTCTCGACTACTACGGAATTCCGGAAGATTCGGAACTTTCGAAATACTACGAGCAATTTCTTTCGAAAGAAAAAAATTTTTCGAACGAAATTTCGAAAGAAAATTCGAATCGCGAAAAAATTTTCGGTAACATTCTCGATCTTCTCTACATCTTTCTCTCGGATATGCGTGAAAATCTCGAAAAGAATGTCGAGAAAACAAGAATACAGATTGCGAATCTCGATTCGCTGAGAGAAAGAATTCTGAAAGCGAAAAAACTTTCGGAATGACGAAGAAGAAATTCGAAGAAGAAATTCACATGGTGCCGTCAGAGGGACTCGAACCCCCAACCTCCCGCTTACAAGGCGGATGCTCTGCCGAATTGAGCTATGACGGCTTTTTTCGAATTTTCTTTTTCGAAAGAAAAAATAACCGAAAGAGAAAATTCTGTCAAATTTTTTTTATTTATTGACTTTTTTTCTCTTTCGTGCTGAAATGAAAAAAGAAGAACGAATCGAAATTCGTTCCCGAACAGAGGAGAAGAAAATGAAAAAGTACATGACTCGTTTTCTTGCAGTTTCGAGCCTGTTTCTTTTCACGATGACGCAGATTCCGGAAATTCGAGCCGAAGATTCGACGAAATTCGAAACAAAAGAAAATATCGTCTGCATCGAGAAGAATACCGCGAAGAAAGTTCTGTTGATCACCGGTTACGAGCCTCTTCTTCAGGGATCCTTCGTGAACCGTTCCGGAGATATCGTTCCGGGTGTGGAAATGATTTTCTTTGTTCAGAAACTCAGAAAAAATTATGTCGTCATTCTCGCGACTCCGGAAACATGGTGTGTTGTCATGGAAGGAAAAAATCTGTCGATACCGCCAGCGAACATGCTGTTTCACGAAGATTGAGAAAATTCGAAAAAAAGAATTTTTTTTTCGAAAAAAAAACTTGACGAAAAAAGAAAAAAATGCAAGAATTCTGCAGAAGACGGAGGGATGGCCGAGTGGCTGAAGGCGACGGTTTGCTAAACCGTTGGGAAGTTCGAAAGACTTCCTCGTGGGTTCGAATCCCACTCCCTCCGCCAGAGTCGAAAAAAATGAAGTTTCTGGAGGGATGGCCGAGTGGTTGAAGGCGGCGGTCTTGAAAACCGTTGGAAGGAAACGACCTTCTCGTGGGTTCGAATCCCACTCCCTCCGCCAGAGTCGAAAAAAAAAGAAAAAAAGAAAAAAGAAAAAAAGAAAAAAAGACGAAAGAAATGAATATATATTCGTGAAAGATATGCGGGTGTAGTTCAAAGGTAGAATGTCAGCCTTCCAAGCTGAAGATGTGGGTTCGATTCCCATCACCCGCTCCAATGGAATTTTTTTTTCGAGGAAAAAAATGAACGAAAATTTCGACGAAATCGAAAAAATTTTTCTTTCCTGCATCGACGAAGCAAAAAATTCGATTGCTTCCCTGAAAGAATTTTTCGAAAATCGAAATCTGGAATGGTTGCATTCGACGATACGACATATGATCGAATGTAGAAATTCCGGCGGATATGTAATATTTTCCGGAATCGGAAAAAGTGGTTACATTGCACAGAAACTTTCGGCGACATTGGCAAGTCTGGGATTTCCTTCTTTCTATCTGCATCCTTCGGAAGCAAGTCATGGTGATCTCGGAAGAATCACGTCGAAATCGATGCTCGTGATTCTGAGCAAAAGCGGCGAATCGAAAGAATTGCAGGATCTGGTTCTCTATTGCAGAAAAAATCGAATTCCGATGATTTCCATGACTTCGAATTCGAAAAGTTTTCTGGCATTGCACAGTGATGTCGTGATTCCTCTGCAGATGAATTCGGAATTCTGTCATATGAACGTATCGCCCACGACAAGTACTCTTCTGTGCCTGCTGTTGGGTGACGCGATATCGGTGACCGCGAGCAGAATGATCGGTTTCGACAGGGAATCGTTCAGAAATTTTCATCCGGGCGGAAAACTGGGAATTCAACTCGTACGTGTTTCCGAAATCATGACTTCTCTTTCCTCCACGGCTTGTGTGAATCCGGACGAAAATCTCAAAAACGTGATTCTACGAATGACGACGTTGAGACAGAATCTGTGTGTCGTCGTGAAAAATTCGAAAGAAGAAAATCCTGTCGTTCAGGGAATTGTCACGGATTTCGATCTGAGAAGAGTTCTGAGTCTGGAAAATGTCGACATAAATCGAAAAAAAGTGCAAGATATCATGAATACGGAGTTCTTTTTCGTGAATCCGGACAGTTTCGCATCCGATGTTCTGAGAATCATGACAAGAAAAAGATACAATGTTGCACCGGTCATCGAAATTGTCGACAACAGAAAAATACTCAAGGGAGTTCTGCACATCTCGAAACTGGTCGAAATCGGACTGGAAATCTGAGTTCGAAACCGTTTTTTCGAAAATTCGAATTTTCTATTTTCTGGCAAACGGATTGATCAGGGTTTTGACATGAATCAGTGACGAAATCGACAGAAAGAGAACCTGAAACGGTTCGTATTTGTAAATGATTCCATATCCCTTTCGATCTTCCACGATATTCACTCCCAGCTTTTTTCGAAGAAAGGAATTCCATGCCGTTGCCATGCGAATTCCACCTTTTTCTCCTGAAAGCTTCTGTGCGACATTTCGGGTTATGTTCCAATATTCGTAAGCCGGAATCGACATCGATGCCTCTCTTCTTGCATGAATGATCTCTTTCTGTTCCAGAAAATTGTGATCGGATACGAATTTTACGAGATCGTACATGTTCTTTTCCGAAATTTCATTCATGTTCAATATCTTCGCATTCGGAGCATATTTCACCACCATGATGTATTTTCGTTCCGAGGCAAAAGGATAATTCGAAATTTTTCCACGATATTCTTTCCACGTTTCCTTCAGTGGATAAGTACATATTCCGAGAGGAGTGTTCCATTTCGCTTTCGGATAAATTCCAATTTTTTCGATATTCGAAAAATGTATGCAGATTTTATCGAATTTCGAAAAGGAATTCAATATTTCCACCGTTTGTGACGCTCTTTCCTCGAAAAGTTCGTGCATCAACATGAAAATTTTTTCCTTCATTGCAGAATGTCTGGTGGAGGCGGAGGGAATCGAACCCTCAATTTCGGCTTGCAAAACCGACGTGTTCCCGTTAGCACTACGCCCCCGATCAGAAAATATTTATGTATTTCGAAATTCGTGAATCACGAATTTCGAAAACGAAGCAAAATTCCGACATGACCGAAATTCACGACGACATTCGTGTTTTTCACGATGAAATCATATCGATGTTTTTTCGAATTTTCAAAATGTTTTTTTTTTCATGTATCGAAGTATGCCGGAGCTTTCATGCAGGTTCGATCATGTGTGGAAGAAGATTTCGTCCGAACTCGACGAAAAAAAAAATTCGAATTCTTCGACAGAAACAGATTTGTCGAATTCATGCTGTCGAAAACATCTGTCATGAATTTCGAACAATTTTTCCTGTTCGATTCGTTTCGGGAAGTTGCAATGCCGACAAGTTCGACATTTTTTTCTTTCGACGAATCGTCGAATATGTTTCCGAAAATTCACAACGAATTTTTCACTTTTTTCTTCTGAAGAAAAATGATTTTCTCATATTCGAATTCACGTGTTCCAAAACGAAAAAGCGGGAAGAATTCTTTCTCAGAATTGCTGTTTTGTTGTTTGTTTTCACAATGATTTTTCGAATCGAAAAGAAATGTTCCGAATCGTTTTTCTTCGAATTCTCCAGTTCGAATCTGAGAAAATAATTTCGACGATTTCTTTTTTCGACGATTTCGAAAAAATTTTTTCCTTCTTTCATGTTCATCATTCTTCGAATTTTCGAATCGTGCATTTTTTCTGTCAGATTACGAATCAATATGTTGATGTATCTTTCGAATTTCGAAAGTGAGAAGAAGAAGTTTCTGTCGAATTTTTTCAGTATCGAAATTTCGGAATCGTATATTCGAATTTCACGAATTTCGTCTTTCAGAAAAACAAGAAATTTTTTCTTTCTGCCGATTGTTTTTTTCTTCGAAAAATTCGAAATCGATTCGAATGCCGAAAAAATTTTTTCATGAAATGAAAATCGCATTTGCTCTCGCAATTTCGGAATTTTTTTCGATACTTTCGTATTGTAATCGCAATCGGATTTCTTTTCAACAATTATTATAAATAATTGAAAATTTCGTATGTTTTCGAAGAAAGAAAATCATGAAAAGAAGATTGCTCGAATTGAGAAAAATACTGCATTTGAGCATGATTCCCGAGGATGTGAAAGAAAAACTTCGTCTTCTCGGAAGAGGAGTCACCTCGATCGTATTCGACAAAGACAGAAATTTCGTAATCATGGTAACTGTGGACAAATACAAATCGGAATGGTTGATTGGAACAGGTTTGGCAAAATTTGTGAAAAGTTTCGATATTTACATACCTTCCCTGAAAAGATTCGAAAACGTGGATGTGCTCAAAGTCGAGAAACTCGAACCTCTTTCGAAAGAAAATCAGAAAGTGGTGAAAAATTTCATAAGAGATTTTTTCGAAGAAAGAAATCGTGTGCTTTACGACCCTTCGAACAAAAGTTATTTCGAAAATCATTTCAAAAACATAAAAGCTGCATCGATGAAAGCAGCACATGTTGCATTGATCAATCTTTCGAAAAAATACAGAAACAAATTTGCCGAAGTTTTCGACAGTGAAAGCATGATCGATTATCTGTCGAACTGGTTGATGAATTTCGATTTGGAAAAAATAAGAATCGATTTTCATACGAAAAACTTCATGCAGGACAGAAACGAAAAAATTGTCATAGTCGATCCAATCATTTCCGAAGAATATCTGAAAGTCGTATGGGGCATGAATTGATTTCGAAAAGAAAAATTCAGTGAAATCGGAAAAAAAATTCGAGAAGATTTCTATGGCAAAAGATGACGAAATTCTGAACATATTTCGGCAACATGTCGGTTTGAACAGAGAATTTCGAATATTGAAAGCTCATTGCCGAAACGGCAAAAAGAAATTCGAAAAAATCAAATCGATTTTCGATTGTGAAGTTCTGTATTCGAAAGTTGAAAACAGAAACAGTCATTTGGTCAATCATGTCGACAAAAATGAAAAAAACTTCTGTGAAATCATTCATGTCAAAAATTACGATCTGTATTGCATTCTGAATTTTCATTATGTCGAGATTCGAAAAATGAAAAAAACAATTCAATGTACCCTGTATCTTGCATATTTCGAGAACAATGTCAAAAATCTGTTGAGTTTTCTGAAAAACAGAGTTATGATTTCTCTCACGAAACAATGGATGGAACTCGAATGATCGTGAATTGGTCATACGACTTACAGAAAAACATTTTGATAAAAAACGTCTACTACAATGACGATATCGGAAAATACATGGATCTTTTCATAACAGATCTCGAAAACGAAAATCTGACAATTGTCTATTCGAAATACAAAAGCTGCATAATTCTGTGGTTGATCGAAAATCGACTGGAAGAATTCATGGAAAGCATTCAGAAGTACAATGATATCATTTATGGAAACGGAGAAATTTTTTTCATCGTATTCACACGGGAAAATCTGCAACTTTAGTTGCGAAAAGAAAATTTCACATACATCATGCATCGATGAATCGAATCTCGTTATCGTGTAACTTGTGATTCGAGTTTCGACAGACAAAAGTTGTTGCTTTCAGACCGACAGAAGTTGCAGTTCCAGACAGAAGTCGAAACATGCATCTGACAAAAGATACCGTGTGCGAGACACCCGAATTACAAAACAGATGAAACAAAAACAATTGTCTAAAAAGCCCGACATCCGGTTTCGAAAACAATCGAAGTCTGCAATCAAAGTTGCAGACGATTTGCAACTCTTGCAAAAAGTAAAAATTCAACTTGCATATAAATAAATAAAAGAAAAAAAAGGAAAAAAAGAAATGACGGAAATGAATCTGAAGCTTCTGCATCGAATATCGGAAAATCTGGATAAATTGTACGAAAGAGCTTTGTATCTGGAAGAATTTCTCTATATCAAAGACAAAAATGGAAAAACCATAGCGGATGTTGCAAATTTTCACGATATTTTGTTCGCGTCGAAAATTGTCGAGGATTTGTTTCCCGCTTTCGTAGAGAATATCGAAAAACAGGCAGAAGAAAGATTCGAACAGGAAGGCTATAAAAGCTCTTATTATGATTCTTATGTAGAAAAAATTTACGAATATTTCGATCGCAGACTTTTCGACAAACTTCTGAAACCAGAGAAAGATCTGAATGAATTCGATCTGGAAGATATTTCGAATTATCTTGAAAATGTTTTGAATTTCATCGAAAAAAGCGGAATGGTTTCACAGAAAATTCTGAATCGGTCGAGAAAAATTCGCTCGGAATTCGAAGATTTCAAGAAGGGAACACACAGGGCACAGAAACTCCTGAACAGAATTGCTCTCGAAATTTCCAGAATGAAAAAAATGAAAAAAATGAAAAAACGTTGAAACTTGAAAAAAAAACATGAAAACAATCGATATTTCGAAATATTCCAAATTTTCTGTCGATTTGAAAAATATCAGATTTTGATATCGATTTTGTTTTTCGAACTGAAAAAATATTTCACAAGAAATTGATAAACATAAAAATAACTTCGAAAAGTTCGAAGAATTTTCTCCAAATTTTCGGATTTTTCATTTTTTTTAGAAAATTTTCTGTATTTTCTGTATTTTCTGTATTTTCTGTATTTTCTGTTTTTTCTGTTTTTTCTGTTTTTTGAAGATCTTTCGAATTTTTCGAATTCGTTCATGAAAAATTCTTCTTTTTACGAATCTTCATCCAATTCCAGAATATTCGGATCATTCTTGAATTCATTGACAAAGAAATCTTCCTCATCATCGAATTCTTCCATTGTGATCAATTTTTTGACTTTTTTCTTTTTGATCGAACCAAGAGAAAGATTTCCACCAAGCAATTCGAATTCTTTCAAAGAAAGTTTTTCCGTAGAATAAAGACCTACGTAACCTTTTTCAGTAAGTTCTTCTGACGAAAAATTTCTTGTCGAACGAGGAGGACCGATCAGAGTTTTTCTCAGTATATCGAAATACCATGCAAATTTCTGTTCATCTTTTTCAAACTCTTTTTTGTGAATATTGGTAATCCAGATACCCGAATACATACTCTTTTCTCTCCGTTTTTTTTCTGTACAAGGTATGATATTCATTGTTTCGAACAAGTCAATAGTCGAAATTCAATTTTCGAAAAAAATTTTGCAGAGAATATACGAAAGAAAGAAATACGAAATCATACTCTGGTACCGATGAAATGTTCAGTATTTTATTCGATTCTTCGAAGTCGAAAATTCGAGCATCGAAATCATTGTGGAAATAATTCACAATTCTCACATGAGTTCTGGAATCGGAATTTTTCAACATTTTCAAAATAATATCATTCTGTTTCTTTCTGTTCGGAATGTAGGGAGAATAACTTTGATTGTAATAATTGATATAATAAAGAAAATGTTTTTTCGTGGAATTCGAAAAATTCAATTCTTCGAAAAAATTCAGAATTCTTTTTTCGAAGATTTCTTTCGGCCATTGCAGATTGGAAAACGATTTCGTCGAAGAGAAATCGACCATTGAAATTCGAAAATTTTCTTTCAAGTACTCTTCGATATCGATTTCTTTTTTCTCGAAAGAAAAATTGTTCCTTTTCATTACATGGAAAAGATCTGCAAATACAAAAAAATGAAATTCGAGATTCGAAAAAACATACTCGAAATTGTTCGTCGAATTGATGAAAAACGAAAAATCTTTACAGTTTTTGTTGTTGTTCACAATTATCGTATTTTCGATATTTCGCAAATAGAGATTCGTATCCAATGTTCTGCATTCGTCTTTTTTCAAATGAATCAGATAATTGTCGAAATTGTGCTTTTTCGAAAGCAGAAACAGAATTTCCGAAAAATTTTCCATTAGAAAGATCATGCGTTTCGAGTTGTTTTCTTCGAAATTTTTTCGAATCGAATTCGAGTATTCACTCGATGACAGATTGGAATTTTTCAGAATATTTTCGAACCAGAATTCGAAAAATTTCGAAGAGTTGCACTCGATTTCTTTCATAATTCATCTCCATATCGAATTTTTTCGATTTTTTACAACCGCTCATGTCGAACGACCGAATTCGTCGAAAATCGATCGAATCGAATTGCACAATTCATGATATTCGATTTTTTTACGAAGTCAATGAAGATTTCAAAAACCATATCGCTTTTTTGTGTCTTCCCTGAAGTTCACCAAGATAATTCTTTTCACTTTCGAAATTCGAACTGTCGAAATTACAAAGCATCAATGAATAATTTATGCAATCCAATGCACATTTGTGACATTCGACGAGATTTTTCAACATTTCTCTGTTTTCATTTGTTTCACGACTTTCATTCCAATTGTGGAACATTTTTTTCATTTTTTCATGATGCATGATCTTACATTTCAATATCTTCTGTTTCGATACTTCATAATTCAATGTTCTTATTATTTCTGCAATTTTGTCGATTTCTTCGAAAAATTCTTCGTATTGATCGCCGAGCATTTTATGAAGACTGTAAAATTCCGTTCCATTTACGTTCCAGTGAGCAATTTGAGTACAGAATACTATTTCCATTTCCGTAGCTATCAACAGATGTAATGAATTGACCAATTTTCTGGTATTTTCCATACGAATTTCTCCTTGTATAAATAATTGTGAAATTTTCAATTATTTATTTTTGGAAGAAAAAATGCCAACATCGAAAGAACAGGAAAAAAACATAAATTTTGCCGTAGGAAAAACTTCTCCTGAACCGAATCTGTACACGAAATCGAACAAAATTGCTCCAAAGGTATTCAGTTTATTCAATACCAAACTCAATCGAGTACCAAGATATCGATTTCTTTTCTGGGTAAATTTTGTAAGAAACGATCTGACTTTCAACAAAAATTACTCCAATTGGCAAGATGGCATAAGTCTTCTTGTGGAAAGTATAACAAGACCTTCACTCAATTTCAATACTTCTACATTGAATCAATACAACAAAAAAAGAATTGTTCAAAGTCGAGTCGATTACAGTCCTGTAACCGTCACTTTGTTCGATACTGTGGATCAGAAAGTTTTTTCGATGTTTCACGATTATTTTCAATATTACTATGGCGACGGTCATGCCAGTCTTCAAAGCTGGAATTACGACGTTACCACGGCAGAATATATTCCTGCAAGTAAAGACAAAGATTTCGGTTTCAATCCACCATCTATGGAAATAGCTACCGATAATGTTTTTTCCTTTTCATCGAATTATTTTTTCGAAAAATTGGAAGTTTACGAATTCAATCATAAGAAATTCAACAAATACTCGTTGATACATCCGAAAATAACATCTTTTTCATATGATACGAACAGTTATCGGGATATGGGCTCGCCACAATATATAACCTTGACTTTTTCTTACGAAGGCGTGGTTTGGGAAGCCGTAAATCAGGAAATTACCGAAGAAATTCTCGAACAGACAGGCAGACGTAAGGATATTGGAGAATTTCTGGAAGTCGAAAGTTTTTCGAATACATCGAATTTGGAAACTCTGTTCAAAGACAACAGAGATGCTTTCATGAAAAGCGGATTGCAAGGAAGAAAGAATGTATTCGTAAATTCTTCGAAACCAATAACAAAAGCTCCAATATTGGAAAAACCTTCCAGAACATCTTCATTCAATCCTTTTGGTAAAAATGAATATGAATTTTTCAGCGGATCGGAAAAGAAGAACGTAAATTTCGGCAATGTATCCATAAATAGTAGTGATATTGAAAATTTCAATCGAATTCTCGAAAGCAGAACAGCAAGCGTGGGAAAAAAGAAAGAAAGCGATTTTTCTTCCGATATTCTCAGAAAGAAACTGATACTTTACTGAGCAGAAAAGAAAAATGAATATTCGTTCGAATGGCAAATACATACAAGGTCAGTTCATTCCAAGAAATACCAAAAAATACATTGGAAAATATCCCATAATATATCGTAGCAGTTGGGAAAGGGAATTCATGAAATTTCTGGATAACTCACCCTCCATCATAAATTGGTCGAGTGAATCCATTATCATACCGTACAAAAGTCCGATAGATGGAAAAATCAAAAATTATGTTCCTGATTTTTTCGTGAAATATATAGACAGGAAAGGAAAAATCAAGGCTGAAATTATAGAAATAAAACCCAAAAGTGAAACTTTGTTATCAGAAGCCAGAAGCAAAAAAGATCAAATAGCATTGTATATAAACGCAGAAAAATGGAAAAATGCTCAGATTTTCTGTAAAAAAAGAGGAATGAATTTTCGTGTTCTGACAGAAGAAGAATTATTCTACAATCCAAAAAACAGAAAGAGAAGAAAATGAGTAACATAAACAAGAAACTGGAAGAACTTTTCGATATTTGCGATGAAGAAGAAAAAAACGACGAAACCGAATCGAATTCGGACTATTTCGACAAAAATTCTGTAGTGTTTTCAAAAGATGAAATTTTTTTGTCAGAAATTGACATGATAAAAGAAAAAGCTTTGGATGCATACGAGAAACTTCTGGAAGCCGGAATGGAAGCGGAACCGAAAGTTGCCGAACAATATTTGAAACCAGCCATAGATGCATTGAGTATAGCCATGAATTCGGAAAACAACAAAATAAACAAACTTTTGGAACTCGAAAGATTGAAAATTTCGAAAAAAAGATTGTTACTCGAAGAAAGAAAAATAAGATTGTATGAACTTCGAGGTGGATTGTTGGAAAATGAAGAAAATTCGAATGTTTTCGTAGAAGACAGAAACAAAATTCTGAAATTGCTCATGGAATTGGAAAACAATGAAAATCATCAGGAAAATCATCGAGAAAATGATACCATGAAAACAAAAAACAACGAAGAAGAAGCAAAAGAATAAATATAATGGAATGATTTGGGAAAATGAAAATGAGTTTCAAAAAAGTACTATACGAATGTATGAGTAAATATGTTTATCCGGTAAGAATAAAAACTTGTATTCCTATTACCGAAACAATGTATCAATTGATACAGTCTCATTTGTACAAATATCGCATGATCGAAATGTCGGAGGTCAAAAAGACCATTTTTCAGAAAAATCCACTTCATTTTGGTCATATCGAAGGATCGGAAATCTGGTATATAGATGCACTTCTTACAATACCGGTTTCAAGTTATATTTTATCTGAAGAACTTCGTATTGTTCTCAAAATTCCCGATGAAAATCTTGTAGTCATAACCATGTTCGATCCTCGTGAACAGACCAACGAGTATGTTTCCACCATTATCGACATGGAACAGAAAGCCAGAGAAGAAGGGTTGGAAAAAGCTTCGAGACTTTCGACAGATTCACATTATATGGAAAACGAAACGGTAATACCCGGAGATACCATTGCCGGGCAAAGATACAACGAAGCTTTCAAAAAGTTTCTTTCGACCATGGAAAACAAAAGACCGAACAGAGTTTACAAAGATGAATCGAATCGGGCATTGTTCGGTTGGTTATGGGATAGAAAACCGGAACCAAAATATGGAGAAAATGATTTCAATTATCATATCAAGGATTCTCCCAAAGTATATCCTGTAAATTCTGTAAAAGAAGATGATGAAGAATTGACAAGAGTCAAAACGGTTGCCGATGAAATGCAACTGAAATACGGTACGTTCTACAACAACAAGGTAATAAGTAAACCCTACAGAGGTATCGAAGGAAAGAAAATAGAATTTGTTTCCATGCCAAAAAGTTTGAGAACAATCAAAAATTCGAATGAAAACGATGGAGCTGAAGATAATGGAAGAAAATAACAATTCTTTCAAGAATTTCTACAAAAAGTATACAATGAAAGTCAGCAGATATGACACAAATAGCGAAGAACCAAGTTTTACTTGTGATTATGAAACAGAAAATGAAGAAGAATTGAATCGTTTGTTGAAATTGGCCGGCGTTGTTTCCGATTCCCAGTCTTCTGGTGAAGAAAAAGTTCATCTGGAAGTAAAGGCTTTGATTTCCAATGATGAAAACAGATCGAATAACATCAACGTTCACAAGGAAGAAATTCTGAGTATACATGCTGCCAATGTAAAAGATGAAAAGGACATAGATGAAATCAGGGAAATTTTGATTTTGTCGGGAATTTTGAAACCACCGAGCGATGAAGAAGAATCGAAGAAATGTTCATGTGGCGAAAATTGTTCATGTAATGGCGATTGTTCATGCGATGAAAGTTCCTGCAATTGTGTTGCAAATGTGAAAAATGCTTCGAAAAAATTCGACAAAAAACTCGAATTTCCAGACACTCCATACGATTATGAACCGGAAAATATAGATCTTAGAAAATGGAAAATTGAAAAAAGTAATATTTTGGCATCTGTGCCAAACGAACAATGGCCAACTCTGATAGACGATTTTGTCACAGAACTTGTAAGTTTGGGATTTTCACGTCCAGAAGCAGAAAAAGAAGTCATGGATTTGATGGAACTGAATGAATGTGTAGATTATGATTGCTGTAGAGATGAACCAAGAGAATATCATTATATTGGTGACATAAATCGTCGTTACGAAGATGATCTCGAAAACAGATATACAAAAGCTTGGTCTGCAGACAATCCGTTGGAAAAAGGAAGTCTCGAAGGAAAACTTCTTTCTCGATATTACGAATATCTGAAAAAAGAATACAAAGAAAACAATCAGGAATGAAAAAAATCTGCAATTGAATCGAAGAAAATTTTTTTCAACTTTGAAATATGTAAATAAAAAAACAAACTGATTCGAAAAAAATGGAATCACTGTTAAAGAAAGCTGGACAAAAATCGGCTTTCGACAAGGAAAAAATAAAACATCTTTCGTTATGTATAAAAGATCCCCTTTATTTTGCCGAAAATTTCTTTACCATACAGACATTTCGTGGTGCTGACAAATTTCGTCCCTACGATTTTCAAAAAGAAATCATAAAAACATTTCACGATTACAAAAATGTCATTGCATTGACAGCAAGACAAATGGGAAAAACCACTTGTGCAGCATGTTATATTTTATGGAAATCCATATTTCAGGACAATCAAACAATACTCATACTTGCACAACTCGAAAGACAGGCTCTTGAAATCATGCACAGAGTAAGATACGCGTATGAAGAATTGCCCGAGTGGATCAAACCGGGAGTTATAACATACAACAAAGGTTCGATCGAATTCGACAATGGCAGCAGAATTCTGAGTAGAGCTACGAGTCCAAATGCAGCCAGAGGTTTGAGTTTGAGTTTGTTGTATCTGGACGAGTTCGCATTCGTACCACCAAAAATAGCAGAAGAATTCTGGAGTGCTGTTCAACCAACATTGTCCACGGGTGGACAGTGTATAATAACAAGTACGCCAAATTCCGATGAAGATTTGTTTGCAAAAATATATTTTGCTGCTACGAAAACATGTGACGAAAATGGTATGGAAAGACCGGGAGGAATTGGAGAAAACGGATACAAGGCCATAACATTCAAATGGAATGCACATCCGGAAAGAGACGAAAAATGGGCTGCCGATCAGATATCGATTCTCGGAAGAGAAATCTTCGAAAGAGAATGTAATTGTTCGTTCATTCAAAGTGACGAAACCTTGATCGATCAGATTGTTTTGTACAATCTGAAAGGAAAAAATCCAATCAGAACGGAAATGAACGGAAAACTGAGATGGTACGAACCTTTGTCTCCTTCGAGTGTTTATCTGATAGGTCTGGATCCGGCAACGGGTACTGGAGGAGATCATTCGGCAATTCAGGTATTTCGTTTGGATGATATGTGTCAGATTGCCGAATGGTCTGACAACAAATCGGATGTAAAAAATCAGTTATCGGTAATAAAATACATTTGTAGTTGTCTGAAACAGCTCAAGAACAACGAAATATATTGGAGTTTCGAAAACAATGGTATCGGTGAAGCCATAGTTTCTCTTTTGAAGGAGATTGGCGAAGAAAAAATCGATGGAATATTGATAAATGAACCCAAAGTACCGGGACAGATAAAAAGAAAAAGAAGAAAAGGACTTATCACAACAACAAAAAATAAAATGGCAGCCTGTGCGAGATTCAAGAGACTTGTCGAAACAAATGAAATAAGTTTGAATAGCAGACTTCTGATTTCAGAATTGAAAAATTACGTGAGAACCGGTAGCAATTTTTCTGCAAAAAGAGGTTGTGAAGATGATCTTGTTTCTGCAATTTTGGTAGTGATTCGTCTTTACATGATCATTGGAAGATATTATGGTCCGGAGAAAAATTTAAAAGGCCGCGAAGAAGATTTCGATGATCTCGAAAAAGAAAATTCGAAAGAACCAATGCCTGTAATAGTTCTTTGATTGTTTTTTTTTCGATTTTATATTCAAAGAGTGAGAATGTCGAACTCGATCTGCTCACGAATTCTGTTGAATTCTTCGAGTTTGTTTTCAATCAGATCTTCACTTTTCTTGGTTTTGATGAAAATGATTATTTCATTGTAAATTTTTCTGAGTTCTTCGATTTTTCTGTTGAGATTGTCGAACTTTTTCAAAATGCCACGTTTTTCTTTTTTGCTGTTGTAAATTTTCACAATAAGATTCTGTTGTTCAACGATGATATTTCTGGCTTCGATCAGATTTTTTTCAAATTTCGAATAGTCTCGAACAAGTGGCATGATTTTACTTTCAAGTTACTCCTGTTATTTTCATTTGTAAGCTTTCGCATCGAATTTGTCAATGTTTTTTTTTCCGTTGACAAACGATTTCGAACTCGTATAATTTTCCAGAAAAATTTCGGAACGGAAAAACATGAAATATCAGATAACGAAAAAGTCTATTTTCGATATTTTCGACTCGATTGTAAAACATTTCAAAATCAATGTAAAAGAACTGTATTGTATAAAAAGTATCGAGCTTCTTTGCAATGGTCATGATCTCGGAACGGAATGTCATGCCATAATCGAAATGACAATCAATAACAAAAAATTGATCTTGGAAGACATAGTTGAATTCAACAGAAAATTTCCATGGCACAAAAATTTCTACATCAAAATACTCGATGAAAATGAAAGCAAATTTGTCATGGAAGAGAAAATCGAGGTCAAGAACATATATCAAGTCTGGAAAAAATACATATATAGTGTTGTAAAGAATGTCAAATAAGAAGAGAAATCGAGGGTAAAAAAGAATGAATCGAGTCATTGATTACGGAACTCATGTAATTTCTGATATATGGATGCATGAAATCAGTGAAAATATTTTCAATGATTTTTCATATATCAGAAATTTGCTTGTCGATGCTGCGAAGAAAATGGAGGCAACTGTTTTGTTTGTGAACGATCACTGTTTCGAAAACAATGGTTATACATGTATAGTGGGTTTGGCTGAAAGTCACATTTCGATACATACTTGGCCAGAACACAATTTCATGGCAATCGACATATACACATGTGGTAAATGTAATCCTCTCGACGGATTACGACATATTGAAAAAACTTTGGAAAAACATTGTAAAAAACTGGAAATGAAATTGAGTATTCTGAAAAGAGGAAAAACATGACGAAACAAGTCATGGTATTTCGACAAATGATATGCAAAAATACATAAATATTTGTATATTTCTATTGAAAAGTTCACAAATTTCAACTTTGCTTCGTGTTCCAATAGAATATTTTTTTTGTGATAATAGAAGATTTCAATCTTGTTAGAGAATTTTTTTATTTTAATTGAATATAAATAAAAATGATCAATTAAAATATAAAGAACAGGGAGAATAACAATCATGATATTGAAAGGTCATTTCAAAAAATTTTCAAGTTTGGAAATTTTTCCTTCAAGAGGATCTTGGTTGTACAATAACGCTCCATATGTAGAAATATTCGTTACAAGTGAAACTACGTATACTATTGTAAGTTCAGATGTTGTCAATAAAGTCATAATGGAAGTTGCAAGTGCAAACTTTTTGATTCAAGGAAGTACTTTCCCGGTCAATTTGATTACAACACCGACAACTGCATTGGTTTTTGCACCAGGGAATCCAATTTTGGAAAATACTCTATCTGCTGATGGACAGCTGTACAACTTTACTGTCGATGGTGTCGAATATCAAATTGTATTCAGAAAGTAAAAACAATCACGACAAAAAAAGTTCTCTTTCTTTCTGTCTTCTTCTTACCAACCCCTTATATTCTTTTCCACCTGCTTTTGTCCATTTGAGAAATTCGTCTGCTGCTTTTGCATAATTTTTTGCATTCAATTCTTTCAATAAAGTACTTTTCTGAAAGTTTCCACTGCCGACATTGTAAACAAACGAGACAAGAGCATCGAATTGATTTTGTGTAAGAGGAACACGAACATATTTGATTATTGCATTTTCTGCTTCTTTTACATCTTTGGCTAAAAGTTCATATGCCTGTTCTTTTGTAATTCCGTTTTGAAACAATTTTTCTTCGTTTTCTTTCAACAAATGACCGAAACCTATTGTGGGATATCCTGCAACATCCTTGTAAATTGTCGGTGAAAATCCTTCGAATTCGGCGATGAGTTCCAATCCTTTTTTACTTGTTTTCATTTTTTTGACCTTTCATTGAAAATTATCTACAATTATTTATATGAGATAGATAAATATTTCATGTGCAAAAGTAAGGTAAAATGTCGAAAAACAAACCATTTTATACCGGTTCGGAGTGGAATTTCGAGTTTATAGAAAAATCATTGGAGCTATGTGAAGAAATAGCTAAAGAAGAGTTGAATCTGGATACATATCCGAACGTAATAGAAATTGTTACCAGTGAACAAATGCTGGATGCTTATGCAAGCAATGGAATGCCAATATTTTACAATCACTGGTCATTTGGTAAAAAGTTTCTTGTACATCAGAAAGAATTCAGAAAAGGTATGCCGTTGGCATACGAAATGGTAATAAATTCCAATCCTTGTATAAATTATCTGATGGAAAACAACACCGCCACGACACAACTATTGGTAATTGCTCATGCTGCTTTTGGTCACAATCATTTTTTCAAGAACAATTATTTGTTCAGAGAACAGACTCATGCGGATTTCATTTTGCAATATTTGACTTTTGCAAAAGATTACATTAGAAAGTGTGAAGAAAAATATGGTGATGAAGTAGAAGAATTGTTGGACAAATGCCATTCTCTCATGTTCATGGGAATCAACAAAATAAAAAAGAAAAAAACAAATGTTCAGAAAGAACATTATATTTTACAACAAAAAATAAAACTTTTGGAAGAAAACTATGATCATTTCATGGAAAAAACCACCGATTGGATGATAAAAAAGGAAAAAGAAAAAAACAAAAATGAAAATTTGGAAGAAAAGTTTACAAAACATTTGGATGAAGAAAATATTCTTTATGTTATAGAGAAAAACAGTCTTGTTCTGAAAGATTGGCAGAAAGAAATTGTAAGAATTGTAAGAAAAATTGCAGAATATTTCTATCCTCAAATACTTACCAAAGTAATGAATGAAGGTTTCGCTTGTTTCGTTCATTATTACATAATGTATCGTTTATGGGAAAAAGGTCTCATTACAGATGGTTCGATGTTGGAATTCATAGATTTGCATACAGCGGTTGTAAATCAACCAGATCTCGGTGTTTTGAATCCAAATTTCAATCCTTACTATCTTGGTTTTCATATGTTCATGGAAATAAAAAGAATTTGTGAAAATCCTACAGAAGAAGATTCGGAGTATTTTCCTTATCTGACTGGAAAAAATTGGAAAGATGTCATTTTGAATACAGTAAAAAATTATCGCGATGATAGCTTTATTCAACAGTTTCTGACACCAAAGTTCATTCGGGACAACAAATTGATAAAAATACATGATGATTCTTCCAAAAACAGTTATCTGGTGGAAAAAATACACAATGAAAGAGGTTACAGAGAAATAAGAAAAACTCTTGCAAACAATTATTCACCAATCATGTTTTTTCCCGATATTTTCGTAAAAAATATCAAATTGGTCGGTGACAGAGTGATGACCTTACAATACAATATGTACAATAATATGGATTTGAGCAAAGAAAGTTACATGGCATTATCCAATTTGAAAGATTTGTGGGGATTTCCTATCGAAATAATTTTCGTAGATGAAAACGATGTTGTGAAAAAAAGAAAGAAAATTTCCTAGAAATTTCAAGATTTTCAAAAAAAAAAATCAATTTTTCAATTATTGAATTTTCGAAAAAATTTTCGAAAAATTTCGAAAATTGAACTTCAATTTCAATGAAGTTCAATTGTTCCTTTATTGATTTTCCGTTTTGTGAAAAATATAATACACAAGTAGAAAAAATCGATTCTCGGTTTAAAGAAATATCGGTAAAAAATCATGTATGTAGATGTTCATTATGACAAAGAAAAAAACAAGGTTTTCGTTTCTGAAAGAAAAAACAGAAAACGAATTGTAAAAACATACGATCCTGTTTTGGAATTCTACTATGAAGACGACAATGGAATGTACAATACTCTTTTTGGAACAAAAGCCAAAAAAAAGGAGTTCAAGGATCTCAAAAAGTTCTATTTCGAATTGAAAAAAACAAGACAGAATGGAATACGAACATTTGAAAGTGATATTTCAATTGAAAACAAAATTTTGGAGAAATATTACAGAAATTCCGAGCTTCCTGAATTGAATATAGGATTTTTCGATATCGAAGTCGAATTCGATTTGGAAAATGGAGGTTTTGCCGTTCCGGAAAAACCTACGAACCGAATATGTACAATTTCAATATATACAACATATGAAAAACATAATATGACATTTACTTTGTATCCAAAAACAATGAACAGGAAACAGGCAGAAAAGGAACTTGAAGGATTGGAAGATGTTTTCATATTCGACAATGAAGAAAACTTACTCGACGAATTTTTGAAATATATACAAGATGTTGATGTTTTGACCGGTTGGAATTCGAAAAAATACGATATTCCTTATATTGTGGAGAGAACGAAAATAATATTAGGAGAAAATGAAATAAAAAGACTTTGTCTGGAAAATTTTCCTCCTCCGAAAAGAAGAATATTTACACAATTCAACAAAGATTTTCTTACCTATGAGTTGTCTGGAAGACATCATATGGATTATCTCGAATTGTACATGAAACATTCATTGTCAGAAGTTCCAAGTTACAAACTGGATTTCATAGGAGAAAAGGAAATTGGTGAAAAGAAGGTAGCATACAAAGGAACATTGGATGATTTGTACAGGAACGATTTCAGAAAATTCATCGAATATTCCAAACAGGACGTCATGATTCTTTACAAAATAGATCAGAAGAAAAAATATCTCGAATTGAGTAACATCGTTTCTCATCTCAACTGTGTGACACTTCCCACTACTCTTGGCAGCATCTCTTTGATCGAACAAGCTTTGACGTTAAAATCTCACGATTTGAAAATGGTATGTCCGGACAAAGATTTCATTCATCATTGGGAAAAAGTCAATTTTACAAATCGAATTGTTTCGAATGATAGTGAAGAAAACGAAGACGAAAATGAAAGTGAAAACGAAGATAAAGATGAAAGTGTTGCCGGCGCTTTTGTCATATATCCGAAAAAAGGTCTGCATGATTTTGTCGGAAGCGTGGATATAAACTCTCTTTATCCTTCGATCATCAGAAGCTTGAATATGAGTCCGGAAAAGATATTTGCTCAGGTTTTGCCTACATATACAAATAATTTCATTCTCAACAAAATAAAAGAAGGATGCAAAACCGCATCGGAAGCAATGCACGATCTGTTCGGAATACTGGAATATAACATGATCATGTTACAGACAGATGATATTCTGCAACTTGAAATGAACGATACAAAAGAAATTTACGAATTGAAAGCAAAAGAAATATACGAAATGATCTTTGGTGGAAAAGATCTGAGTTTGAGTGCAAATGGAACCATATTCATCATGGATAAAAAAGGACTTGTTCCGATACTTCTCGAAGAATGGTTCACAAATCGAAAAAAGTTACAGAGATTGGCAAAAATATTTTTCAAACTGTCCGAAGACGGTTTCGAGTTACCGGAAGAAATTTTGGAGAAGATGAAACAATGAATCTCGAAAGTTACGAAGATATATTGAATATCGAAGAAATCATAAAAGAAAAAGATTTGAAAAAACTGAGCGAAATCATGAAAAAGTACAATCTTGAAATAAAAGATGGCAAACTTTTGAGCAAAAACAGAAATCAAACCAGAATTCTGGCAGAAAACTTCGATTTTCGTCAATATGCTACGAAAATTCTACTCAATTCCGTTTATGGATCATTGTTGAATCAACATATGAAATTTGCCGATAACAGAATCGGACAAAGTGTGACAATGACCGGAAGATGTATTACCAAACACATGAATGCAAAAATAAACGAAATTCTGACCGGAGAGTACGATCACGAAGGAAAAGCAATATTGTATGGAGATACGGACAGTGTTACGGAAGATACCAAAATCATAACCAATGTCGGTGAAATAGATATAAAAGATCTTTTCGATCTTTGTGAGAAAAAATATTTTTCGAAAAACAAGGAATATGCCTGCTCCGATTTTCTGAAAGTAGCCAGTTTCGATAAAAAGAATTGTTTCATGACAGAAACAGGATTCGATTATATATATCGACATTATGTAGACAAGGAAATCTATCAAATAAAATTACTCAGCGGAAATACCGTAAAAGTTACGGAAGATCACAGTCTTTTATATTGGAATAAAAAAAACAACAGACTGATTAAATTCAGTCCGAAAATTCTTCTCGACGAAAAAAAATTCAAAAAAATGTCAGAAAAACCCATTTTGATAGTAGATTATTCCGGTGATATTCAGGAAACGTATCTCGAAAGTGTTGTAATGTTGGGAAAAGAATACAATCATGTGTACGATATTGGTATCAGTAAAAAGATGCCGTGGTTTTTTGCAAACAGAATTCTGGTTCACAATTCTTCTTATTTCAGTGCTTATCATTTGAAAGAATTTTCGGATATCGAATGGACCAAAGAAAATTCGATAAAACTTTACGATGAAGTTGCTCAACTTGTAAACGAATCTTTCAACGAATTCATGAAAAACGAGTTCAATGTCAGGGAAGAATTTGCAAACATAAGGGCAGCAAGAGAAATTGTGGCATCCAAAGGTTATTTTATTACAAAAAAGAGATATGCCCTGTTATGTTTCGACAAAGAAGGAAAAAGATTGGACAAAAATGGTAAATTGGGTGAAATCAAGGCCATGGGTTTGGAACTGAAACGTTCCGATACACCAATTTTTGTACAAAAGTTTCTGGAAGAACTTCTCTATGATATTTTGTCCAATAAAGACAAGAATCATATTTTTTCGAAAATCAAAAAATTCAAAAAAGATTTCAGAAAAATGCCGGATTGGCAGAAAGGATATCCAAAAAAAGTCAACAAACTCGAATTTTACACGAAACTGTACGAAGAATCCAAAGATGAAAAAGTGATCCACGAATATGAAAAACTTCTGAAAAACACAATTGACAAAAAAGAAAAAATCAAATTGAAAAAATACATAGATCAATTGAAATCACCGAGAATACCGGGACATGTCATGGCATCCATAAATTGGAACGAAATGAAAAAATATTACAGGGACTATGTTTCCTCACAGATTGTCGATGGAGCAAAAGTGCTGGTTTTCTTTCTTAAAAAGAATGTTCATGACATCAAAAGTCTGGCTTTGCCATTCGATATCGAACATTTACCGGAATGGTTGAAAAATTTTCAAGTGGATACCGATGAAATGGAAAACACGATTGTAAACAAAAAGCTGAAAAATCTTTTCTCTGCTCTGGAAGATTGGAACATCGATCCGATATTGGACAATACGGAATTGTCGGAATTGTTCGAATTTTAATTTGATTTTTTTTCCATATGAAAATAGAATATGAAATCGATTTAGAAGAACAAGGGAGATCATGATGCAATTAAGAAAATTTCTAGAAGATATTGTTACTTATGTAAGTCCCGTAACCGACGAAGTTCTTTTGACTCCAGAAGAGAATGGCATCAAAATCGAATGTATGAACGATACGAGAACCATAGTACTCAAAGCAAAATCGAAAGAATCGATACCGGAATTTTCTTCGGCAATTGGATTGAAAAATCTGAATTTGTTGAAAGGTCTGATAAGACACCCTGTTTTTCTGAACACGGAAATCGAATTGATCAGTGAAAACGAAAAAGGCAAGAAAAATAAAATTCCTACGGAATTGCATTTTCATTCGGAAAATGGAAAAGTCAATGCAGTATATCGTTTCATGCATCCTGATATAATAACAAATCAACCGAAATTCAAAGAACCGAATTGGGATATAATTCTCGAAGTCGATGAAAACAAATTCGATGATTTTTCGAGTTTTGCAGCAATTTTTCCTTCTGTCGAAAAAAGATTTTCTGCATTTACGAAAGAAAATGATTTGATTTTTTCCATAGGAGGAAAAAACACCAATCTTTTGCATGGTGTCGAATATTCTTTTGCTACCGTAAATGTAGAGTTCGATGAACCGTTGTACTGGCCTTTGGTAGAATTTTTGAGCACGATGAAACTTTGTTTTTCAGGAAACAAAAACAAGAATAAAAAAGTAATTATCAAGATCGTACAAATCGGTGCAATGGAAATATATCACGAGAGTGAAACCACGAATTGGAGTTTCATATTACCAGCGAAAAAATCTTGAGTTTTCAATAAAGCAAGGAAACTCGACGATGAATTTTTTTTGGTTCGATGATAAAGAAAAAAATTTGACAGGACTGCAATCGATCATACTCGGTTCTTTGTTACAAAGAAAATTGGATGAAGAGAAAAATTACAAAACCGCCACATTGTTTTGTGGATATCGAGGCAGTCCTTTGAGTTCACTTGACAAGGAAATAAAATTCAAAGAAAAAATTCTCAATGAAAACAAGATATATTTTCATGCCGGATTGAATGAAGAACTGGCTTGCGCCGTAATCGCCGGCACACAAAATTACAAATTGTTCGGTCCTGCAAAAGAAGAATATGCTGATGGAGTTGTAGGAATATGGTATGGAAAAGGTCCGGGTGTCGACAGATCCGGCGATCATATTCATCATTTCAATTTTGCCGGAAGTTCACCTAAAGGTGGTGTTGTTCTTTTATGTGGTGACGATCATAATTGTAAAAGCAGTACAATGCCACATGAAACTACTTTGACGCTGGTATCTTGGTATGTTCCTGTTCTGGCACCTTCATGTGTAGAGGAAATATCAGAATTTCTAATTCACGCAGTCGAATTGAGTCGTTATTCAGGATCTTGGATCGCATTGAAAATCGTGAGTGATCTGGCAGATGCTTATGAAACGGTAAATTTCGAAAAATTGAAATCTTTTCGTCCCTTTGTTCCAAGAGAAATCTTCGATGTTTCGATACGTTGGCCAGACAGTGGTCCGGAGCAAGAAAAAAGAATTCACGAGCAGAAAATTCATGCAATGCAAAAATATTTGGAATGCAATGAAATAAACACAATAATAAAAAATGAAAACAACAGAAAAGGAGTTATTGTCGTAGGAAAAGTTTTTCACAATTTGATGAAAATTTACAATTACGATTCGAGTAAAATGAATTTCGATCTGCTGAAAATTGGTTGTATTTGGCCGTTGGAAAAGAAAAAATTGGAAGAATTTCTGAAAAACAAAGAAGAAATATTGATTTTGGAAGAAAAAAGCGGAGTTTTCGAGCTGTTTTTACACAAATTTCTGAATGAAAATTTCATCAGAATTCGAATTTTCGGAAAGAATCTGGTTTCTCCCTTGATGGATATGAAAACCAGAGATATAAAAAAATATCTGAGAGATTCATCATTCGAAAAAAATTCGAACATTATCGAAAATGTCGAACAAATATCGGAAATTTCGAAACAGATCAAAAGAACCCCTTATTATTGTGGCGGTTGTCCTCATAATACCGGAACAAAACTTTTGAATGGTGATATGGCTGTTTTGGGAATAGGTTGTCATTATCTTGCCAATTTCATGCCGGACAGGCCGACAATAACCGTATGTCCGATGGGAGCAGAAGGAGTAAATTGGATATCTGCGTCCAAATTTTCAAAAAGAGATCATATTTTTGTAAATTTGGGAGATGGTACCTATTTTCATAGCGGAATACTTGCCATAAGAGCCGCCGTAGCAGCCAGAACAAAAATCACTTACAAAATATTGTACAATCAAGCCGTTGCAATGACGGGAGGACAACCATTGGATGGTGAATTGTCTTTGTTGAATTTGACAAAACAGCTTCTGGCAGAAAAAGTCGAAAAAATATATTTGGTAAGTCACTATTTTCGAGAAAACAATTGGGCAAATTTTCCGTCGGAAGTTGAAATTCTTCCAAAGGAAAAAATGAATGAAGCAATGAAAAAAGCCAAAGAAATCGATGGTGTTTCGGTAATAATATATGATCAGATGTGTGCTACGGAAAAAAGAAGAAAACAAAAAAGAGGTCTTTTGAAAAAAGAAAACTTTTCCGTGATGATAAATTCCGAAATATGTGATGCTTGTGGTGATTGTTCCAGAAAATCCAATTGTCTGGCCATAGAAGTCGAAAATACTCCTTTTGGAAATAAAAGAAAAATCGATGAAAGTTCCTGTAACTTGGACACCAGTTGTCTGGAAGGACATTGCCCGAGTTTTGCCATAATTGAAAACAACAATCGAAAATCACGAATCGAGCTTCCAAAAATTGAAGATAATTTGTCAATCAAAAACAAAAATGACATCGATAAACCTTTCGACATATTGACAGTTGGTATTGGCGGAACTGGTATCAGTACTCTGACGAAAATCATCTGTGATGCAGCCGTTTTCGATGGATTCAAAGTGAAAGCCATGGATCAAACCGGGTTGGCACAAAGATTCGGAGAAGTTACCGGCAGAATCTCGATTTTCAACAAAGAAACAAATTCCTGTGTTTCCGATTCGGTTTACGATCTTGTCATTGGATGTGATCTTTACTGTTCTTATGGTAAATTTTTCGAAAATGACATAAAGAAATTTGTGGTAAATCTTGGTTACTACAATATGCCAGAAATTGTTCATGGAAAAAATGTCGAACAGATGATCGATGAAATGAGACAGTACATAAAACGAAAGAAAAATGGATTTTCTTTCGATTTCATGAAATTTGCCAAAAAATACGAAATAAAATCTTTTTTGAACATTCTGTTGCTTGGTTCTTCATTGGAAGATCTTCCTCTCAGTGAGGAAAGTGTAATAAAAAGCATAAAAGTCAATTTTTCCCGAAACGAAGCTGAAAAAAACATCGAAATACTGAAACTTGGCAAATTTTTGAGAAAAAATTCATTCGATTTCGAAGAAAAAGAAATGACCATTTCAGATCTTTACGAGCTTTACATCGATAAATTGAATTCGAAAGAAAGAAAAAAATTGCAGGAAATTTACAATATACTCGAAAAAATGAAATTCGAAAATGAAAATCATGAAAATAAAATAAAAAGAAGAATTTTGAAGTCTTATTTCGATCTTCTCTATGTCAAGAACGAGAAAGAAGTATCCAAATTGTGGATAAATTACATAGAAAACACACTTTTCGAGAAAAACATGAATCTGATGGACAAAATTCGAGTGCTTTCGAATGTGAAAATAGGCATAATGCTTCCTTGGAACAGAAAAAAGGAACTCAAGACATTCATCAATGGACTGATAGTTTATCCTTTGTTCAAAATGATTTCCGGTTTCGACTTCATGACAGGAATTGCAGAATTCATGGATTCGACACACGATCTCGATAAAAGATATCGAAATTATGCTCTTGATATTTTGGACAAGAATCTGATAGGAAAGTTGAATTTGGAAGAGTTGAACAAAGACATGGACAGAATCGAGAAAGTAAGGGGTTATGGAATTGTCAGACAGAAAAACATCGAAAATTATTTTCCTGAATTGTTTGCATAGATATCCAAGTTGATTTTACGAAAACATGAAGCAATAATATTGATGATTTTCTTTGTTGAGAGAATGAGCGTCACTTTTTATTATCAATGTATCCCGGCTTTTTTCAAATGTGGAATTTTTTATTCCACTGTATGGATTTGGTAAATTGAAACGAAAAAGATTGTTTCGATTGTCATCATTGACTATCAATATCCAGTTTGCAACAGAAGAAATATTGCGAATCAATGCAAGTTTCCAGTTCTCCTTCTCCAAAATCGTGTTTTTGCCATTACCGACATATTTTTTGCAAGAAAAATGTTTTCCATCGGCAAATACAAGATACAAATATTTTTCATTATTTTTGTTCACAAGATCGTTTCTTCCAATAAGAAAAGAAATTTTGTTTGGAAAACTTTCTCTCCATATGGAATTCGATTGTCTCATGGTATCGAAACCATTCAAAATCATATAATTGTCGTACCATAATCCATTGAACCATGTAATAACATCACTTCTGTATGTTACAGGTTTTATCATGATAAAAGAAGGATCTTTTCCAAGATTGTGAATTATGTTCTGGGAGTGTTCATTTCCCTCGTAATATCCATAAGTGAAATTTTCATTTCTTTTCATGAAGAAAAAATAAACCGGAGAATCAGGATTCTGAACATTTACCGGAATCAGATTGTTTTCACTTTCCAAAGATTTTTCGTTCGAAGTTATTTCATGATAGAATGACGGATTTTTCAAATCATAGAAGAAGAATTTTCCAATACCCAAACTTTTTACAATACAAGCATCGAATTTTTTTACTTCGTGGAAATTTTTCAAATCGCTCAGGTGTATTTCCATTTTTTTGTATTGAACTTCCTCTCTTGTTGCGTTATTATTTATCCGAAAAAACAGGAACGTTCGAGGAATTGAAATTATGTTTCGAAAATACGAGGTTTTGACCAAAGAAGATTTTTTGAAAAAATATCATATCGAAAAAAGTTATATTGAAGATCTGAAAAATATCAAAACTGTCATCGATGTTTTCGAATTGAAAAAAAATTCATTATTAGCCGGAGGATTTTTGAGAAATATTTTGAATTGTGATTTTCTCGATACTACTGATGTAGATATATTTTTCAATGTCGAAAATCTCGTTTACAACAATCTCGAAATGAACTTTTTCGATTTTTTGATTTTTTTGCTGTTTGCGAGCGACAGAAACAAAAAATTCATGGATTACATGAAAAAAAGATTGTCGAAGACAATTCATTGTTACAAGGAAACAAATAAAATTTTGAAAGAATATTTCATTGAAAATAACACAAATGAAAACATCAATTTGGTCGAAATTTTCGAAATCATCGAAACTTTCGACCTTATCGATGATGCTTATATTGTCGAGATGACGTTGCCTTTCGAATTTTTCGTAATAAATTCATTGAAAAAAATTGCAAAGAAAATTGAAGAAAACGAGAACAGTTGTTCCTTGACCGAAAAATTCATTGAAAATTACAATAAACTTCTTGAAGAAAAGATAAGTTACAGTGAAATTTCAATTTCGTCGAAAAGCGAAAAAACAATCGACAAACCGGATTTCGAAGAGAAAAAAGAAAAAGGAAAAAAAGAGGAAAAAGAAAAATTCATCAGAAAAATGAATTATTTGTTCAATATTTTCAGAAACTTCGATCTCGAATCTGCCATGGTCGACAATGAAAAATTGCAAAAAATTATCGAAAAAATCAATAATATCAATACAAAAAACAGATATGAAGAAGATAGAATAAAAAAACTTCTTGTTTTGTATTCTTTGTTGGAAAAAATCGACGATCTTCCTTTCGATATTTACAAAGAAAATTACAACTATCATTCGAGTTTGTTTTCGTTCAAGTTCAATTTCAATGACAGAAATATCAAATCCATCAATGTGATCTTGTTATTGGATTTCGTAATTCTGAAGTTGTTGGAAAGCTGCTTTATTTCGGATATTTACGACAAAAATGCCTGTTCGATCAGTAAAGACATTTATTTTCCATCTTTCGAAATCGACAATCGAATATACAATTGTTTGACAATGGAAAAATTTTCAGACGATATATCCAAAATAGGATATGATTTCGATGTTTTTTTTCTTCACAAAAATTGTGAAGAAAGCAATCGTTTGAAAATTGTAAAAAATACCGGAATTTTCGAAAATGTTACGGAAGAGGAAAAAGAGTTTCTGGAAAGAATCAAAACAAGTGATGTTCCCGAAGATTTCAATAAAATTACAAGATTTATCAAATTTGCATACGATGGTTACAGCATCGATACGAGCAACAATCTGAATTTTTCCAAGTACGAAGATATTCATACAATTTTCATTTCCACAATGAGAAGAACGAGTCATGTCTTTCGTTTCAATTTTGTAAACGATGGTTTATACGGATTGGATAAAATAGGAAGAAATGAATTTTTGAAAAATCTGACAAATAAAAAACTCTATATGAACGAAATTTTTCATGATGAAAATTTTTGTAATTTTTCGAAAACCAATGAAAAATTCGAAGAATTGAAAAAAAAGGTAGAAGAAAGTTTTCACAATTTGATATCTTTTGTTTCAAAAACAAAAATCGATATCGATGCAAACTTGAAAGAAAAGATGGAAAAATACAGAAAATCGATTCAAAAATATTTTCTCGATAAAAATGAAAGTTTTGTAAAAGATGATTTAGAGAAAAATGGATTGGAAAAAATCATCGTGAAAAATTTCGATAAAGAACGTTATTCATTTTTCAAATTTCATGATTCCGTTACGATTGTATCTTTATTGTCGAGAGAATTCAATTTCGATAAAAATGAAATTTTGAAAAAACATTGGAAACTATATGAGAAATACAAAAATTACAAGAAAAAAATCGACGATATTTCATGTTTTTTCGATTTGAACGAAGAAAAACTTTTTTACAGTAAAATTATAGAAATCGAAGGGAAACTGTTTTGTGTGAACACAATATTTTCTTTTCCCCTGGATGTTCTCTGTCTTTTGATTTTATTGGAAAATGAATTGCTTTATTCTATTTTGAACGGAAAACATGTTCCTTACAAAACCGAAAATTTCAGATTGTGTCTGGAAAAAACACTGACAGTTCTGTATGCATTGAATTCTTATATCGATGTACCATATTACAAGCTTTTCAATATTGTAACAACAACATTGTTTCCTTCCATTTTCTACAATAGAGGTTACACTTTCGAAATATGCAAAATCAATGATAATTTTTACAAAAAATTTTTGAAAGAAAGTAAATTGTCGTACAATCGAATTACTGAAGAAATAAAAAAGGAAATCGATGAAATTTTAATGGAATTTTTGCCATCGACGATAAAAATTTACGATACTATCAATGTCTTGTTGAGACATGACAACCCGAAACATCAAATCTACAATATTGGAATTTTCGATAAAAGATTTCATATTTATGAAATAATACGCACACATTTACAAAATTCTTCGAAATTACAAGCTAAATACAGAAAGAACAACGATTCGAAAATTTTGTCGAATATCTCGTGAAGAAAAAGTGAAGAAAAACATGCAATTCGATTTTTACGACAATCTTTCGAAAAAGAATGTCGATTCTTTTTTTCGAATTTTTCCGATGGTAAAATATCATGATAATAAGATTCATAAGTGATATTCATCTCGATAAATCGACAAAAAGAGAAATTTTGTTGTTCAAAGAAATCTTGAAAGAAATTCTTCTGAAAGATGCCGATATCACGATATTTTGTGGAGATTATTTTGTCGGAACAACGGACGATTTGATGAACTTTTTCGATACGATAAAAAAAATTGCAAAAAGACAAGTCATATTCATTTTGGGAAATCATGATATATTGAACAAGGATTTCAATATTTTGACAAAAACTCTCGAAAAAGAATTCAACGACAAAGTTCTTTTTTTGGAAAATGAAATTGTAAAAATCAAAAATTGTAAAATTTACGGTTCAATTGCTTTTCTGAACTGGACAGCAACAAAATTCACCAATTTCGATTATTTGAAGAAAACAAGAAGAGAATTCAAGAGAGTTTATGATAATGGAAAATTGATTACACCTTCATGGATGAAAAATTATCATGAAAAGTGCATAGAAAAAATTGTAAATGAAGAGTGTCATGTTGTAGCTACACATTTTCCCTTGATAAAAGAACCTTATTTGAAAATTATCGATTTCAACAATCCACAAAATGCTTTTTCAACAAGTGACAATTCGCATATTTTGAAATATTCCTCTGCCAGAAAATTCATAAACGGACATATTCACTGTTCGATAAAATATTCCATGAACGATAAAATATTTTTGAGTAATCCATTCAAATTTTCTTGATAAAAAGAAAAACAGAATTTAAAATGCGAAGTGTTTACAAAGTGTTTACAAAGGAGAAAAAAATGAAAAACAAAAAACTCACAGTATACATAGGGTATGATCGAAGAGAATCTTTAGCTTATGAAGTAGCAAAATATTCCATTTTGAGAAAAAACAAATTCGACAACGTCGAAGTTTATCCGTTGAAACAAAAGGAAATGCGAGAATTGGGAATTTATCGAAGACCGATAGATACTCAGGGTTCTACCGAATTCACTTTTACCAGATTTTGGGTTCCTTATTTGTCGAATTACGAAGGATGGTCTCTTTTTGTAGATTGCGATTTTCTTTTCATGGATGATGTAACCAAAATCATGGATTATGCCGATTCGACAAAAGCAGTCATGGTCTGCAAACATGATTATACACCCCGACCATTGGAAATGAAAATGGATGGTCAGAAACAACATATCTATCCCAGAAAAAACTGGTCTTCGTGCATACTTTACAACAATTCTCATCCATCTTTGAGAATCTTGAATCCGACAACCATGAACAATCCTGATAGAAATGGAGCGTGGTTCCATCGATTTTCGTGGTTGGATGATAGTGAAATTGGTGAATTGCCACTTACATTCAATTGGTTGGACAAGGAAAATGGTTATGATTACGATGATCTGGTTCGATATCACAAGGAAACAAATGCTCCGGTAGTTGTCGACGAACATGATGAAAACAGAATACATCCAATTGCATATCATTATACTTTGGGACTTGGACCTATATTTTCCATGATCGATGAAAAATACAGAAACAGGGAACAATATCCATATTTGTGGGATTGTTTGTGCCTGAACAAATTTGTCGAAATAGCGAACGAATGGTTCGAAAAAGAAGGAAAAAACAGCGAAGAAGTGAATTTTCGAATGCCAATAAATCTTCGAATCTGAAAAAAAATTCGAAAAGTAGAAAAACATTGTGACAACGCTTGACAAATTTTCATACTACGCATACTATCTTTTTCCGGGAGAAGGATAGATAGTATGCGTAGGAAATTGTTCGACACCGAAGTTTTGAGAGAATTGAAAAAGAAAGAAAAAATTCATGTTGGTTTTTCTGGAGGAAGCGATAGTGTCTGTCTGCTTCATTTCATGAAATTCAAACTTCATTTGAATAATTTGGTTGCAGTTCATGTAAATCATGGAATCAATTCCCGATCCAATGAATGGGAACAAATTTGTAAAAAATATGCGGAATCTTTTCAAGTGAATTTCATTTCATGTCGAATTGACAGAAAAATTTCCAAAAATTTGGAATTCGAGGCAAGAAAATTTCGAATGAACTTTTTTGCATCGATTTCCGATCATATTGTTCTTGCTCATCATATGAATGACAATGTAGAGAACTTTTTCATTTCTTTGTTGAGATCCAGAAAACCAGAAAATTACAAAATCAAAAACAAAAGTGTGATCGAAACCGATAATGGAAAAATTCTCGAAATTTATCATCCTGTTCTGAAAGCAACGAAAGAACAGATTCTTTCCTATTGTAAGGAAAACAATTTGTCTTATATTGAAGATCCGAGCAATTACGACATTGAAAAATATGATAGAAATTGGTTCAGATTTTTCATCAAAAAGGCAAACACCAGATTTCCTTGTTTCAACAAGAAAATTGTTCATGCTTTGAAAAGTATCGATGAACTCAATGAGCTGGCCGAAGAACTTGCAAAGGAGGATTTGATTAAATATTTCAAAGAAGACAATATTATCGAAACAAAAGAATTGATTGACAATGGTATCAGTTCGATTCGATTCAAAAACATGGTTGTTTTTCTGTGTAAAAAAAGAAATTACAGAATCGCGAAAAAAGATATGATTTTTATCGACAGAATTTACAATAGAAGAGGAAAGTTCAGTTTCGATGAATTTGTTCGAAACAATCAATCTTGATCAAAAATACACAAAATTGACTGTCAATCATCCTGTATTTTCGAGAATTGCCGTTCAGAATTTGAACATTCTGAATAATTGCAACAAAATCGACAAGGAAAGCAAGAACAGTATTCTGACTTTCTGTTTTCTCGAAGGATTGATGAATTTCGAAGTTCTCTGGGATATACAAGAAAAAATCAATGATGAATATTTTTCTTCCCTGAATATCTGGATGAACAACAAGAGCAATTATTTTCCCAGCATTCTGGGTCTTCGTAAAGATGTCAATCTTTATTTGTATACTTTCAAAAATATTTTACGTGATCTTTTATTGTATTGTTTCAATTCTGTCTGGAATGAAAATTTTACTGATGGAAGTGCTTTTTCCAAAGCAAAAGATGGTATATCTCCAATAAGAAAATGGATGTACAAAAAATTTGGTAAAAGTGATTTTCGTTATGATTTGATACAAAAACATGAAGATACATTTTCAGAAATAATAATGAGAAGAAATGCTTCCGAACATCCTAATGGAAAAAGTGGAATTCTGAAAATTTTTCAACCTTTCATAGAAGAAAAGAATGAAAAATTCAAAGTAACTCATCCAAGATGGTGTAGAAACAACGAAACACCAACATCGTTGATCAACGATTTACCACTATTGAATTACGAACTTTTGAGATTCACCGAAGAATTCATAATTTTTGTTTGTTTAGAGCCATTTCTGGATGATAATTTGATTATTACGAAAATTTCCGGCAAAAATCGAGTTGCCATGAATGGTGTAAAATACATTACGATACCGAAATCTTGAATTCTTTTTTTTTCGACTTGTCATATTTTTGCAAATTTGCAAACGAATATGAAATTTACTGTCAATAAATAAAAAGTAAAAGGATTTCATTTCATGGGAAAATTACAATACAATGAAGAATCGAGTTCCGTTTTTTCTGATTCTGAATCGAAAACAAAAACCGAAAAAAATCATTGCAATTGAAAAAATCATTCGATTTTTTGAATGAAAGAATCGATATTCGGAAAAAAAGATATTCGAAATATGAATTTTAATTCAGTTTCAATTGGTTTCGAATTCGAATTTTTGGCAACTGTTGTAATGAAAGAAAAAATATCAACCAAATCAAAAGCAATAAAGACAATTTTGAAGTATTTGATTAATTTGACAAAAGTTGAACATATTGAACTCAAATTCGATCAATCAGTTCTGAGTATCACTTCTGATATTCTCGAATATATAGGTCTATCGGAACAAAAAATCGATGATAAACAAATTCTTCTTCCATTGGAACTTGTAACTTCGCCTTTGCCTTTTTCACAAGCCATTGAAGTTATGAAAAAAGTGTTGGAAACAATAAGAAAAGGTAGCATTACAACAGATGACATGTCAATCAATTTGGAAACAACTCCTACTTCGGGCTTGCATATCAACATATCGGTAGATTCATCCTCATCATATTTCAAAAGCTTGAATGCAAATTATCTTTTTACTCTTGGAACATTGGATTATCTTCTGGATATTTTCGACGAAGAAAATCGAAGAAGAATTTTCACGAAGGAATTGAACCCCGAGTTCATGAAGTTTTTGGCCTCTGAAATAAAAGATTATTACAAAAACGAAAATTTGAATGAATTGGGTAAGGAAATTTACTCTTTCTTGAAAAAATTTCTGACAGATCGGGAGAATTTTTCGAATAATGTCAAAGATCGAATGAAAGATTTCTGGGATGAAAAATACAAAATCATAAGAGTCAAAAAGAACGAAAATTATGCAGAATTTCGAGTTCTTGGAGGAAGAAAATACGAGGAAAAAGAAGAAGAAATAATAAGAAATATATTGAAATTTTCATTTCTTGTATGGGAGTCGTCGATAGACAGATATACAAAAATGGACGATATCATCAGAAAAATGATGAAAGAAATTACAAAATACATTGAAGTCGATAAAGTAGAAAAACAGAAGTTGAATTTGGAAATCTTGGAAGACGAATCAATCAATAAAAAAGCAAATGAAATTTTGAATTTTATCGATAACATTTCCAGAAAATTCGAAAAAAATCGAAATGAAATCGAACAATTCATATTCATGGTAATGTTTGTATTCAAACACAATTTGATCAAAAGTAAAAATGAAAGTCAATTTGTCTCTTCTTTGATCAAAGAAATAACCAGTCCGTTTATCATTTCATTGAAAGAATTGAACGAAAAAATAAGAAAAGAAATTTTTGGTATTGATCAACCTAAAAACAAAATTGGAAATTTCATCAATTTGTACAATGAAATGAAAAAAGACAGAAAATTTGCTCTGAAAATGTTTTTGATTGCAAGAAATGCATTGAATTTGTACAATCTCGATATCAGGAAAATATACGAAGAAGTTTCGAAACACTTTCAATTTTCATAACATCATATTATGAAAATTGTCACCGGAAAATAAATAGAAATAAAAAATCGAAGGTTTTTCACAATGAAAATAGAATATCACAAAAAATTGAATCCCGTTCTTTGGAATGATTTTGAATTGAAGCCGAAAATCAGGAAATCTCTTCTGAAAATTGCCGATTTTTTTATAAAATCAGCTGAAATACCAAGAAAATACGTCAAAGATATTGTCATTACGGGTAGTAATGCAAATTTCAATTACACTGATTACAGTGATATCGATTTGCATATTATTTTGAATATCGATGAAAACAATAAAAATTTATATAAAAAATATCTGGCTTGTGAAAAGAAAATATTGAACAATCTCTACGATATAAAAATCAAAGGACTGGAAGTAGAAGTATATTTTCAATTGATGGACGAATCTCATTTTTCTTCTGGTGTTTTTTCGGTATTGAAAAACAAATGGATAATCGAACCAAAAAATATAAAACCAAACATAAATGTCGATGAAATTCGAAAAAAATTTCAAAAGATATTGTTTTTGATAAACCGGGTAGTCGAACAAAACGAAGATTACAGATTTATAAAGAAAGTGTTGGAAAAAATAAGAAAATTCAGAAAAAGCGGACTTGAAAAAGGAGGCGAATTTTCTTCCGAAAATATCATATTCAAATTACTCAGAAATACAGGAATCATGGAAAAATTGATCGATCTTCTGAATAAAAGAATAAGCAGACAACTTTCTTTGGAAAACATCGATCATAGAATTGATTTGAATGAAAGAATCGATATTCAGAAAAAAGATATTCGAAATATGGATTTGAATTCGATTATGATTGGTTTCGAATTTGAATTTCTGGCAATTGTTCCAATGGAAAAAATATTGTCGAAAGAAGAAATGATAGAATCTTTTCCTTGGAAATACAAACAGGATAATGAAGGAAACCAGAAAAATTACGATGGAAACAATGAAGAAGAATATGATGAAGACAATGATCATGAAGGTTTTTCCCAATTCGAAGAATATACATTCGACGAAAATTCCATGTTGGAACAAATGATATTCGTGTATGAACGAAATTATGCAAATAATTCTTCACAAGGTGTTTCCAAAGATATTTTGAAATACTTCACTAATTCGACAAAAGTCGACAATCTGCAAATCAAATATGATGCGTCGGTATTGGATACTGATAATAACGAAAATCTGGAATTATTGGAATATGAATTTCACAGAGAAAAATTTCCTCTGCCTCTTGAACTTATAACTCCGCCTTTACCTTTTTCACAAGCAGTTGAAGTTCTGAAAAAAGTGTTGGAAACAATAAGGAAGGGTAATATTTCCATAAATGATATGTCAATCGATTTTGAAACAACTTCTACTTCGGGCTTGCATGTCAACATATCTGTAGATCCATCCTCGCCATATTTCAAAAGCTTGAATGCGAATTATCTTTTTACTCTTGGAACATTGGATTATCTTCTGGATATTTTCGACGAAAAAGATCAAAGAATCTTTTTCACCAAAGAATTGGAACCACAATTCATGAAATTTTTGTCATTTGAAATGAAGAATTATTACAAAACTCAAAATTTGAATGAATTGGGTAAGGAAATTTACTCTTTCTTGAAAAAATTTCTGACAGATCGGGAGAATTTTTCGAATAATGTCAAAGATCGAATGAAAGATTTCTGGGATGAAAAATACAAAATCATAAGAGTCAAAAAGAACGAAAATTATGCAGAATTTCGAGTTCTTGGAGGAAGAAAATACGAGGAAAAAGAAGAAGAAATAATAAGAAATATATTGAAATTTTCATTTCTTGTATGGGAGTCGTCGATAAAAGAATATACAAAATTCGACGAAGCCATCAAAAAAATGGTCAAAGCAGTTGTGAAAAGAATTGAAACCGAAAAATCAGTAAAGCGAGAATTCAGTACAAGAATAGCAGATTATGATTTGATTAACAAGAAAGCGGATGAAATATTGAATTTCATAAGAAAAATTTCCAAAAAATTCGAAAAACATCAGAATGAAATCAAGAAATTCATATTCATGACAATGTTCTCTTTCAAGGAAAATTTGATCAAAGCCAATGATGAAAAAGAATTTGCTCGTGTTTTGATAAAAAAAATGACTGAAAATTATCATATTGTAATTGAAGATTTGGACGAAAAAATAAAAGAAGAAATTTTTGGCGACAAACTTTCCAGAAGTGAAATTGAAAGATTTTTCGTATTGTACAAAGAAATGAAAAAAGACAAGAAATTTGCTCTGAAATTGCTCATGGTCGTAAAAAATGCATTGAAATTGTACAAGCTCGATATCAAAAAGGTATATGAAGAAATTTCAAAAAATCAATAAAATCGAAGGAGATTCGAAATGGCAGATAAAATCGAATGTCTGAAAAATATGAACGTTCATTTTCAGAGAATCTGGTATAGTATTACTCATCCTTTTTCAGACAATCCTTATAGCAAAACAGATCAAGGTAAAATGAGAAAAGGGTGGAATGATATTCTTTTTCTTCATGCTTTTGTAAATCTTTTTGTGGAATTTTGCAGAGCATGTCCATACTATGCTGGACATTTGTTTTTCTTCGAAAACTTGATTTTTCTGATTTTCGTGTTGTTTCTTCTGTTTTGATTGATCTTGTCGAACAAAAATGTCTACAATTGAACAACCAAGAAGATATTTTTCTCAACTTTTGGAAGGAGACATAATATTGGAAGCCAATGAAACACATTCATTTCTTTTGGAAATGAATGATGTTTACATTTTGGAAATGACTCACATAGTAAAAAGACAATCTTTCAGTCCCCGTGTAACAGTTACACGGGAAGAAAGAGGACTTCCATATTATTGGTCCGACAAATCTCCTTTTTGGATAAGCTTGATCAAGGAACCTTATCATATAGTAGTGACAAACTTGTCACATTTGAGAAATGTCTATCCAAAAAAATATTTTGTTTTTCTTGTCGATCAGTATTTTGTTCATCTGAATGTGCAAAACATGGAAAATTTCAAGAATGCTTACAGAATCAAAAGATTGTAAACAATTCGAATTGTATGTCAATTTTGTCATAGAATGTACTTGTAGAATTTTTCATTTTCAAATCTGAGTCGAAAATTCATCTTCCAATTTTTCTTTTTCTTTCTGTACTATGAATTTTATCTTTTTCAAAGAATAACCGTGCATTTTCAGACATCTTCTCAAATATATCTTGTCAATTCCAAGTTTTTCACACATTTCCTCCGGTGTCAGAAGTTCCTGATATATCAAGTAATCCACATATTCTTTATCTTGTAATTTCGAAGCCACTGAAGGTCGGGTTCTTTTTACGTTGGATTCCTTGTCTACCAGATATTTTGTCCATTCATTGTTGAAAATATGTTTTTCGATAAGAGGTGGAAGTTTTTTTCTCTTTATCATTGTTTCGAAACTTGTTTTCATTTTTTTGTTTTTGTTCACATTTTCGACATTTGTCGTATTTTTGTCATTTGCCGCTTTGCTGTTTTGTATCTTGTTGTTTTTTTCTTTATTTTGTTTTTTCAATTTTTCGAGACGTTTTTTGTTCTTTTCCGATGCCAGAAAATTTGGAGCACCGTATTTTCTTTGAAATGTCTTTTTTGCTTTTTCTTTTATACTGGGAACTGAAAAAGTATAACTATATCCATATTTCATTCTCAATGTTCTTTTTCTCTTTTCATCTGCTTTTTTGAAAACTTCTTCGATTTGATATGGATAAAGAACACCATATTTTTTCAACATTTCTTCTTTTCTTCTTTTTTCTTTGTATTCTATTATTTTTTTCTTGAGAATCTTTTTATTTTCAGGCAAATATTCGAGACCATATCTTTTGAAAGTTCTTTTTCTGAAATATTCTCTCATATATTCTCTGCGTTTTTTTCTCGCCAACATTCTTTTCTTTGCTCTTTCCGATATTTTTCGAGGTTGTTTGAAAAAACATTCGCGACTGCAATATTTTCTGTATCCTTTTTTCAAAGAAAGAAAAACCGTTTTGTTGTTACATCCTTCTGCCTGACAGAATCCGAACTTTTTTCTTTCCATGTCCTGATTTTTTGCATGATAAATAATTTGTGCAAGATTGGTAGTTTTCATCTTTTTCATCAATTCGAAAACATTTTCTTTGGTATATTTTCTCAAACGTTTCAAAAGTTTCGAATTTATTTTTCTGTTGCAATCAATTTCGAAATTTTCTTCGTTGTTCATCGTTTTGTCGATCTTGTTTGAAATATTTATTGGTTTGAATAATAAATAGAAAGAAAAAGGTTTTTTGTCATGAAAGCTTATGAAAAAATATTCAATGAATTGATAAAATATTCGGAAGCTTTCGGCGCAGTCAAGCTTTTCGATATCAAAGGAGATGAAACAAAAGAACTCGAAAAAATAAGAAGACTGTTGATAATGCCAAATAATTGGATTGTCTCTTTCGATGAAATCAATTTGAAATTCAATATATATGTACCGAAAATCGATTCCAGATTTCTGAAATGGTTGAAAATAACGAAAAATCTCATATTGTCGTTCAATTACAATTACAACATAAAAGTATTATGGAAAAAAGAAAGGAAGTTAAAAGAAATGAGAGAAGATTTTCTTATACAGAAAGAAAAATACGAAAAAGAAAAAAAATTGTTGGCAAAATATTTGTACAAAATTCTTCAATTGACGACAATAGATAAACTTATCGAAGTATTGAGAAGAATGAACAATGCTTTTCAATCGAAGAACGGAAAGAAATTGATAGTAGATGTTGTTTCGGAAAAAGATGACATGAAATTCGATCTGGAAAATTATTCTGATTCGGAAAGAAAATTGGCAAAAATACTTCGACTTCTCGATTTGGCTTCAGGTGGATATCCAGAAAGAAAAGAAGATGCAAAACCCGTAGAATATCTTGTTCAGGCAAGAAGAATTCTGAACAAATCGATTTCCGGAAGAAAAATTCCAGTACCATACAGTGAAAATCCTCATTCTCAAAAAGCTCTTTTCTATTCTACAGTTGCCGAGGCTTTGACGAACATGAACGATATAATTGTTGCAAATATGGCTTCGAGATTATCGGATTACTACGAAGCTCTGTCCGGCGGAAGAAAAACGGATTTGGATGAAAAATATCTTTCAAATCTGGAAAAACTTGTTCAATCAGTAGCGAATATGATTGGTATCAAGTTTCCTGAAAGAAATGCAAACGATTTGCTCAATGAATATAAAAAATGGCTGGAAAATTTCAGCATAGATAAAATAATCGAGGATTCTGCAGATGTAAGAAACGACGTAAATTCCAAGACAGAAGAATATCATGTCGAAGTTGGTGGAAAAAAATACGATGTTGTTGTAAAAGAAATGACGGAAGAAGAAAAAAATTCCAAGAAATTTGTTGGCGGACAGTTACATTTCATGAATTTTCATTATGACAAAATAAAAGACGACATGGTTCTGAAAAATTATTTGCGAGACGAAGCAAGAAAAATATTGGAAAAAATAGGATTTCCTCCCAAGGAAATCGGTGATTTGCCTGTAATGAAACATGAATATCTTACGTTTGTCATCGATTATCCTTTTCATATTTACGTTTCGGAAAAAGTCGTAGGTCCACTGAAATCGATTCCTGCCGAAAAAAGACTTTCAGAAGAAATTCTCAGGGGAGACAGAGAATTTTTCTCTCAAATTGTTACAGAAATGATAAGAGAGAAAAACAATCCCTTGCGACTCGGAAGAATTACTTCTTTCTTGAGTGAAAAACAGATATTGAGATTGATGAATGTCATAAAAAATGATATAAGAAAAGAAACAGCGAATATGATCTGTTCTTCTATCATGAAGAACCTGATAAAAAACAACAGAAACTTGTTGAAAGAGTGTTCTTGTGGATGTAAATGTCCCAATGATCCTTCTTGTAAATGCAATTGCGATTTTTGTTCTTCTTCCAATAGTCGTGATGAATATGTCGATGATCTCAAAATGGATCCTATCAAGTTCGTAACATTGAAAAATTATCCAAAGAATGTTCTGGAACAAAAACAATTTCTGACACAACTCGAATTCAACAAGGGAGCAGCTGTAGCATCACAAGCAGAAAGATTGTTTGCAAACAATCCTCTCAGTACATGTGATATCAAAAGTCTCAAAATGATTGCAAATTTTGCAAACATGTATGGTTATAAAGATATGGCAAACGAATTGGAAGATTACATAAATGCCGTGGATCGAAACAATGAATACAATTATGCTGGAAATTTGACTTTCGAAGGAACAATCGACAATCCGATAGATATTATTTCCGAAGTGAAAAATCGTTATGGAATTTATATTGCAGAACAATGTCTGGAATTGATGAACGGTTTTCCATCGAATGAACAAAACAGAAAGGCACTCGAACTCATATATGATGTTGCTCTTGACAGGAAAGAAGTCGATTTTTCGAACTTTTTGAGAAAAGCAATAGGATTGTGAAAATGAAATTATACGAATTGTTCGATCAAACCTTGAATTATGATGAAGATATGGATGCAATTTACATTCTGCTGAAAACAGTTCCAAACAAAAATGAAATACAATCTTATTATTTGAAATGTGATGGTGATTTGAATTGCATTTATGACAAATTGATAACCTTCAACAAAGGTTGGCAACTTATCGAAAGAATAAAAGGAAAAGATTTTGCAAAACAATATTTGAAAAAAATTCTCGGCATTCAAAATTTTCAACATTGAAATTCATATTGAAATAAACTTTCTTTGTCATTATTATTTTTGTGTGAAAATTAATCAGAAGGAATTTCCATGACAAATGCAAAAGATGTAGAAAACAATTCTTCGTATATAAGAATTCTCGACCATGGATTTGTTGGTCTTGTCGACAGAATGCCTTCGGATGGTGATGGTGATCGAGCTATTGTAGAAGCAGCAAGAGTATCATATGGCAAAGGTACCAGAAAAGTATCCGAAGATAGAGCATTGATAAGATATTTGTTGAGAAACAGACATACTTCTCCTTTTGAAATGGTAGAATTCAAATTTCATCTGAAAATACCAATTTTTGTGGCTCGTCAATTGATAAGACACAGAACTGCAAACGTCAATGAATATTCTGGTCGATATTCTGTAATGACAGACGAATTTTATGTTCCGGACATGACCTGTTTGGGAAAACAGTCGAAAAACAACAAACAGGGAAGAAGCGAAAATTTCGACGAAAATACGGCAAAAAGAATTCGAAATACAATAAAAGATTTCAACGACAAGGCATACGAGATTTATCGAAATCTGTTGGAAGAAGATTTGGCAAGAGAATTGTCGAGAATTGTTCTACCAGTGTCCAATTACACAGAAATGTATTGGAAAATCGATTTGAACAATCTTTTGAAATTTCTTTCATTGAGAATCGATGAACATGCTCAGTTCGAAATAAGAGTTTTGGCAAATTCAATTCTCGAACTTGTAAGACCATATGTTCCCATGACGATAGAAGCATGGGAAAATTATATATTGAATTCAGTGGATTTGACACATGATGTTCTCGATATGATATTCAAATATGTACAAAACAAATCTTTTGTTCTTCGAGAAATAGAAAACAGTGACAAATTATCCAGAACAGAAAAAGTGGAAATAAAAAACAAATTGAAAAAATGGTTGTTCTGAAATGTATCTTGCAAGTTTTTTTTTTCGAAAATTCATTTTAGAAAACTTGGAAGAATTTTGCTTTGTTTTTCGAACAAATTGAAAAGTTTCACGAAAAATTTTTTTTCGTTCGACTTTTATATTGAATTCAGAACAAGTGAAACATATAATTCTTTTGTTAGTTACGCAGGTTGAATTACAACTCATGCTGGCTAACATGAAACTCAACAAGGCTGAAGAAAGGAGAAAAAAATGCTTTCATTAGAAGAAATACGTCGTAAACTTGCAAAAGATGATGAAAAAAAGAACAATTTTGCTGACAATGCCATTTATCAGTTTTGGAACATTCCTGATGATAAAACCGCAATAGTAAGATTTCTTCCAGATGGCAATGAATCGAATCCATTTTTCTGGGTTGAAAAACTTACGATAAATCTGTATTTTTCCGGATCGACAGATAATGAAAACACTCCGTTGACAGTCAGGGTTCCTTGTGTGGAAATGTATGGTCTTCCATGTCCGATATTGAAAGAAGTCAGAACCTGGTTCAAGGACCCGGAGTTGGAAGAATCAGCTAAAAAATACTGGAAAAAGAAATCTTATATTTTTCAGGGTTTTGTTGTTTCCTCACCATTCAAAGAAGATAATCCACCAAAAAATCCGATCAGAAGATTTGTATTGAATACAAGTCTTTTCAACATCATAAAATCAAGTTTGATGAATCCTGAAATGGAAATCATACCAGTAGATTACAAGGACGGTAGAGATTTTCGTATTACAAAAACAAAGAAAGGTGGCAAGTATGCCGATTATTCTACAAGTACTTGGTCGATCAAATCTCGCAACCTGAGTGAAGAAGAACTCGAAGCCATCGAAACCTATGGATTGTTCAATTTGTCAGATTTCATTCCAGCAAAACCGGATTCTGATGATTTGAAAGAAATTTACGAAATGTTCGTTGCCAGTGTCAATGGTGAGCTGTTCGATATTCAAAAATGGGGAAGATGGTTGAAGCAGAAAAGAAAGCAGGACGATGAAACTGATAGCATTCCAATCATAAAGGCCAAGAACGAGACTTCTGTGAAAACCGATCAGAAGAAAATTGAAAAAGAAAAATTTGCAGAAGAAGAAAACAATGATGAATTGACTGAAACAGGTTTTGTCGATGTCGACGACATCGATGAATTCGAGGATGATATTGAAGAAAAACTTTTGGAAAACAAAAATTCATCCAGAAAGATTGTGGTCTCGGAAAACAAAACAAAAACAAATCCCGATGATATCTTGGCAAGATTGAAGAAAAGAATCAACTCTCAGTGAAACTCGGTTGCACTGCAATTGATTGCAGTGCAACCTTTTCCATGTTTTTCCCATGTTTTTCAATCAGCAGAAAAGGGAGACCGAAATGTCGCCAACAAATATGCCTTTCGATTTGTCGAAAATAGAAAAGATAATAAACAAAACAGAATCTGCATCTTTGGGTTTCAATGATCCGAAACATTGGATAAGCACTGGCAATTATGCATTGAATTACATAATTTCCGGAGATCCAATGAAAGGAGTTCCTTTGGGCAAAGTAGTGGTCTTTGCTGGTGAAAGCGGGTCTGGAAAAAGTTACATCGCAGCAGGAAATATTGTAAGAGAAGCACAAAAACAGGGAGCTTTCTGCATCATTCTGGATTCGGAAAATGCTTTGGATGAAAAATGGTTGATCAAATTGGGTGTATCTGTCGATGAATCCAAACTGTTCAAGGTAAATGTTTCTCTTGTCGATGATGTATCGAAAATAATATATGGAATCGTTCATGATTACACTGAAAAATATCATGACAAGAGTGAAGAACAAAAACCAAAGCTTCTGTTTGTCATCGATTCTCTCGGAATGTTACTTACAAAATCGGAGGTGGAGCAATTCGAAAAAGGAGACATGAAAGGTGATATGGGAAGAAAAGCTAAAGCTTTGACTTCTTTGGTAAGAAATTGTGTGAATAAATTTGGTAATCTCGATATAGGTCTCGTGGCAACAAATCATACTTATGCTTCGCAGGATATTTTCGATCCAGAAGATAAAATATCTGGCGGACAGGGATTCATTTATGCTTCTTCTATTGTGGTGGCAATGAAAAAATGGAAGCTGAAAGAAGACGAAGACGGTAATAAAACATCCGAAGTATTTGGTGTAAGAACAAAATGTAAAGTCATGAAAACAAGATTTACCAAACCTTTCAGAGAAGTTGAAATCAAAATTCCCTTCAATACCGGAATGGATCCATATTCCGGATTTTTCGACATTCTGTTGAAAGAAAATATTGTAACGAAAAATGGAAACAAATACCTGTACGTCGATTTGCAAGGAAATGAACACAAGTATTACGAAAAAGAATACAACAGGAACGAAAATGGAATTATCGATCTTATAATTCGAGAAAAATTTTCAAAATGAATATATAAAATTGATATTCGAAAGCTTCGAAAGGAGAAATAAAATAATGGAAATAACTCCGGAATTTCTTGAAGATCTATGGAACAATTTCAAGGATTTGATACCATCGAAACAAAGAACGGAAGTTTGTTATTTGATGTTGAAAACTTTTTTCGATCACAATCTTCTGGATCATCTGACCAAAGAATCATTGTTCGGAATTGATAAACATATGAATTTGGCTGTTGAAAACATATTTCCGGAAGAAGATTCGATTTTCGATGAAAAGTTTTCGGAAGAATGAAAAAAATTTGAAAAGATTTGTAAAATTTCAATAATGCTTTTACAGATTTACAAATAAATTTGCAATTTCGTGCACAATATGATTTATTACGAAAAAAAATGAATTCATACTTTTCAAAATGAAAAAATCATGATAAAAATTCAAGAGAGGAAAAATTTTTTTCCTCTCTTGGATCGATTCGATGATTGTTCATGATTTCGAATTGTCAGTTTTTCTTGTGATATTTCAAGGGAGTAATTTCGAATGTTCTTTTTCAAAAAATTAATAGAAAAAAGTGAATTGGACTTCGACATATTGGCGAAAGCTCTGGAATTCTACGAAGAAGAAATCGAGAAAGCCAAAAAAGATGTAAAGATAACAAACAGTCTCGAAAAAAATGCCATAGAACTTCCCGGTTCCATCGAGTATAGATTTTCACAACTTCAGGATATATGTTCTATTGTAGAATTCATAGAAAGAAGACTCAACAAACTGAAAACAGAAAAACTCAAATATTATCTGGAAAATTACAATAGAAGTTTGACAATAAGAGAAGCAGAAAAATATGCAGAAGGTGAAGATGATGTTTTGGCTCTTTATGATTTACTCAACACGTTCAATTATATAAAAGGAAGATATACGGCAATAATCAAAGCTTTGGACATAAAAGCCTATCAAATAACAAATCTGGTAAAACTCAAAAGCATGAACTTTGACATTTGACGGATTTCTTGTTACAATATTTCCTGAAAGTTCCGAAACTTCCGTGGAAGAAAATTCATGGAGTTCATTCGTAAATCAAATCATGAAGAAGAATCCATTATAGATTTTATCGATTACAAAAACGGATATCTTTTCTTGGAATTGAAGAAAAAAGATTCGAATATTGTAAAAAGTTTCAAATATATGAAATTTTTGACTCCTTATAATCTCAAATTTGTAAACATGGGATACAAAAGTCATGACGACAAGATATTGTGTGTGAAAATATGTAATGAAAATTATTCATATATCAGAAAATTTTTGCTTAAAAATGATTTCGAGAACAAAAACGAATTGATCGACTTCTTGGATCGAAAATACAGAAACGAAGAATTCATGGTTGATTACGACAGAAAAAACAATATAATCAGAATACATACAAATATTTTTCAGTTGAAATATTTTTTCAATAATATTCAACTGTACGAAAGCAACAAAATAAATGAATACGACAATCACGATTTTACAATCTGTTTCAATGAAAAAAACGATGTTTACATAGAATATATCAACAATATTCTGAAAAAAGAAAAACACAAGGAAAAATTCATCAATTACAGAAATTTTGTTTTTAAAAAATACGAAAAATTTTTCAAATTGGAAAAAATTGACGAAAGTGTATCAAAATTACTGACTTTCATGGAGATACACGACGGTAGAATTGTTTCTGTTGGATTCGATTTTTTCAATTATCTTTTGTCCTTGTTTCTATATTCGATAGTGAACAATATGAAAATAAAATTTATTCGGGGAAGATGTTTTCACAAACATGCTTTCGATTTTGTTTGTGAAAGTAAAAACCGACTTTTTTTCGAAAATGAATACGACATGAATATCGACTTTCTCGATTTGAGAAAAATCATAAAACAGGTTCTTTATTTCATAGACAAAGAAATTTCTATTGAAAAAAGTAAAAATTTTACAAATTTGAATTACGATCTATATTATCCTTCTTTTTATTCCAATGATTCGGTTTTCAATCTGGTAAATTTGATGCATCGTCTTCAGGATTACAATTTCGAAGATTTCATCAATAAAGACAGAAGCAACATTTTGCTATCTTTCATAACTCATCAATATAGCATTTATGACAAATTGTTTCCTTGTAAATACAATTCTTTTGTTTTCGATAATGATAACAATCTCGATTTCGATGGTATCATAAAATATATCGTGAATTTCAATATGAAAAAAAGAAATTACAGTTATCTTCCATTTTACAAATTCATCTATTTTGTAGATAAATTGCATGTTGAAAAAGAAAATTGTAATTTATATGATGATTTGGCAGAAAATATATTGGAATTCAATGGAATTATCGTAAATCGATCGGCTCGATCTTGATCGAAAAAATGTGAAATGGAAAAATTCAATATGAAAAAAGTCGAAACAAAAAACAAACCGGATATCAGAAAACTTAGAAAAGATGAAAAGATTTGCAAATTGATAATACTCGATGAAGTCAACATAAAACTTGAAAACGTCGAGACCCATATTCTTTCGAGTCTGAACAAAAAAATGAGTTTCTATGATCCTTCTGCAAAATATCTTCCTTCCTATAAAATAGGACGATGGAACGGAAAAATTTCCTACTTCGATTTGAACGGAAAAAGTTATTTTCATTTGTTGAAAGAAATACTGGAAGTTCTGGATGAATTCAAATACAAAATACAAAAAGAAGACAGAAGACAAAACAAACAAATTTATACTTTCGATGCGATAGATGAAAATTATTTGAAAAATCAGAATATAAAATGGCCAGAAACACATCATTTGGCAGGAAAAGATATTATCTTGAGAGATTACCAAGTCGAAGTTGTAAACTATTTCTTGCAAAGAAGACACGCTGTTCAGGAAGTAGCTACCGGAGCAGGCAAAACCATCATTACTGCAGTTTTGGCAAAAATAGTAGAAAAAGAAGGAAGAACGATCACGATAGTTCCGAGCAAAACCTTGGTCAAACAAACTTACGAAGATTACAAAAATATTGGTCTGGATGTTGGTGTATTTTTCGGTGATCAAAAGGATACTGAAAACAAACATATAATAGCAACATGGCAATCACTTGAAAAAATTCGAAAAAGTAAAAAAGAAGAAGAAGATATATATGAAAAAATTACAAAGAACATGGTTGCAGTGATAGTTGACGAATGTCACATTGCAAAAGCACCTTCTCTCAAAAAAATATTGGGAAACATGTACAAAAATGTTCCAATTCGTTGGGGACTCACCGCTACACTTCCAGAAGAAAATTATCTTTTCTATGCAATAAAATCGTTGATCGGTCCTCCGATAAATTTCATGTCCGCAAATGATTTGCAAAACAAAGGTATTCTGAGTAGTTGTGATGTTCACATTATAGAAATATCCGATGACAAGAAAAATTTCGAAACTTATCAGGAAGAAAAGAATTATCTTTTGAACGATTCGAGAAGACTTGAAATTATTTCGAATCTGATAAATGAAATATCGAATGATGGTAATACTCTGGTTTTGGTCGATTTTGTAAAAACAGCAAGAAAACTTGGCGAAATGACAAAAAACAGCCATGTTGTTACAGGTTCGGTAAAAATGAAAGAAAAAATTGAAAAATTCAACATGATAAAAGAAAAAGACAATGTTGTACTGATTGCAACTTATGGAGTTGCATCGGTAGGAATCAATATTCCAAAAATATACAATATTGTTCTGATCGAAGCAGGAAAAAGCATAATAAGAGTATTACAGAGCATAGGAAGAGGTTTGAGAAAAACACAGGAAAAAAATCATGTCATAATATATGATATTTGTGGTTCTACCAAAAGAAGCAAAAGACATGTCTCGATGAGAAAAGCAATTTACAAAAAAGCAAATTATCCTTTTACATACAATAAAATATAGGAGTAATAAAAATGTTCATATTGAACGAATACAATAAATCCATAAATTTATCGGATTTGACATTTTTGTACAATTTCGATCCGAATCAAAAATTGATGTTTTTTGTTCTCGATTTTGAAGAAGAAAATGTCGATTTCAAATGTTTTCCATTGAAATTCATAGAGAAAAAAACAACCACTCTTGCCGAATTAATAATAAAAGAAAAATATGTGATCAAACTACCAATAAGTTGGCATATTTTGTGCGGTGACAAGATTCATTACGAAAATTTGGAATTTATAAGTATACAAGATCTCATGTCAAGTGATCATACCTGTATTTCAATAAATCCAATAACCAGCTATATTCCAAAATGGCATTCCTTGAGAGTATCCAATATATATCCAAACATAGAATGGCTCAATCCAAAAGTAAAAAACAATCATTACCTGATATATCCTCTTTCGAAAGAGGATAATCCGGAATGTATAATAGTATCAACAGAACAGAATAAAACGAATGTAGAAATATGTGTAAGCAATTTGTTATGAAAAATGATATTTCAGGCTCCGAGTATTTGAGCTTTATCGTTGGCAGGAGGATCGAACGACCAAACCACATCGGAACCTTCGAAAGTTTTGACTCTACGTGCCTGTATCGTTCTTGCAGTTTCCACAACACCACCACTCAAATATACTCTTACCACGGCTTCGCCGGGCTGAGTAACGTTTTGAACAAGAAAACATCTTGTTGTCGTGGTGCCATCAGTGACAATAAATTGTCTCGTTCCGACCTGTTCTACGATCCAAGCGGGAACTTTTCCTGATCCCAAATCTGCAGATACTTTTATTTGCAAACCAGGTTTTGTCGTAGGATTTCCAAAAAATCTTTTATTCAGTGGTCTTCCCATTATTTGAATTCCCTTTGATTGTTGAATTACCATTCATATTTATTTATTTGATTGATAAAAATTTTTTTCTATAATGTGGATAAAGGAAAAAAACATGAATCAACTGTTCGAAAACTGGCAAGAATTTGCTGAAGAAGAAATAAATACAGAAATAAATACAAAGAACGAGAAAAAAAATCATTGGAAATTGTTCAATGATATTCTCGAAAACATTCGACTTTTTCAAACGAACTTTTATGAAGAACTGGAAAAAGAAATTGGAGAACAGGAATTAGCTGAGTTTTGGAAGAAAAATTCATTTTTGATTTTGAAAAACATCTCCTCGTGTATCAAAGAAACAATAAATTTCGAGGAAGCAAAAAAACAAGGAAGAAAAAAAGGTGATGGCAAAGGTAAATGGCCCACAACGATTGACAATATAGAAAAAGTTACTTCAGCTTATGTGTATGTTGTCAATGATATAGTAAATAGAAATTTTTGGGCACTGGTGAATTTTCCAAAAATACAGTACAAACTTTTTTGTATTGTGTCGTATACAATAGCATTGAAATTCAATGAATATATGACTGGAGAAGAAAAATTTTTGCCAATTTTCTCCAAAAAAACAAAAAGAAAAATGAACAAGGAAGACAAAATAAATTATTTCATTGAAAACAAATTTCCAGAGTTGAAAAAGGAAGAAAAAAGCATTCTTGAAAAAATTTTGAAAAACAGCGTAGAATTGAGAAAAATGATAGAAGAATACATAGAACAAGAAAATGCTTGATACGGAAGCCAATTACCTTCTCCAGAAATCGAGAGATTGCAAGAAGTACAATCTTGCCAAATAGAAATTTCAAGCATTCTGAAAAGAATGAAAAGACTTGAGTGAACGAACAACGCGGCCCGATAACGATGTCAGCCAATCATAAGGAAAAACGATGAATCTGAATTTCGAAAGAGGCAATTCAATCGAACGTTCGAAATGGAGAATCTGTCATATGGCAGGTTTTCTCAAAAAGAAAATCAGCCTCCATAAATTGTCGAATGGACAGAAGTTATACATTCAATTGCAGATTTCTGGCATATACAAGACGACGAGACCAAATTCAACCGGCTTCTGTTTACAATTTCTCCCGTAACTGAAATCGAAGATTTTCTTGTGGGAGGATTCATGAAAAAAGATGTGAAACAGGTCGAAAGTCGAAAAAGAAAAAAATTTGTTTGTTTCATGTGCAAAAAGGAATTCTTCTACGAAAAATCATTGATAAATCATGTCAATGAAAAATGCAAAGTCAGAAAAGTCATAGAAAATATACATTACAATGAAAAAAATGGTACAGGTTACGATTTGTTCGTTACGGTAAAAGAATATAAAAATCAATTGACAAAAAATAAAATCACCATAGACAAATATGCCAAAAGTCAACTCTTTCATTTTTTCGAAGATTTGAACAAATGGTTGAATGAAATTTTACCAGAAAATGACAATATAAAAAACGTAAAGAAAAAATATGTTATCTATTGTCTCGATAAAAAGATCAATTTTCGTTTTTGGAAAAAAAGAAACAATATTGAAAAATTCATGAAAATTCATTATTATAAAAACAATTTGGAAGAAGAGTTGAATTATTCGTTGAAATTCATCAAGACCTTTGTCGAAAAAACCAGTAATTTCAAAAAAGGAAAAATTGACAAAAATATTATCGAAATATACTTCGACTCTCCATATTATGTAATACTGCAACATATAATATCCAAAAAAATCAGTCCTGTTGTCATGTTCGGTACGTTGGAAGGAAAAAAGTTTCTACAGGAACAAAATGAAGAAACATTGAATTTGTTCAAGAAACAAATAGGAAAATTCATGTTCGAGAAAATCAAATTGAAAGCCAATTTCAACAAGAAAATCATCGAAGATCATGTTTCGAAATTTTTAGGAGAAATCGATGAGTGACAAAAATCAATATAAAACGAAAATTCAAGAAATAAAAGACAGAGAAAAACAGAAACATAATTTCGTCAAAAACGACAATCATGAAATTGAAAATCTGAAAAAACAATTGAATGAAATGAAAAGAATTTTGGACATGCAAGATAGAAAAATAAAAAGAATGGATTCGGAAATTTTTGTCATGAAAAGAAAGGAAAGAGAAATGCAGAGAAAAATTCAGAATTTGGAAGAGAAAACAAAATGGATTCAATAAAAACTTTCGAAAGGGAGAAAAAATAAAATGATATCATATTACCTCAACGATCTCGATAGTAATTCGGAATATGTAATAAGTTTGAACAGTGAAGAAAAAAAATCGATCTTGAATTTCATGGAAGAAATGAAAAACAAATTTGCTCATATGGATTCTGAAATCAAAAAAAGAGTTTTCGATGAAAAAGATCCAAAAAAGATCTTGCAATTTGTGGTATCTTACGCCAACATGTATATGCAACTGGATAGTAATGAAAAAAGACGGAATTTCGATAATGAAATTACAAAAACTTTTGTATTTTTCTGTGCCTTGTTTGCGGTCTCCTATGAAATGACAACAGGAATTCATCCTTTATCAGTAGTAATAAACAAATACGATAACTACTTTTCATGCAGTATTTCATCACATTGTACTTTTGTGGATAACTGAAATGGATATCGATATCGATATCAAAGATCGTAACGATCTTCTCGAAAAATTGAACAATTACATAAACGCTTCTGTAATCAAGAAAAACAATGTATCGAAACATCCTTCCGGAATTTATTTGCAAGATATTCCAGTCGATCCAGAAACAGATTTGTCATCTATTTCCTATGAAAAAGCTGAAAAATTTGGTTTTTACAAAATAGATATTCTGAACAATTATTCTTATTTTGACATTGAAACTCCAGAAGAACTCGATTATTTGCTGAATATGACTCCTGATTGGAATCTTTTGAAAAGAAAAGATATTGTGCAACAATTACCACATATTCACAATTATTATGACGATCTTCAAAAATTTCAGGTCGGTAATATTCACGAATTGGCAGCATTTTTGGCCATAATTCGTCCCGGAAAAAGCTATCTCAGAAAAAAACCAAAAGACATGGCAATGAAAGAGGTATGGAAAAAATCAAAAAATGAAAATGCTTATTTCTTCAAGAAAAGTCACGCATATGCCTATGCATTGATGATTGTCGTTAAAATGAATCTTCTTTCACTGAAAGAAAAAAATTAATACAAGGATATTATTTTGGATTTTGTTTTGATTTGCTCGATGTAGAAAAGAGGTCCATCGTAACAAACTATTCCATTCCATGAAAAATTTTTCAGTGTTTTTCGAAAAAGTAGATCCCATTTTGTGTAAAAAAAATTTATGGGAAATTTTCTGTTACTTTCCCACCACCAATTCTCTCCTATTTTCAAGAATAAAATTCTTGCTTTATGATCTTTGATTTCTGTGTACAGATAAATACTCAAAAACTCTTTTGTGGATTTTTGAATAATACCATAGTACAAATCATCATTGTAGATCAAAAACGAAAGATATGAAAATTTTTTTCTCAACATCAAAAATTTATTATAATCATCTTCACACAAAATTTCTCTGAACTTTTTATATTTTTCCTCCTCGATCATTGCATTCCGGCCCTTTTTCCTTATTGGCAGAAATAAATACTTGAAACTATTTACAATTATTTAATGACAAAGTTGAAAAAATATGAAAAAATTTCTATATTTAAACAGACAAATAATAAAGCTTACTCTTGGAAAAATCGGGAGAGATAAAATGAATTTCAATTGGGGTGATTCTGACACCATAATTTACAAAGGTTATGATAACATAATCGAATTCAGTATAAAAGATATTGACAGAAGACCCGTCAAAATTGAAACGAACAAATTTTTGGAAGCCAAATTTTTCGATCTGATAACCGGAGAATTTCTGTTTTCGAAACCTCTTGAAGTTGTCGATTCTTCGAGAGGAAGATATAAACTCAAAATCGATCCTCGTGATTTGTTCAATATCAATGCTTCTACCTTGAAATATGCGGTTACAATGATCGATGATGTTACAGGCGAAGAGATACCATTGGCAAATGATTATTCCGGAATTTCATGGGGTTATTTACAAATCAATGACAATATAGATTTGAAACCGATAAATTCGATTGTCATAGACGAGTTGACTCCGTTTACCAGAATGAACAGTTCCCATATTCCGGAAACATGGTTAACTACAGGAGCAATAAGAGGCACCATTCAGAGATCCGCATCGAAAAATTTGACAACAGTAGCAATTTATTTCGATAATTTCAGTGGAATTTTCAAAGCAGAATCTACTTTGGAGGTCGAAGTTCCTTCGAACATGAACGTCCCGTCTCTATGGGACGAACTTTTGATATCAGGAACAAATACAGAGAAAATATACAACTCTTTCACTGGAATCGATGCTTTCAATTTCTATGGAAATTTCAATTGGTTCCGTTTGATTTTCAAACCGGACGTGAACAATTCCGGTAAAATTAAGAAAATTATAGTTGTTTGATTTTTTCGTTCGAAAAAATTTTTCTTGTAAAATTTCAATTTTCGATTGTTCGACAACTTTTTTACCTATCATGCGTAAATTTCATAATATTTGAATTTTTTTCCGAAAAACAGTAAAATGATTTTGTGATAAAGAATTCTGCTTCGACCTGTTTCATTCCATTCCGAAAATCAAAAATTCGAAAATGATATGATACTACATGATGTTCTGTTGAAAAACATACCAAATTTGATGTACACGGACAATTGGAAAAGAATCAATTGTCCTTTTTGTGTTTATCGAGGAGAAACAAAACCGGATAAAAAGAAAAGTGCATCTTACATCGTAAATTACAATGGAGAAATAAAATATCATTGTTTTCGTTGTAAAATAACATTCTATTGGAAACCTTATTCGCCCCTCAATTCGAAACACGAAGAATTTCTCGTATTATTAGGTTTGAATGTCGATGATATCAAAAGAATATCCTTTGAAATACTAAGATATTCGATTACGGAAAATAACAGTGAAACAAGAAATAATTCCAAAATTGAATTTTCCTTGACTTTGAAAGAAGAGAAATTCGAACTGCCAAAGGAATCCAAGACCATTGAAAAATGGTTGAATTTGAATTGTGAAAACAGAAATTTCATCGATACGTGCAAATATCTGATTGAAAGAGGAGAACATTTATTGAATTCTTACGAATATTATTGGACACCTTATGTGAAATTTACTCGATCCTTGATTTTACCCTTTTTCAAGAATGGAGAAATTGTCGGTTTTACTGCAAGATACATCGATTCGACAAAAAAACAGAAATATTTCATGAAAAGACCAAAAAACTTGTTTTTCAATTATGATATTCTTTTTTCCGATCAGGAATATGTTTTTATTGTCGAAGGTCCTTTCGATGCAATTTCCGTAAATGGCATAGCTGTTTGTGGAAGCAAGATAAATAAAGAACAAATCGAATTATTGAAAAAATTCGACAAAGAATATATCGTAGTTCCTGACAGATTGAAAACTGTTACGAATTTTATCGAAGTTGCAGAAGAAAACAATTGGTGGATAAGTGTTGTTCCTTATATTCATTACAATAATAATCCAATATGGGAACCAGATATCAAGGATTGTGCCGATGCCGTAAAAAAATATGGAAAATTGTATACAATATATTCTCTCTTGGAAAACAAAAGTAAAAATTACATAAAAAGCAAGATCATTTATAATTCATTGAGAGAAAATTGATGGAAACAAGTAAAGAAAAACAAAGATTATTGATAGAATTTCTGTTGAAAGACCAAGATTCTTTCATAAAGTGTCTGAAAATCGTAAAACCGAAGTATTTCGATGGAATATACAAAAACGTTGTCAGTTTCATCATGGATTTTTCCTCGAAATACAATTCACTTCCAACAGATGAAGTGCTTTATTCCGAATTTTCAAATCTGGAAAAAGTAGATTTATCAAAAGAAAAAATTGTAAAACAAAGAGAATATTTTCTCGAAGAACTGGAAAAATTCTGTAAAACCAAAGCTTTGATGCATTCCATTCTGGAATCTTCGGAAAAAATAGAAAAAGGAATATTCGAGGGTATCGAGCAAAGTATCAAAGATGCTTTATCTGTCAAATTCGATTTCGATATTGGTTTGAACTATTTCGAATCCCCGAAAGAAAGAATCGAAAAATTACTCAATAACAACAACACCATATCTACGGGTTGGAATACAATAGACAAAGTTCTCTATGGTGGTTTGAACAGAGGCGAAATAACAATATTTGCTGGCAATTCCGGTGAAGGAAAAAGTTTGTTTTTACAAAATATTGCAGTAAATTGGATATTGGGACCGAAAATAAACAAAAAAATTTCAAAAGGACTGAACGTTGTATATTACACATTGGAATTGTCCGATCTGTTGGTTGCATCGAGAATCGATGCAATGATTTTGAAAAAATCTACAAAAGAAAACTTTCGAAATGCTGAAGCCGTTGATATGTTTCTGAAACATCTGAAAAAAGATCCCAACGTTGGCAATTTGGATATAAAAGTTCTGCCAGCCGGAGCAAACATAAATGATCTCAGGTCTCATTTGAAAGAGTATGAAATACAACGTGGATATTTACCTGATGCAATAATTGTCGATTATCTGGATTTGATGTATCCATCGAACAAAAAAGTCGATCCGAGCGATTTGTTCATAAAAGACAAATTTGTTTCCGAAGAAGTAAGAGGATTGGCTGTAGAAAAAAACATTTTATGCGTCACTGCAAGTCAGTTGAATCGTTCTGCCATAGATGCAGATGAACATGAAATGAGTCATATTGCCGGTGGTATCAGTAAAATAAATACAGCAGATAATGTCATAACCATCAAAAGACTTACCAAAGACGAAAAATACAAAATCAAGTTCATCAAAACTCGTAGCAGTTCTGGTGTAGGAAAAGAAATTGTAATGAATTATGATCCTCTTTGTATGAGAATCGATGATTCTCCAGACTATGATGAAGAAGAACATGAAGAAAGAAATTCACTCTTGATAAAAAAGTTTGTTTTGAAAGAAACACACAATCGAAATTCAGAAAAAACAGATAATACAATTATGGAAAAAAACACAAATTCAGATGATGAAAACGGTATCGAAGAAGAAGTTCGAAATGTTGTAAATGCAAAAGATTTTGAAAAAGAAATAGAAAACATGATAGAAAACAAAAGAATAAAACAGAAAAGTGACAAAAAAACAATTGATAAAAAAAATACATTATATTCGAAAAATATTAGTAATATAAATAGTTTAGAAGAAAACGACACAAGTTTGAAGAATATTCTGAAAAAAATTGATTTCTTGTAAGGAAAAAAAAACAAAAAAGAAAAAAATGAGATCATTATTAGAAGAACTGGCAGATATAAAAATACCAAGAAAAGATCTGCTTATAAGTTCGAAAGCAAAAAATATAGTAGAATCTACCATAAATCTTTTCGACTCCATTCGTGAAGAATTTGGAGATGAAAATTGTGATATTCTTCTTTCGAAGTTTATTTTATCGGTCAAAAAAGGCGATTCTGAAAAATTTATCAAAAAACTGGACAAAATCATAAAAGAATATTCGAAAAACAAAAAGGTATGAAAATGAGAGATATTCTGGACAAACTCGAATCGATTCGTAACTCTGAATTATATGTAAATGAAATAGACATGAAAAAATTTTGTTCCATTCCAAAAGTCAAGGAATGGCTGGATGCATGTACGGAAATTATGAAAAAAAGAATTGAAAATGGAGAATATCCTATAGATGTTATCAATGATCTTGCAAGACAATATTCCAGTTTTTTCGATCATTCATATGATACTTTTGCATTTGCCAGAGATGCATTGGATCGTAGAGCATGGGAATTGGGTTTGAGATATACTTGTGACGAGAACGACGACAGTGTTTATTCGGATATAAAAAGACATGCTGGCATAGAAAAAACGGAAAGAAAAGAAAAAGTTTGTGAGCAAGGAAGCACTATCGAGAAAATCAAGAAACTTTTGGATCCAAATGTATGGGAACAAAAAGCAATAGAAATAGAATCGAGAAGAATTGCCGAAGATTTGTGGTCGTATTTTCAAAAATTGGTAAGATCGATAAACACTGCAAACATAAAATTCAGATTACCTGGCTCCAAAGACAGTGAAAGTATGAATTTGGAAATTTTCAAAGAATATCTTATCAATGAGAAAAATCTGGATCCGTTTTTCGTAAATTTCTATTATGACAAATTTACAAAAGACAACAAAGTATTAAAAGACGAGTTGACTGCTCCATTACCACAAAGTTTACCTTTGATTCGAGATTTCATTTTTTATATTGCAAAAGAAATTGCTGTTCGTAGAGGATGGAAAAAAGTTTTGAAAGGAACATACGATAAAAATATTGATGACAAATTGGCAGCTGATATGAAATCGGTAACTCGACAAACTCAACAAACTCGACAAACTGAAAAATCATCATCAAGTGCAAAATCGAAAGAAGATTTACTTGACTCCTTGAGAGAAGATATAAAAAAATATATCAGTGTAAACGAAATCAAAAAATACGAACCTGTTCAAATATTCATTTTGATAAAAAGAAGAAAGGAAATAAGAAAAGAGATTTTCGATAATATACTGGGAAATCCAAAATGTTTCACTCCATTCAATCTCGAATTTATGGCAGAAGTTTTCAAATGTTTGGGAAAAGTAATACAAGAAGAACTAAACAACAAGAAATTCAATGACGACAAATTTTACAAATGTTTGTATTCCTTGAAAAAATGTATACAAGAATGAAAAATTACAAAAACAACAAGGGGGATATATTGATATGTTTTTGAAACATTTGACAGAAGGACTTGTACATATAGAAGATCTGCCCGTTTTGGATTTTCTGGAAACAATAAAAAAAATCAACGAATTCGAAATAACTGAAAAAATAGATGGTGCAAATATAATATTTGGTTTCGACGAAAATGGCAAATTTTATACTTCCAGAGAAATGAAAGGTGGTAAAAGATTTTACAATGAAAAAGATTATCCTTTGAAATTTTGGACAACAGGATTCAGAAGTGCTCATCTGGCTCTTGAAAAAGTCTTATTCGATATATTGAATAAAATAGTATATCCCGGTGATTCTTTCGTGGCTGAAATACTATTCGGAGAACTTCCCAACACTGTTCCTTACAAAGGCGATGAAAATCAGGTAGTATTGTTGAATCCATTTTCTGCTCAGAAAGAAAAAGAAAAATTACAAGACAGATTTGAAAAACTGGTCGATTATCTGAAAGGAAAAAGAGTCGAGGTCGTATTGGACGTTCCTTTTACAGACGATGGAAAAACAATCAGAAAAATTGCAGAAAAACATGTCTGGTTGTTCGATGTTACGCCTAGAATAAACCCGAATATTATCGATAAAGAACATTTGAGAAATGTTTTGGAAAAGAAAATAAGGAACATCGAAAATTATCTTTCACATCCTTCCAACATAAAAGGACTGAATAACATAGACATCATTTCCATTCCACTGAATAGAAAACCAAACAACATCGAAAGAAATGATTGGGAAATTCTGAAAGAAAAGATAAAAGAAGAAAAAAACAGAATAAAAGATCAGATAATGCAAATGAAACTCAATATCAAGGAAGATTTGTTGAATCATTTCGTAAGAAATCTCGAAAGCAAATTTGGTCCGAAATTCGAAGAAGGTGGATGGATAGAAGGAGTAGTATTCCGGGATCGAATTACAGGAAAAAGTTTCAAGTTGGTAGATAAAGATATTTTTACAGAATTGAACAAATTCAACTGGAAAGTAAGATCATTACTGAAAGACAGTAATTTATCCAAAAAAACCGGTTCTTATTTCTCCAAAATTGTATCCAGAATATCGAATGTTCTTGGTTACAAACCAATAGAATTGAGAAATAAAATAAAGAATCGGGAAAGAATAGAAATAAACAAACCCGTAGATGAAGTCAAAAACAAAATAAAAGAAATTCTGACCAAAGCAATCAAAGCACTCGATGCAATGTTGGAATATTACAAAAGAAACAGAAACAGAATCAAAATATATCTCGAAAAAATAGACAGAACGTTCGAATATACCAATGCTCAACACAGAAAAACGTTGGAAACTTTTGCAGAATTTCGAGCAGATTTGGAAGAAATGTTGAAACAACTTGATAAAGGTAAAAATATCGAAGATGTTGTTTTCATACTTTTTTCGGGAAAAGAAAAACTGGTTGAAAAAAGATATTCGAGAAACTTGCTGAAAGAAGGAGGAAACGTCTTTCCTGAAACAGTGAAAATAGAAAAAAGCAAAATATTACCAACTCTTGAAAATTTGTCCAAAGATCTCGATATACCTTTCGAAATTCTGAAAAACAATCTTCTTGGAAGTGCTTTTGTAAAACAGATATCGAGTGATATAGATATCGCTCTTCCGGAAAGCATGTATGATGAAATTAAACAAAAAGTAAAAAATTCGAATTATGCACATAAGATATTATCATCGATGATACATCTGAAATATCCTGTAGCAGGAACAAAAGATCATGTTCAGATCGATTTGATATTTGGTGATGTAAATTGGTTGAAATCGTATTATGTAAGTCCAATCGAAGAAGAATTCAAAGGAGCTCATCTCAACTCACTGTTAGGTTCCATAGCAAAATTCTTGGACAGAAAGGTTTCTGAAGAAAAAATAGATGGAATTCCCGTACGAATAGAAAGATGGAGATACAGTCCAAAAGACGGATTGATCAGAATAATTTCCGAAATAAGAACAAAAGATGGAAAACCTTTGAAAAACAGAAAAGATACGATAATTTCCCCAGAAATCAAGGACAAGAACAAAATAGCCAAAATTTTGCTCGGAAATGATGCAAAAGCCGAAGATCTCAAAAGTATCAAAAGAATAATGGAATTACTGAGAAAAAACAGAAAAAATATTGTCGATGATGTAATGAAAGAATGGAAAGAATCGATGGAATCGAGAAATCTTTACAAAGAAATACCATGGTAGAAAAGGAAACAATAAAATGAGGTTGGTAGAATTATTCGAAGATATTCTTTATGAAACATCCACTGCCGGAAGTACATCTTCCGGAAATGTCGCTACGTTGACTTTCCCTCTTGGTTCTGCTGGATTTTCGAATGAATATTGGAGAAGTATATACAATCATCGTGAAAATTACGATAAAAGAAAAGAAAATGAAAAAACCAAACAAAAAAATTCGAAAATAAAAGGTTTATTGATAAAAAGATTTTGAAAAATAATAAATATTTACAACCAAACTATTTTTCAGGAGAAATAAAATGGTAGAAAGAGTACATGGAGCCGCGGTACCAAAAGAATTCTTGACCAAAGATATGGATTTCTTTTTACTCCGTACTTTGGTCGATATAACTCCGACTGGTAATTTTGCAGATACTTCACAAAAAAATTTCGAAAAATTGATCGAGATAATCAGTACACGTGCACAGCCAGTCATTATTGGAAGTGTAACTACAACAACAGAAACAGATCCACTCGATCTTCCAGCTGCAGCAGGTCTTGGACCTGTTCCAGTCTATAATTTCAGATTTGCCATCGAACATCCGGATGCATGGACAAGCCCGGATATATCACTTGAAGAGTCACTTCATGGAATTGCAGGGTTTGTTTATACAACCCCAACCGTCAACAACAACGTTTCTGTCGTTTTGACTCAGTTTATGATATAAAATTATCATAATAAATCAATTTTCGAGGAGGAAGATGTAATTTACATCTTCCTCCTTTTTTTTTCATAAAATAAATATTTGAAATTAAAATATCGGGAAAGTCGAAATGGTACATTTGAAAATAGAAAACGCAAAAATAAAAATAAACAATTCTTCCTTCGGTCTTTTTTTGATGGAAAGATTGAATTTTTTCAATATTTCCGTTCCTGTAAATGACATCTTTTTTTCTTTAGGAAATCAAAGTACGTATCCAATGGATTTGTATTTCAGAGACGATGGTACAAAATTGTATGTGCTCGATTATGATACCAATACAATTTATTCTTATACTTTGAGTATTCCGTGGGATATTACCACGGCAAATTACGACAATTCGAGTTTTACTTTAGGACCAGAAGATTCGTATTTTACCGCAATGTTTTTCAAGAATGATGGCACAAAATTATATACACTCGGAAATGACAACAAACAAATTTATTCTTATACATTGAGTATTCCTTGGGAAATATCTTCAGCAAGTTATGATGGAGTAAATTTCTATTTTGGTGATGAAGATACTTTGGTTTATTCATTGTATTTCAAACCCGATGGAACAAAAATTTATATTGCTGGACAAGACAATTCGAATATTTACTCCTATACATTAAGTATTCCATGGGATATTTCTACCGCTTCTTATGATGGTTTTGGTTTTTCAGTAATTTCGGAAGATTTGTTTCCGGAAGAAATATTTTTCAAACCAGATGGTACAAAGATGTATGTAATCGGGGATGACAATGATAGAATTTACTCATATACATTGAGTACTCCATGGAATATTTCTTCGGCAAGTTACGATGATGAAAGTTTTTTCGTTGGTGGACAAGATTGGGCAAGTTTTTCATTTTTCTTTCGTAATGATGGAAGTCGAGTATATGTTTTGGGTTCGAATCAAGCACAAATTTTTTCTTATAGTTTGAAAAATTCTTGGGAAATTTCTACTGCAAGTTACAACATTGAAAACTTTTATGTTGGAAACGAAGATAAAACACCAGAAGAAATATTTTTCAGATCGGATGGTCTCAAGATGTATATTTTGGGTTCTACGACTGCAAAAGTATATTCGTATACTTTGAGCACTCCATGGGAAGTGGATACTGCAACATATGATGGTTTGGAATTCTATGTTGGAAGCGAAGATTCGAATCCTACTTCATTGTTTTTCAAAACAGATGGTACTAAAATGTATATTCTTGGTTCTACAAATACCAGGGTATACTCCTATACCTTGAGTAATGCATGGGATATATCCTCGGCAACATATGATGGTTTGGATTTTGATGTCGGAAGTGAAGAATCATTACCTTTTGGATTATTTTTCAAATTCGATGGTACAAAAATGTACATAACTGGTGATTCTGAAGGAATATATTCTTATTCTCTTTCCAGTTCTTGGGATATTTCGACTGCAACTTTCGATGGTTATGGAGATTCTTTGTACATTGAAAATGAAGACTCTACTCCAAGATCGATATTTTTCAAACCAGACGGAAAAAAAGTATATGTGGTCGTATTCGATGCTTTCAATAATATTGTTGCTTCATACACACTTGGAACTCCATGGAATCTTGGTAGTGGAACATATGATAACAACATTTTCTACATCAACACTTACAATGCTTTTCCTACCGGAGTTTTTTTGAAGAACAATGGAGAAAAAATTTATATAACCGATTCTGCCAATGGTTCAATTCTTCATTCGAGTACAATAAAACCATTTGAATTGAATTTTCCTTTCATTATCGAAAACAGTTTGGATTTGTTACCATTTTTGGGTGATTATCCTATAGATTTATTTTTCAAACCTGATGGTACCAAATTTTATATCATAACTGCTTTCAATAAAACCATACGTTCTTATACATTATCTTCTCCATGGAATATTTCCACTGCAATTGATGATGGTACGAGTTATTCTATTACACAAGATTTCTTGCCCACAAGTATACGTTTCAAACCCGACGGAACAAAAATGTATATTCTTGGATATAATAATCGTAGTATATATTCTTACACTTTGAGTATACCATGGAATATTTCTACAATAACGTATGATAATGTAAGTTTTTCTGTAGATACGGAAGAATTACAACCAACTGGCATGTTTTTCAGACCTGATGGAAAAAAATTTTATATAGTGGGAAGAACGAGTCGAAAAATACATTCGTATACATTGAGTTCTGATTGGAATATTTCTACTGCAACTTATGATAATGTCTTTCTCGGAATACATGATTATGGATTAGCAGATATCTATTTCAATGATTCAGGCAATGTTATCTATGTCATACAACCAGATTTGATACGGCGTTACGAATTGAAAAATTTCTGGGATTTGTCTTCGGCAAAATTGAAATACGTCAATGCTTATGGTGGAGATTCCGTATTCGTACGTCCTGATGGAAAAAGATTGTATAGAATTTACAAGACAATAATTTATTCACACAAACTTTATTGATTTGTCTTTTCGAAAATTCAATCATTTTTACCTTTTGTTTCATAAATATTCGAAAAAGGAAAATTACAGATGATCGATGTATTGATAAGAAATCCTCATTTCATGATAGAAAGATCGATAAACGATGATTTTCTTTTCGAATGGTTTCAATTGAAAAATCTTTTGGAAAAAAATTCGGTAAAATATGAAAATAAAGATGATTTTATTTTGTTGTCCATTCCGGAAAATTTACAAAATGAATTTTTCAGACTGCAATATATACAAAAAATGTTTTTGAAAAATAAAAACATAAACAAAAACAAGATTGTCATTTCAGGAGAAAATTTGGAAAATATGAAAAATGAAATTTCGACATTTCTGGAAAAACAGAAAATTCAACAAAAGAAAATAAAATTTTTCAAATCGAATGATTTTGAATTGGTAATAATTCACTGTGAAAATTCTGTCGAAAATGATCGAGTGTTTTTTGATTTGAACAATATCATCGAAAAAAACGAAAATAATAAAATCGAAGCAATTGAAAAAATCAGAAAAACCAGAAAAACGACAAAAAAAGAAAATACCGAAAATTCGAAAAAGGAAAGAAAGGTAAAAAGAAAAATAAAATTCAATACAAAAACTTCATGAAATTGATCGTTTTTTGATGAAAATTGCAAATTTTCGAGGTTGAAAATTCATGAAAAACTATGAAATTACCAAAATTCCTGTGATTTTTTCGAAACACGAGAATATTGCTTTGGATATCGATCATACTCTTATTGGTTGCAGTAAAGTCAAGGAATTCATATGGGAGTATTTGAAAAACAACAAAGATAAACATGACATTCATTTGATAACTTTCAGATACAATGAATATTTTGAAAATGCTTTCAACGATATAAAAAACGAATCCGGACTCGACGAATCATATTTCAAAAGTATAACAGGTTTGCCGAAAAAATACATAGAAGAATATGAAAAAATTGTAAATAACAATTACATTCTCGACAAACAAAAAAACAATATTGAAATTGTAAATCAATTGAAGGAATGGAAAGGAAAGATTGCTTTTCGAAAAAATTGCAGAATTCTAATTGACGATTTGAGTGAATATGTCATAAATGGTTGCATAAAGTATGCAATAACCTATTATCACCCTGATGAACTTTTGTTTTGATTTTTCAATCATTTTTTTCAACTATTAAAAAACATTTTATAAAAACAACAAAAGTTCCATTTTCATTTTTCTCTATTTCCAAGCAATTCATATTTCTCGATTCGAAAAAATTTTCAATAAAATTGAAATGATCGTAATTCGTCTTCAATTTTATTATTCCAAAATCGACCGAAGTATTTTTTACAAGATGTTCCAGATTTTCTCTTATATGATTTGCCGTTTTCAGATCATAAGCATCGCCAACATAAATTTTTCTGTCATTGAAATTCATGAAAACCGGATACAGATACAGGTTTTTGTTCGTGTCAAAATCGAAATCAATTGAAATTTTTTCGAAAAACAGGGAACCAGAATATAGTATATCCATCATTTTGTTTTTCTCCTTATTGTAATTTTTGTGCAAAACCCTCATGTTTCGAAAGTCCGAAAATTTTTTTCAAAAAATGTTCATGATAAAAGAATCTGCAAAAAAATTTCATCTTCGTTTTTTTTGAACTTTATTACATAAACATGAATGTACCAAAATTTTTTTTCTTTTTCTTTTGCTTCTTTGTAAAAATCCTGAAAATAACTTTTTTTCAGTTTTTCCTCTTCAAGTTCGATGTTTGTAAATTTTTTTTTACTGAAGACAATATCGAAACATTTTTCGTCTGAAACTTTGATGAGTTCATTTTTTGGAAAGTAGAATTCTCTGACAATTTCAGAATTTACAATAAAACATTGCTCGTCTTCGAATTTGTGAAGAAAATCGTAATAATTACCATGAACTTTTTCATAATGAAATTTGTCGACAAAAAATTCGTTTATTTCCTGAAAAACGAAAACGACATGATATTTTTTTTCGAAAGAAAAGATTTCATCAATGGTTCTATAATAAAGATAAGAATTCAAGAGATTGAAAATTCGATTGTATTTCAACGATTCGAAAAAATGATGACGAATAAGATTTTCTTTGACAAAATGTGAAATTTTGATCATTGTAAAATAACATGAAAAAACAATGAAAATTGACAAATATAACAAAAGTACGATATTCGAATTTTTCTGGAAGAAATACATGGAAAAAATAAAAGTAATGGCCATGAAAAACAAAAAGAACGAAAAAAATTTCGAAAAATCGAAATTGGAAATTTTCAAAATTGTACTCAAAATTGAAATTTTGATTTTGTTTTTACATATTTCCCTATTGTTTTCATCTTTCCATGTATAACCATGATTTTTCAGAAAACAGTATATAATTGAATTTTCGATTTTATTTTTATTGAGATAATGTTCGAATTGTTCGAACAGAAAATCGTTCAAACAATAAAATTTCTTCATGTTGTTTTCGACTTCGAAATCATAAACGTGATTCATTGTCTGAAAACTTGGTACTTTTTTCAATTTTCACAAATTCGAGAAAAATTTGCAATCGAAAAAAATTTCCCGTTGCATTGTCAGAATAAAGAAGAAAAAACAAGAAGTCAATATCAAAAATTCATCAAATCCAACAAAATTCTGTTTTCATGTTCTTTCAATTCAATTACATACAAATGTAGATACCAGAATCTTTTTTCATTCTGTTTCGCTTTTTCGAGAAAATCCTGAAAAAACATTTTCTTGAAATTGAAATGTTTACTATTTTCGGAAAAGAACGATCTTCGAAGAAAAAAGAATTCCTTATTCATGAAAACAATATCGTACTTGTTTTCATTCAAAAAAGGAACAAGTTCTTTTTTGGAGAAGAAGAAATTCTTTACATTTCTATTTACATCGTCGAATCGATCAATTTCTTCGAAAACAAAAACAAGATGATATTTCTTTTCTTCTTTCAAAATTTCGTAAATGTTTTTGTGATTCAAAAAGTTCAAAAAATAATCGAAAATAATTGTAAAATCGTTGTATTTCAATGAAATGAACAAGAAATAAAAAACATAGAAATGAATCAAATTCATCAATTTCGTTACGATCAGAAATTTTTTCAAAATGTCGAACAATATTTGAAATCTGTCTTTATTGTTTTCCTCTTTCGATGCAAGATAAAATCTTTTCAGAAAAAAACGAACAATACAACAACTTTTCGATTTTTTCTCGTCCATATAGAAGAAAAATTGTTTCAAAAAGAATTCTTTCAAATCACATTTTCTTTTTACAATGCTTTTCACGTAATATTTCCCGTTCTCAAAAACGAAGAAAACTCGTATTCTTGTAAATTTCTACACAAGAAAAGAAAATCTGTCAAGCAGGTTTTTTCTTTACAGAAAATGATTTTCATTCCAGTTTTTTTTTTACATTAAATCGCAAGTAACTGAAATCATTCTGTTCGAACTGAAATTAGAAACAAAACAAAAAAACACTTCAATCAAGAAAGTGAATGGAATGCAATTTCGAAAAAAACCCACGAACCAATCATGGACAAATGTTTTGCTTTCAAATATACTCGAAACGAGTAATTGACATTTTTATTTTATTACTGTATTCTTCTTTTGTCGAAAAGGGAGAAAAAAAATGAATGAAGTTCTCAACAATACTCAGATCGAGAAAGTTCGTTCACTTGTAAAATATGGAATTGATACTTTGGAACAAATCAAGGAATTGAGAGAAAATCTCAGCGAAGAGATTAAAAAAATCGAAGAGGAAACCGGATTGAGTAAAAAAATTCTCAGAAAAACAATTCGTGTCATGTTTACTGTCAAAAACAAAAACAACATGTTGCTACTCGAAGAAGAAAAAAACATTATCGATATCGTCGAATCTATTATGGATTGAAATTGAAAATCGAAGTTAGATTCGATAAAATGTCGAATTTGCTCGAAAAACTTTCCGATATTTCATCGAAATTCTGGTCGATAAAAATAACTTTTATCGAAAATGAAGATGACATTGATGATGAATCTGAAAATTATGGAAACATGAAAAAATTTTTCGAAACATTTTCAATGGAAAAAAAATCATACGAGTATGGTATAACTTTTATTTTGAAAAAAGAAATATACGAATTCAATTATGAAAATGTAATTTTGCCAATCTTGACTTTATATAAAACGATTGTTTACGATGAAAAAAATGACGATACTCTGGAAATTGTTATTTTGTTCAAAACCTTCGAAGACAGAGAAAAAGCTTATTTCAAGTTGATTTCAAAACCCGTATCTATCGAATAGTCCGAAAATTTTCTTTTCGACTTTTCATGATATTTTTACAGATAATCTGCAACTGAAATTGTGAGCAATTTACTGTTTTTCGTTTTTCGAAAACAAACTTCTGAATACGTTCCAGATTTCTTTTCTGTTTCTTATAACAGACATTTGAAGAATTGGATTATTGATCTTTTTGTAAGTTTTCCACAAACTTGTTTCTCCCCGTATCGTATTCATGTTCCAGATATCGTAATTGGAATATCTTGTATCAATTTCTATATAAGCAAAATACTGACATATGTCCAAAATTTTATTTGTCAAAGCAATAACTTTGGAATTGTCTGTCTCGTAATTGTCACCATCGGAACTTTGAGAAAAATATATGTTCCATTCTTCTGGCGAATATCTTTCTTCTATTATTTTCAAAGACAGTTCGAGAGCAGAACTGACAACCGTACCACCTGTTTCTTTCTTGTGAAAAAAGTCTTCTTCGTTTGTTTCTTCTGCAACAGAATGATGTCTTATGAAAACTATTTCCACCTTGTCGTATTTTTTTCTCAAAAAAGTATAAAGAAGAAGAAAGAATATTTTGGAAATGGTCTTTTTTTCTTCGTCCATGGATGCTGAAACATCCATGATGGCAAACATGACGGCTCTATTCGAAGGCAAGGGTCTGGGTTCGAAATTTCTCAATTTCAAATCCAGATTGTCGAGAAAAGGAATTTCTAAAATTTTTCTTTTCATTTCTTCGAGTTGTCGAATCAATTCCTTTTTCTTGTTCTCGTCTTTTTCGTTTTTGATTTTTACTTCCAAATCTTCGATTTCACTTTCATCTGGACGATTGAGACTTATTCGCCTCATGTAACTTTTTCTGAAAGTTTGTTTTATGTCGAGATTTACGGGATCACCACGATTTTTGAACCCGGCTCTTTTCAACTTGAATTGTTCAAGTTCTTCGAACTTCTTTTTTACAAGATTTGGTAATTCCAGATCTTCGAAAAGCAAGTCGAAAAATTCGTCACGACTGATCTTGAATTGAAACTGATCTTCGCCTTCTCCGGAACCGGAAGCGTTTCCCTTTCCTGTACCGTTTCCGCCTCCTCCTTTGGGTTTTTCAATAGTATCTCCTTCATTGTATCCGGGATTATGAGGAACAACCAGATCTTTTTTTCCGGTTTTTCTGTCATAATCGATATTCGGTTCCGATAAATTATCTTTCGGAATTGTAACAATTGCACCATCATTTCCAATATCCTGAATTTTTCCTTCTTTTATTGATTTCTTGACAACTTCCTTTATTTGTTTTTTGTATTTTTCAATGAATTTCTGTCGATTTGTTACACTTTTACCTTTTGGATTTTTTCTTCTATCTATTATGTAATGTTTCATTTGTATTACTTTTGTTGTTACCTGTTCGTCTTGACTCTTATGAACCATTCTACCAATCTTTTGATTTGTTTTTTGGTATAACCCTTTTTTATCATTCTATCTACAAATTCCTCATGTTTCTTTTCGATTTCCTTGCTCGATTTCTTACTGAATGAAATTACTGGCAGCAAATCATCGATTGTTTCGAACATTTTTTTCTCGATTACATCTTTCAATTTTTCATATTCTGTCCAATCTGGCATTCTGCCGTCATTATCGGCTTTTCTTCTGTAAATCCATTTCACCGTTTCGAATCTGAAATCTTTCGGATTTGCAATATTTGCGGCTTTTTCAATTTTTTCCAGTTCCTTGTTCAAATATTCACGATCAAAAGTTTGTTTTGTTTCCGGATCCACATATTCTTCGTTGTCACACCACTTGTCAGCGTATGTAAAATATGTTTCAAAAATGTTCTGACCATAATCATGGTAACTTTCAAGATATGCTTTTCTCAATTCATTCGAAATGAATTCGAAATAATTTGGAACAAGATAACGTTTGATGAAAGATTTGTATTTTTCTTTTATGTCATCGGACAATTGTTCATTGTCGATATGCTCTTCTATTATATAAAGCAATGTTATTGGATCGGCTGCAATTTCTTCATTGTCTGCATTGTATGTTTTACTCAGAAGTTTGAAAGCTGTTCTTGTCGAAGAGCCGAACATTCCTTCATTCAAACCGGCTTCCTCGACATAATCCTTGTAAGTTTTTGCAGCCGGATCAGTATTTTGTATATAATCTCCATTGTAAATTTTCATTTTTGTATAAATGGATCCTGTAGAAGGATCTTTCAATCTGGTCAAAACCGACCATTGTGCCAATGTTTCCAATGTTTGTGGTGCTGTTTGAGCATCTTTCAAATTGCTTTCTGAAAGCATTTTTTTGTATATTTTAACTTCATCACTATATCTCAGGCAATAAGGAACGGTTATTTTATAGATTCTATCTATGAAAGCTTCGTTGGCCGGATTGTTCCGAAATTTTTTCCATTCAGTTTCATTCGAATGGGCAAGAATGATTCCCGAGAACGGAATCGGGCCAATTTCTTCGGTTCCGGTAAAGTTTCCTTCCTGAGTGGCTGTCAATAGAGGATGCAATGTATCTTTCGGAGATTTGAATATTTCTACTATATCTACAACGCCTTGATTTCCTCTGCAAAGAGCACCGGAGTAATTGTAAGCATCCGGATCGTTTTGCGAATATATATTCAATTTTCTCAAATCGAGTTTTCCGACCAGAGAGCCGACGTCGGTATTGTTTTCATCACCGGGTTCCGTTTTTGCTATGGCAATTTGCCTCAATCTGCATGGATACATTTTTACGACTTTTATTTTCGATTCATCACCATCAATTTCATCGAGTCTTTTTATTGCCCAAGGGGAAGCCACCGATGGAATATATCTCGATTCGACACCATATTCTCTCAGTAACATTTCTGCATCGTTTTCTTTCGAAAAAAGTCCCAGAGGACTTTCGAAAACCGGACTATGTTGAATTATTTTGTTGCCTTCTTTGTCTTTTACTTCGAAAGCCAAAACATATATCGGTTCTTTTTCCATCAAATATTTTATTCTTTCTACGAGAGATGATTTACCGCCTCCGACTGGTCCCAACAAATAAAGAATCTGCTTTTTTTCTTCCAAACCTTGTGCTACGAATTTGAAATAATTGACGATATTTTCTATTGTTTTTTCCATTCCATAAAAATCTTTGAAAGCAGGATACAACTTTATTGTTTCGTTTCCGAATATTTTGGATAATCTTGTATCTTCTTTCGTATTGATCAGTTCCGGTTCTCCTATCGCCTTGAGTAATCTTTCTGCTGGTGATGCGTAAAAGCTTCTGTCTTTTTTAAGTTTTTCCATATATTCTGAAAAATCCATTATTTCTACTGCTTTTCTGTAATTGTTTCTTAAAATGGTTTTTTTCATTTTGTTACCTTTTTGTTTTGAATGTATTACTATTACAATAATATTTAACAAGTTGAAAGGAAACTAAAAAAAAAAAATAAAAAAATTTCATGATTTTTCGAAGTGATTCGAAATTGTTCCATCAAAGATACAAAAATCGATTTCATGAAGATATTCGAACATAAAATTTGCAAAAATGAATTTTTTATCATGATTTTTGAAGTTTTTGAATTTCAAAAATTTGTAATGCTTTTTTTTACAAAACTTTAATATAAATTTTCAGTTCAATTCAAATGTAATTGTATAATTGTCTTTCATGATTTTTTATTATCGATTTTGTTTTCATAAATTAATTACAAATAAATTGAAAAATTTCTTTACTTAATTATTGTGAATTGTTTTTTATTATCGAACCTTGTATGAAATTTTTTTCCATACCTCGACTATATGCAGCCACGCCAAGAACTGCAGCAAAAGCAATATGCAAAAATTCTGGCATAATGGGAGGAATAACGGAATTTCCCAAAGTTTCTATGATTTTGATTTGAACAACCGTATCCAAATCTTTCAACTGTAACAAAACAGTTACTATATCGACATTTTTTACATACATATAATTTATTATCGGACGAACAACATAGTCGAAAAAATTCAAAAGCATGTAGAGCATGGCCATCATTGGTCTCCATGCTCTCTGATACCATCTTTCTACATAAATGAAACCATTTTCATTATCATTGTTGTTCATTTGGCAAACCTTTTTTATTTTATTTATGTCAAAAAAATAAGGGAGATTTTTCAATCTCCCTTGTTTGTGTAGACAAATCAAGAAAATTATTTTTTACTGAACAAGATAAGTAGCCGTAATAACATCTCCCGGCTCTGTAGAATAACCGTTTACAGAATCGACCAATGTCAAGGTAGTTCCAGTTCTTGTCCATCCTCCTCTTTTCAGAGCAAGTCCATTGAAGTAAACTTTCACATTTTCATCCACAATATTCGAATTTGCAAAAAATCCTATAAATGATTCGTTTGCCGCACCGGTAGCATTTGCCGATGCATAACTTTCCTTGACTTGAGAAATGACCGCCGTTTGCAAATTGGTAACACGATGACCATTTGTACCATTATAGACAAGTATACTGTAAGCACTTGCTTGTGTGCCGCTGACTGTTATCGGAGAAAGAGAAGCAATATTTATGTTGAATTCTATTCTTCTTGCCGCAGGATTCAATCCGAGAAATATTCCACTTCCAACCACAGTCAACGCATCATTTGGATACAACGCAAATATTGTAGTTGTTCCATCCGTAATGGATTGCCATTTGAAATTTGCCGATATTAATAGAGATGAAAAAATATCATCAAAACTTACAAAGAAATTTTTATCCAAAGATTTACTATACATTGCAATCGTATCAATTGGCTCGGGTTGTCCCGGATTCAATGGTAAACCTTTAATATCAAGGCCAATTGTCGGATTACCAGCAACACCATTACCGTTGTCAACTGAAATACCAAGCTTCTCATCATCAGTCGATGCAAGAATCATTCTCGAAGTATATGTGTCATTTGCAGTTCTTGTCAGAAGACCATCGAAAATAATGTTGAACGGAACATCGAGATCCGAAAAAAGTCCCACAAATGAACGATATTCTGGTTTGTTCGAATTGGATGAATCGAAGTATGGAAGTGTATCAGCCAACTGAACCGCAACTTCTGTCATTCCATCTCTTGAGAATGAAATATTTACTTTATCTGTTGCAGGTTCCGAAACCAATGTAATACCAACACCGGCACTTACCGTGAGTGTATCGGATGCACTATCGGCAACCAGATTACCACCGGATGCATTTCCATTGAAACTGAATACGGTAAATGAATTTCCGGCAACGGCACTCGTATCGATAAATTCGAACGCCGACAATGCTACATTCCATTGCAACAACTGATTTTCATTTGGCGAAGCTTGCAATGCAATCAGCACATTGTTCGTATTTGCAACAAGAACCGATCTTTCTGGTACGGGAGAAGGAAATCTGACACCATTCAATATGATATTGCCGCTCGTGGTAATTATATTGAAATCACCACCACCAACAGTGAGATCTGTCGAATTCACACCGGCCGACAACGTTGTTGCACCACTGACATTTGTTCCATTGACCGTGAACAATGCATTTCCTGATGAATTTCTCAAAGTGTTAAGATAACTCCATACGGCATCGTTGCCTGCACCTTGTCCGATCAAAACCTGATTGTTCGCTCCGTTGCCAACTGCAAGATCGTTTCCGCCGTTGATACGAACCGTAGTATTGTCAACTCTGACCGAAACAACATAATCTTCGTAACCCGACGGATTTGCTATTGTAAATTGCAAGGCTCCGTTTGTTGCAGCAACCAGTTTGTCACTCAAATATCCGGAAGTTGTATCGTTGTTCGATACACGAACAAGTCTATCCAATTGGTTTGTATTTACAGCAACCCACTCGGTTCCATCAAAAGTCAAAATATCTTCAAAATTTGGAGATGGGACCGAAACATCCAGAAGTTTATTCAGAGTAAGTGTACTCCACTGTGGAGCTTCGCCGGTTGAATTTGTCTGCAAAACATATGCAAGATTATTTGTAGATGCCGGCCCGATGGACAAAGTTCGAAGATTATCGGTTCCATTGCCGTAAAGTATCGCACCCGAAGGAACAGCACTCAAACCGGTACCACCGTTGACAACCTTGAGTGAATTGGTTACCGAATTTGCATTCGAAAGATCGAGGGGACCCCAACTGGCTTCTTGTCCTGCCAATCCGGTAGATATAAGAACATTACCATTGACATTGTTTGATCGAACAATAACATTATTCGATCCATCTATACCAATTGTTGTCGAATCATTCACGGAAAATACATTTCCGGTCAAACTCAAACCAGAACCAGCGACATACAGATTTTGTCCGGCAAATTGTGTAAATATGATGTTATCCGTTCCGAAATTTGCCGGACCATCGGGACTGGTTATCAACCAACCAGTTGAAGCATTTACTGTCCCCTGCTCGACAAAAACCGCAAGCCCATCGGAAACTTCATCACTTGTATTTGCATCCTCGGCTCTGACAAAAGCCTGATTGGCAGCATCATATACAAAAATACCATTTCCTCTGGCATCTGGTGAATTTTTGATCAAAAGTCTATCACCATTCGATAAAGTTATGCCATCGATTGTTGGAGCTACCGCAACACCTGTCCATACAAAACCAACAGGTTCGTTTGTTGGATTATACGTATAACCTGATAAATCGGAAGAAGAAGTAGTAGCCACTTTTACTGAATTTTTCCAATCCAATCCTGTAATCAAACTATCCACATACTGTTTGTTGACAACAGCATTTGGTGAAGAAATATTCGAAGTGTAACCCGAAGGTAAAAGAACCTGTCCTGTTCCTTTTGGAGTAAGATTTATATCGATGTTCAAATCGAATCCTGTTGCTTCTATTGAAGGAGAATTTCCTGAAGTTGCGCCGGTTACTGTAAAATAATTTACGGAACCAACAGACGATCCGGCTTTGAGTACCAAATTTCCTGCAGAATCGAAAAGTTTTTCATTGTATCTCCACAATGCAGCAGAACCCGTGACATGAAGCGTCTGATCCTCGACACCAATAGAAAGAATACTTCCATTTCCATTGGAATTTCCAATAATCAAATCACCTTGATTTTGTAATTTAATCTGTTTTGCTTTAATCTGACTCATGACTTTTTCCCTAATATGAAAATATTGATAAAATATTACTATTTTTCATATTAATATTTATTTTTTTTTTGCTTTTATGTAACTTACAACTAACTTATAACCAATAATATGCTATTATTTCATCATCCGAATCGATTCCATAATCCAGATTATCAACAATTATTTCCAAATTGTTTCCACTTATTTTGAAATCTGTTTGAGAAGGATTTGTACTATATTTCAGAATCAATCCGTTCAATGACACAATTGTCGATGAAGGATCTGGTGTATTTGGTCCAAAAAAACCACTCAAAACAACAGAGCCGCTTGTTACAAAAGCACCTGTATAAATTACATTGTTGGTTTCGATTGTTTGAAATCCACCCAAAGCAGACAAATCGATTTCAACAACACCGCCACCAACATTTTTAATTGCATCCGAATTATTTTTGAAATCGAAAGTAGTAAAAAATGATGGATATGAACTGCCGTCGACTCTTACTTCAAATAATCCCATATTTGTAATTGAAATATTCACTATACCTGCAGAAGCTTCTGTTACTGACACACCTGCTCCCGTAAAATTGAAAGTTTTGACAGGAACAGTATTGGCAGTAACACCATTTTCCAAAACATTGATTCCCAACAAAGAATTTATGGCAGATGAATCAACTTCTATGGTAATTTTTGTTTCTTTTGTGTAAGAATTACCATCCACGTCTTCGACAGATACATTAATTCCGTTTTTTCCTTCGATGGTTCTGAAAATAAGTTTTCTTTCTACATAATTTATAGTATCCAAAATGTTGGCTCTGTTAGGAACATCTTCGTTCATACTGAAGAAAATATTCCAGAATCCTTCATCTCTTGTATTTTTCTTTCCTATTGGATTTGGTATTATTTTTACTGTCATTTTTTTTACATTCTAAATATCTTCTTCGAAACCATAACTAAGAAAAGTTACATTGGCATAATCAGCTTTTGCGTAAATGGCCATATCAGAAGGTACAACAACTCCTCTTATTTCTCTTGTATCTCTTGCAAATACCAATCTGTCGAGAAAAAGAATATCATCCATATTCGATATGGATGATGCACTCACTTTGGCGACCATGGCAATGGTAACCTTGGCATCTACTGAATTATGATTCGAAATATTAATATTGACCGTTATATCCTTGCCGGTTTGGCCTTCGATTATCTTGTGCCAATTTACATTGTCAGGTAATGTAAAATTCGAAAATCTTTTGGCCATGTCTTTTTCCTGTTTCTATTATATTTAATGTCTCGAATATTGCATGAACATTCTGAATGTTTTTTTGTTGACTTTTTCCAAATTATTTATTTTTCGAATATTGGCCGATACGATAGAATTCAATGCAGATATATGTACATCGATCAAATTGGATATTTCCATATCGACATATGCTTTATTGGCCAGTACATCACTGCTTGTTGGTAAAGCAGACATGACAAACTTGTTACCATAAACAGTTCCGGTTTTGGATACTTTGAAACCGGTATTTACAATATTTCCCAAAATCGAAATGCTGAAATTTTCACTATTACTTGTAAAAGAAATATCTCCAGAAATATCGAGGGGGAGAGGTGTATCCTGATTCAAAAGCAAAGTCAACCATTTGTTTCCAAGAAAACTACCATCTTTCGATGATGCCACAATGTAATTGGAATCAATTATATTTTTTTCAGAATTATTCAAAGTAATGAAAACTCCAGAAGGAAAATCAGTAAAATTCAACGAACTTCCTTTCCATATATTCAAGAAAAACGGTTTGCTCGAAGAATATCCAGAAACAAAAAAATTTCCACTGGTCGATGCATATATACCAACTTGCCGAATTCGAACATTCGAAAGAGGAATACCGATAGATGACGAAGAAACCAGAATTTTACCAAGATCTATTCTATTTTGTATCGAACTTGCAGAAACTATTACATCAATATCCTGTATTTGGTAAACACCATCATACAAATTGCCGGGAGTACTGCTCAATGTTATCAACATTTGTTTCTCGAATCCTATACCTGCAAAATTGAATGTCGAGATCAGAAAAGAAGTTGATGAAGAGTTGACCAATTCATATGAAGATATGTTGAATTCTGGCAATGATGATATCGTCAAATTTTTGGAACTTGTAGAATCGACAGTATCGACCGTAAAATAGGAATTTGAATTATCATCATCGTAATCTATTACTATCGAGTAAGAATTTCTGCTGAAAATCGACGAAAAATTATTTGTATTCTGTACTATTATGTTTCCGCTCGATTCCGTTATCAATATACCATTTTTTCCTATCAAAGAACGAAACTCGACGCTGTTTCCACTGGTTCTTTCTATCAAACTTACAGAATTGTTTCCCGATACAGATCGAAAATCCAACGTTGGTATGGAACTCAAGTTCAATTGAGAAGAAGATACGTTTACAAAAGCTCCCTTGTTACTATCGTAAACCAACAAATCACCATTTTTTGGAGAAGTAATCAAGACAAGTTTTTCGAAAACGTTTTTTACGGCAAAAATGGCCATAATTCTCTATCCTGTTAATTTTTAATTATTTATCGATTGTTTGTTGTAATTCAACTGTCGAAAAGTTGCAAATCACATATTCATTGCTCGATTTTTTTTTCAAAAATTCATAAAATCACCCCCTCGACCGAAGTTGCAGATTTTCTTGCAGAGAAATACTATGAAAAAAGTTCTTCGTTCAATATATAATTTTCCAATCTTTCTACAAATATTTTACAATATTCTTCGTTCAATTCCGAACCTATGAATTTTCTTTCGAGAAGAACACATGCTTTTGCCGTTGTCCCGCTTCCAGAAAAAGGATCGAAAACCAGATCGTCCTTGTTCGACCAAGTTTTAATCTGATCAATTGCAAGTTGTTCATGCATGATCGCAGGATGCAAATGAGCTATTTTATCTTTTGTACTGTGATTCCCACCGATTACATATGAAAAAACATTTCCAATCTTTTTTTCATTGTTTGTAATTTCAAAAGTTTTTTTGACACGATTGCCTTCTTTGTTGTAATTACGAATGCTTGTAGAAGAACCTTTGTAAATTACCGGTTTTTTTATCGGATTGAACGTTTTTGGAGTACCTTTGGAAAAACAGAAAAGATATTCCCATGACTGATTATATCGATTGCCCGATGTAGGCATAGGATTTTCCTTTACATATATCATCGTATCATTCAATTTCCATCCAACTTCCATGAAGGTCAAAGCATGTCGAAAAGATGTTCCTGTTTCACTTCCATCTATAGTCTGATCGAAAATGTTCCATATGACTACACCTCCATCTTTGGTGATTCTCAGAAGTTCTTCTGCTATTTCTTTCACATTCAAATTCGATGATTTTTCAATTTTGTAATTTCTCAGATTATCATATGGCGGACTCGTCAAAGTCATATCTATCGAATCGTTTTCCAGTTCTTTCATCAAATTCATGCAATCTTCATGATATAATTTTATGTTTTTTCTATGATAAAAAGGAATCATCGAAAATACCTCTTGTTTCCCGTTGAATAAATAAAAACAGAAACATGAACAGAAATCAAAAAAAAAACATGGACATGATTCTGTTTTTGAAAACTGTTATTTCTATTGCAAAAAAAATTCTCAAATTTTTGAAAATGAACAACATTCAAATACTGATTTTGACAATTTTTATCATATTTGCAATATCCATGTTTTTCTTGGGTATAATATACGAAAATTATGAAAATTCAAAATTCTACGAAGAAAAAAACATCGAAGAACTGTTGACAAACTCGGAAAAAATACAAAATCTTGTCAATCAGATCATCAAAATTTCCAATGCAGACACAATAGTCGTATCGATAATTGACAAATATACATTCGATATATACGGAAACAAGAAAGTTCTTTCCATAAAAGCAATTGCATTGTCATCCAAAAACAAGAACATGACTTTGAACGATCCAGATTTGAAAAATTCCATTTCATATTCGAATTTTCCATATTTGGAAGAAAATTTGAAAGGAAAATGCATCGAGTATGAAACTTCGAATTTCGAACAAATCGAAAAAAACAGATTGCTTTCCTTTCTCAAAAAATTCAATATCAAATATATATTACGTTGTCCGATAGAAAATTCCGAAGAAGTAGAAGCTTTTGTCACTTTTGGATATGTTTATGTTCCAACGGAAAATCAAATCGAAAAAGATAGAAAACTGATAGAAATCATATCTGATTACTATACAAATTCGAAAAAATCATTTTTCAATAGAATTACCAAATTTCCTGTAAAGCTTTTTTGAAAATATTATCACGAAGTGTCAAGTCCGAAATTGAATTCGAAAATCAGACAAAATCGATCAAATCTTCTATCATATCGACGAAATGATCTTCACTTATGTAGTAAACATAATCACTTTTTATCATGATTTCATTTCCGGATCTTACTGCCTCTTCGAAATTCGAATTCGTGAAATAATCGAAAATTTTGTCATTACTGTGTAATACAAGATAATTACAGTCTTCTTTCAGAATTTTTTCCAGATTACTTGCAAAAAACGAAAACATTTTTGTAGTTTTGTAAAAATCCGCAATTTTAATGACAAGAGTTTTGTACAACATATCGTCTTTCAGAATATTGTCGAATTTTTCCTTATCGAAATTTATGAAACTTTCATTGAGTTTGTACAATTTTGCAATAACAGGATAAATTTCTTTTTTGTAATTTTTCACAAGATAATCGACATCGATATCGAAAACACGATAAGAAAAACTGAAAAAATCCTGTGATTTTCTGTTCCATAGAAATTTTGCCTGCATTGGCGGAAATATTCTGTAAACTTTTCCAAATCTGGATGCAAAATTTATGTCTCCACTACAAAATATCGAATTTTTTCGAAAAACATCGAACCCTCTTTTTTTCAGTTCTTCATCGACGAGTTTCTGCATACAGAATGTCATGTCTTTTGGTTTTCTTTCTTCCAGAATTTTGAAAATTCCAAAATCACTGTTCAGATTATTCGTATGTCTGAATCCTCTGAACAAAGGCTTTCTGATAAGAAAAGCTACACGTGATTTTCCACAATTTTCTATCATATCTTTTATGAAAGAAATCGAAGAATTTTCTTCGTGTTGTTCTACTTCGTCAATTCTCATTTTTGTCTCTTTTTTTCAATATTTATTCTACTTTAATAAATAGAAAATAAAAAGGAAAGAAAAATTATGAAAAAAAAAGTGATGAAAAATTCAATTTTTGAAGGAAGATACGACCCCCATATAAGAAAAGCATTTTTTCTCATCGGTTCTCCCGGAAGTGGTAAAACTTTTGTCAGAAAAAAGATATTTCCATATGGAGTTAAACCTGTAGATATCGATATAATTTTCGAACATCTTGTAAAAATCAAAAAGAACGTAAAAGAAATGAAAAACATTGATTACAAATCTCCGGAATACAATGAGATATATCAAAGAGCAAAAGAATTAATCGAAAAACTTCTGAATTTGTATGCAAAAAACAATCTTGGTATCGTTTTGGACGGAACAGGAAGAAATGTATCATTGATACGGTCAACTAAAGAAATGTTGGAAAAACTTGGTTACAAAACATATCTCGTATATGTTTTTACAACTCTCGATGTAGCAATGCAACGAAATCAACAAAGAGATAGAAGCATAAGACCAGATATATTGAAAAGTATATATGAAAGTGTCATCAGATCAATATCGGATTATGTCAAACTTTTCGGAAAGGAAAACATATTGGTTATCAATAACAACAATAGCGAAGAGGTAGATTGGCAAAAATACATTAAGACAATCAACAAATGGTTGTCATCGTAGTATCTTCACAAAATAGTATCTTCATAGGATAGTATCTTCTCAAGAAAAAAAACCGTAACTCAAGATTGCAGATGATTTACAATTGACAAATAATTTTTTTATGATATTATGATATCAATTTCAGTAAAAATCAAAGAAGTTTGAAATTTCAGAAAATCATGCCGGGTCTGGATATGAATTATTTTATCGATAAAACAAAACAGTATTATACCATTTTGTGCTACAATGAATTTTACACGTTGGAAACAAAAGCAAAAAACAAAGAAAAAATATTTGTAAAAAATATCGAAGATTATATCACGATTCTCGAAATTGTAAAAAAGTCCTTTCATTACTTGTTGGAAGATCTCAATGAAGAAATAAAAGAAAAAAACTATGATATTGACAAGAAAACAGAATTACTGAGAGAAAAATTGGATACGAAAAAAACATATGAAAAAATCACAAACGGCAATGAAAAAAAATATGTTTTTTCGAAATACGAATTCAATATCAACAGATTTTTCGATAATGATATCATTATCGAAAAAATAGCTTTTCCCAGAGAAATAAATTTTCAGATATACAATGAAATTTCTTTGGAAAATGAATATATGAGTTCATTTTCTTCAATAAATTTTCAATCGAATACAAGTTTCATGATTTTCAAATTCGATACAATCAATATAAGATTGTTCTTTCCATTCGAAAACAGAAAAATGGAAATTTGTGTAAAAAATTCATTTCTGGTCAAACATTTTCCTTCGACTGACGAGTTATATATCGATTTGATAAAATCCGATTTCGAAAGAAAAAACAATTTTCATATTCTTTCGAATGAATCCGTTTTTTTCACACTCAGATACATATCCGATTTTTCAATAGACAAACAGATTTCTTTCAGTATCAATTCTAAAATGTTCGATACTGGAAAATATGTTCTGATAGTTCCATATTTCAATAATAAAAGTGATGATGAAAAAAACTTTCTCTTTCCTATTACCAATAAAAACAACGATTTTATTTCATTATATGGTGATCATGACAGCAAAATAAGCAGAACGCTATTGAAAATTGAAAGAAATATATTCATCAATTATATGAAAAGTTTATCTGAAAATAAAAATTTATTGAATTTTTCGCTTAACAATAATATCATCAATCTGATATCTTTAGGAAATAACTGAAAAATTCGAAAAAATATATTGAAAAAAACGCCGAAAACAAATAAAATCAACTTACCAACTTCAAAAGAGGAGTTTCAACAGAAAATGGCTCGTAGCAGAAATTACCATATTGATCTTGATGAAGAAACAGTTGACATTCTCGAAGAACATGGATTCAGCAAAACAAAGATGAGAAATTTGACAAACAATCGTGAATCAAGAAACAAAAAAACGAAGAAATTCGAAGACTGGGACGACAATGAATTACAATATAAACATAACCTGAATAAAAAACAAAAAAATCAAAGAAAAAATAAAAAATATAATTAGCATTTTTCTCGAAAAATTCGAACAAATTTCATTTGATTGAAAATTGAATGTATGCGAAAAAATAAATGCAGATATGAATGTAATATTCAATCGATTTTTTTCATTTTACCTATCCTGCTTGTCAAAAATAGGCAGGAGGGAGGGACGGTTCAATGGTATGGTTGGGAATTTCTTTGGAAAATTCATCTGAAAAAAAGGCACAATCTAAGGGAAAGTTCCAAAAATCAATGATTGTAAATGTTTGAATATATTTTTATATATTTTTTTGGCAAATGTTGACACCATCTGTTTCTTTTGGAGAAATTGTCCATGATAAAAAAATCAGCTAATGAAATTACGGTTCCTCATGAATTTTTACCATATTTTTGTAAAAAATTTTTGGATGGAAAATATTTCATCTTTCACAATGAAGATGAATACTTTTGTTGTAAAATACAAGAAACCAGGGATATGAATCTCAAAAAAATTCTCATCTCCGATATAGAGAGAATTTTTTGTTTAATTTTCAATACTCTGGAATTTCTTGTCAAAAATCATTTTTTCCATGATGAAGATTTTATTTCAGAAGAATTAAAAGACAATGAAAATAGAATCATAATCAATCAAAACTATCATTTGAATATGAAAAATTTCGAAAAAACTTTGAAAAAAGAGAATATTTTTGCCAACACGAACGAAGACGTTTTTTTCAATAATCTGATTCTGGAAAATTTATCAATCGAAATATTGAAAATTGAAATTTTCGAAGAACTTGACAAAAAAATTTTCAAAGAAAGTGAAAATGAAATCTTTACGAATAAAACATCACTCATTCAAAAGACAAATCATGATTCGAAAAAAATTTCAAAAGAAAAAGTTTACATTTACGAACTGGAAAAAATTTCTTTTCTTGCAAGAAAAAACAATTCTCACAATATCAGTTTGACATTTCTGAATAAAATAATGATTATGTATCGACCGGAATTCAATCTCGTAAATTTTTTAATGATACCAACAAGAAAAAAATTCAATATTTCATTACCTGTAGTTTCTACGATAACAATAATGTTCTCGATTCTCAATATATTGGACAAAAACAATGCTTTTCAATTTTCGAATCGAATACATATTACAAATGTTTCTGATGTATATTTCATATCTGGATTTTTCAATCATCTTTATTATGAAGAAAGAAAAATATATTTTCCTCTGGTTCATCCTTTTTTCATGAATCACGAATATCCACCGAGAAAATTGACAAACGAAGAAAAAGAAAAAAGTTTGAAAGCAAATTGGAAAACCTTTCTGGAAAATTTTCTGAAAAAGTTCAGTAATGGAATCACGAATTTCGAATTCGATGAAAACATGATAACTTTCATGAAAATTTCAAATTGAAGGAGGCACGAAGCATGCATCCAAAAAGCTTGCTGACAACTCGAAACATCGAAAAACAAACCATAGAAGAACTGATAAATTATGCCGAAAAAATAAGAAAAAATAACAAAGAATACGAAAAATGTCTGAAGAACAAAATTGTATATCATTTGTTTCTGGAACCGAGCACAAGAACATCTTCATCATTCATGGCAGCAACATACAAATTGGGCGGTAATGCCATACTTGTAAACAATCCAAATTACAGTAGCATGGTAAAAGGCGAAAGTTTCGAAGATATGGTCAAAACCATAGAGTATTACAGTGATATAATTGTGACCAGAACACCTCATAGAGGAATGGCATTCAATGCAGCAAATTTGGTAAATATTCCAGTAATCAATGCTGGTGATGGAGATGGTGAACATCCGACTCAATCATTATTGGATATATATACCATTTACAAGGAAAAGGGAAAACTGGAAAATATCAACATGGGATTTGTCGGAGATCTCAAATATAGCAGAACCATTCACAGTTTATGTCATTTTGCCAAACTTTATTCAATGAATGTTTTTTGCATTTCTCCAAAAGAAATATCATTGCCTGAAGAGTATGAAAATCTTTGCAATGTAATCTCGAAAGAAGATAACATAAAAAAAGTTATTTCTGAACTTGACGTAATATATGTAACAAGAATTCAAAGGGAAAGACATCCAGAATTGTCATCGACTTTCGATACTTCAATGTACAGAATAACACCAGAGTTGATGAAAAATGCAAAAAATGATTGCATTGTCATGCATCCGTTACCAAGAAACGATGAAATACATCCATCATTTGACAACGATTCGAGAGCTGCTTATTTTCGTCAGGTCGAAAACGGATTGTGGATAAGATGTGCAATATTGAAAAATTGCATAGAATAATCAGACATGAATATTTTTCATGATTTTCTGAAAATCTTTCCATTTGAAACTGAAATTCTTCTCGAATTTCAACCTGTTTTCCTCAGTGGAAAAGACTTTCGAAAAATTATCGTAATTTTTCAATTTCACAATCGAACAGACCAATTTTTCAATTTTATTGAAATCACAATTCTGAACGATATTTTCATCGAGAATATTTTGTACAATTTCGATAATCAATTTCTTGGTATTTTTTCTGATGTAAAAAATAGTTCAAACAAGAAATCGTAAATGTAATTCGAGCTTTTTTTCGAATAATTTCCATACAAATTACAAAAAGCTTCAAAAAGCTTGTTTGTGAACAGTTTTTTCTTTCGAAACTCGAATAATTTCATCTTTCAATATTGTCAAAATCTCGAAAAATGTTTCAGGATATTGCTTCGAAAGTATTTCGAAAAATTTCGATCTGCTTTTGATATTTTCGACAAAAACTTTTCGAAAATTTTCATTGTCGACAAGTTCCTCTGGAAAATATTTCAGACTTTCTTTGTTGAAAAATTCATTCAGTTTTTTGTTTTTTCTCAAAAAGTCGAGAAACTCTGCATATTTTCTGTCAACTTCTTCATTTTTCATATCCAAGCGATAACTTATATATCTCGAATCTTTTTTGAGATATTTCACTTCAACGAATTCTTTCACGATTTCGTAAAATTCGGATTTTTTGGTAAGTAATTCTTTGTAGAAATCAAATACATTATCGTATTTCTTGACGTAATGGAAAAATTTTTCCACAACTTGTTCATAATCAAATATTTTTTTCCACAAAGAAAATCCTTTCAAAAGATCATTGATGAATTTATGAAAATATCTTCTCTTTTTTTCCAAATCTTTTGAACTCAAAAAACTCAAAAATGCATAATGAGCGTCTTCTAAAAAATCTTTTTTCGAAGGTACAGTAATAGGAATAGATTTATTTTCTTTTTTCAATTTATCGATGGTTTCTTTGAATGGATTTTTGAAAATTTCTACGTTTTCTATAACTTTGGGATTCAATACAACCAATTGAACAGGTTCGTTTTGGTGTATCATACTGTATCCGGAATCGATCAGAACATCAATTCCCAAAATTTTTCTCAAAATAAATGTTCTGAATGCAGGATTCAAAAATTCTTTTTTCAAATTCAAAATAGAATTTATCAATCTTATAAAATAGGAATTTTCTATATGTTTTTTATTGATATTTTTTTCGATTACAAATTCAATTTCTTCCAATTCTTTTTTTACTTTTTTATCATTCAATTCATCTTCGTCGATTTTTTCTTTTATTTCTTTTTCATAATATTTTACGAGTTTTTCGAAATATTCGAACGGAATTTTGTTGTCAAGCTCCAGAACTTTCGCAGAATTTCGAATGGAAAAAAATATTATGTAATTTCTGTCATTGGCATAAGGATATTCCAGCAAATTTTTGTATCTGTTTTTTGTATATTTTAATGGATATCCATATATACCAACAGGTGTATTGACATAATTCATCACAAGAGGATCTATTCCCAATTTTTTCACATTGGAAAAATGAATGGAATATAATTTCGAATCATCATCTTGTAATTTTTCAATTATTTCATTCAGATCGAGAGTTGGAAATTTTTCCAAAAGAATTTCTCTTATCAACATTGAATTTTTTTCCTTTTTTCGAATATTTATTCGAAAAATTCGCAAATCATTCGAATCAAGAGAATTGAAAAAATTCGAGAATTGGAAATTTTCAAAAAATTCGAATATTGATCGTTCTGAACGATTCGATATAATAACTATTCTAAAAGATCCAAAAAATTTTCCAAATGTTTTTATTTTCGAAGAGGGGATATATGAAAAAACAGACTTTATACGATTTATCAAATTTCGAGGAATTTTTTGAAAAATTTCTGAGAAATTCGAATATACCCATTGTAGTGAGAAACAAATTGAATGAAAAAAAATTTACTTTTACAATTGTTCCGATAAAATTGGAAAACGATGATTGTTTCATGTACAAAATAGTCGATATTGACAACAAAATTGTATTCGATAATATTTTTCTGTTCGATGTAGCCGAAAAAATCGCAAATTTACTGAGCAAAGGTTACAAAAAACATCACAAAAAAATACAAAATCTCATACAACTGGACAAATTGTTCGAAAATAAAAGAAACAAGGCAATTTTCATCAAAAATTTCATAAAAAGAATTGACGATGATTTCAGAAAAGAAGTGCAACTGATAAAACTGGAAAATATTCAGTTCGAACTCAAGCTACTGCTACATCAAATCAAAAACGATCAATATCATATCTGAAATCTTAGACTGTTCCAATCTTTCGAAAAATATTTTCGATAAATAAATATATAAAAAACTTTTACTTTTTCATTTTTACTTTCGAGAAAGAAAAATGTTAGACAAATTAATAAATATTTTCAGAGAAAAATTCGGAGAAAAAAATCTGAATTATTTTTTTGACAATTTTTCAATCAACGAGATATTGAAAATTTGCAAAAATGAAAGAAAAAATATTCTTTTGGAAGATGTTTTCAATTCTTATCATAAAAACAACAATTACATGAAATATCTATTATTGGAAAAAATAACCAGACAAATATTGAAAGAAATAAAACCGGGAAGAACAAAAATAAATTTAAAAAGTATTTTAAGGAAAATACAAAATGATAAACAAAACGAGAAAAAAAATAAGAACAATAAATGAAGAAAAGAACATAGAAGAGGCAGAAATACTTATAGCCGCTGAAGGTGTCAACAATTTGTTACAAGAAATTCTCGAAGATCTGAATGATTGGAAAATAAAAAAATTTTATACATTGGTAGACAGAATAAGAAAAATTTTCGGAGTAAACATAGCAGAAAAATATATGACGGCAATCGATGAAACATTGAATTCAACCTTGAATAATTTGGAAGATTTGAAACAGAAATTTTCCTATGTAAATTTGGAACTGGAAAAACTGGTTTCAGGCGAAAGTACCAAATTCGATATAGATTTCAAAAATGAAAACAAAATCGACGACGAAAATTTCATAAAAAAAATAAGTAATGCAAATAAAAATTCAGAAAATAAAGGAGATATTGAAATGCAGAAAAAATTAAGTGAAAAATGGGGTGTCGATTTCGAAGTGGAAAAAGGTGAAAAAGGAAAATGGACACCCTATTCTGTCGAAGAACTTTGCAGAAAGTGGAAAGAACTCAGAGAAAAGAAAAACAAAACAGAAAAAGATCTGGAAACAATTCGTGAACTGGCTTTTGCAATTCGTGCAAAATATTATGGTGGACATGAAAAATGGGGTTCGGCAAAGAAAGTTTGTAGCATGGAAAAGAAACGTGATGAAACCAAAAGCCTTGCTGCAGGAAAATATGACTATGTAGATCATTCGCACAGAGGACCAAAAAAAGAACCTGGTAAAAAACCAGTTCGTGAAAAATGGGGTGTCGATTTCGAAGTGGAAAAAGGTGAAAAAGGAAAATGGACACCCTATTCTGTCGAAGAACTTTGCAGAAAGTGGAAAGAACTCAGAGAAAAGAAAAACAAAACAGAAAAAGATCTGGAAACAATTCGTGAACTGGCTTTTGCAATTCGTGCAAAATATTATGGTGGACATGAAAAATGGGGTTCGGCAAAGAAAGTTTGCGGAATAGAAGAATCTTATGATGAAACAAAAAGCTCAAGTGCTGGAAAATATCGTGTAGATCACTCACATAGAGGTCCAAAAAGAAAACTTGGTAAAAAGCTAATGAATGAAAATCGAGCAGTTATTGATTTCGATGAAGAAAAAGAAGCCGGTGAAATTGGTGATGCTGATTGGATTCTTTTGTATGGCAACAAAGAAGATCTCGAATCAATATTGCAACATTTTGATGTTCCTGCTTCAGAATATGATGATATATCAGGAGCATTGGTTTCTCCGGATTACAAAGAATTGTGGGTTTCATTTTCCAGTAAACCATATCTTGTAAATGCTAAATATTACAAAGTTAAAACTTTGTAAAATATGGAAAAACAATTAACAAAAAATGTTTTGTAACAAAAATGAAAGACAAAAAATAAAAAGAAACAATAAATGAAAATATTTGAATTACTTTCGAGAACAGAAAAAGAATTGGAAATACACATTCGTGATATACTTTTGATTCTCAAAGAAAACAATGTGGAAAAAATACCTTTTTCTTTCATCTTCAATTATTTGAAAAACATATTTCCGAATTTGGTCGACGAGGAAGATAAAAACGATGTAAGAGAATTGATAAGCAAACAAAAAAATTTTGTACTGGGTGTTTTCAATGACAACGTTTTTATGAAAAACGATACGGGAACAAGAAATTCGAGTACGAATTTGCCAGAAATCGACATGTCTGAAAAAGAATTTCAAAAATTGTTGAAAAAAGGATTGAAGAGTAAATTCGATATTTAAAAAGGTTCAGAAAATGAGCATTTTGCCTTCGTCGAACGATATGAGAACATTTTCGATAGATCTGAAAACCTTGAATCGGGAAATTTTTTCCATTGAACAGAAAATTCTATCTTCGATGGAACAACATAAATTGTCCGTGACAGTAAACGATACATTGATGACGACACCAAATACTCAAATAGCCCGAGATTATTATAGTGCATGGACCGGCGATATCGATGATGCAGTCAAAAAAGAGCAAATAAATCAGGTTATTTTATATTTTACAAAAAAAGGATATGATATTGTTGTCAGGCAAAATAGCAGTACATTGAACACCTTTGTTTGGATAATCAATTGGTAACAAATGATAAAAAATAAATAATTATGAACAAAAAAGGAACAAGAAAATGAAAAATTCGGAAGAAATGAAAATTTTACTTGAAAAATTGGAAAATATTTCAAAAACAGAAAATCTCGAAGTTCTCAAAAAAGCAGCAGGATTGCGTAAAAACAAATTCAAGAAAAATATGAATGAAGTAGATGATGTAAAAGTCAAATTGATAGCAGAAAATTTGTTCGACAAAGTAGAGAAAAAATTTGGTAAAAATGCTACAAATAAATTGTATGAAAAACTTTTGTGGAAAATGTCCTTGGCTTTCGAAGTTTCACCTCGAATAATTGACAATATAATAATGGAAAACAACAAACTTGCATCGAGAATTGAAAAAATACAAAAGAGAGCAGAAGAAGAAAGTAAAATCAGTAACATATTGCCAAAAACATCAACTGCACAATCGACAGAAAAACTGGAATCTACTGATTTGGGATTTGATAAAAAAACATTGGAAAAAATGAGAGAAGCAGCAGAAGCATGGATCGAAGCTTTGGATTGGAATCCCAAACAGAACAAAATTACGTTGGCCAATGATATTTCAAGGGATTTCAATCTCAAAGCAGAAGATTTCAAAAAATATCTCGGAACTACAGGTATTTGGGATTATGTTGGAGGAACAAGTTACAGAGCAAAAATGAATTGATCAAAAAACAAGAAATCGAATAAAATGTATCTGAGTAGTTTTTTCAATATCAAAAGACCTTCTGGCACTTATTATTATTTTACCGATTCATATGACGGTGAATTACACAAACAATATCTTTTCGACAATTACTACTACAGTGATCAAGTTCCTTTTTGGAGAATTTTTGCAAAAGAAGAGAATGATGATTTGAAAAATTACAAATATTTTTACGTGGTTCATGTCACAAATTCGGAAAGAAAACTTGATCTCGAATGTCTGTTTTTTGGTAAAAAAACTCCGAGAGAAGCTTTCACAACTTTCATCAATTATTTTCCGAATGCAAACCTTACTTTTTGTGGTATGGAACAATTTTCTGTGAACATTTTCGAAACAGTTTTCAACAATGCCAAAAATTACAAAAAACCGGTCATTTCATGCAAAGAAGATTACGAGTTTTTGAAAGACAGTCAAATTGTCGATGAATCTTATCACAATGTAGCTCATGGAAACTTTATTTACGACTTCTATAAATGTATGGATAATATCTACAGACCAAAATATTTCATTTCTGGAAATATCGATACATTACATAACATAAGTCTGGATTTCGATGAATTCGAATTTACAAAATATTCGAACAATATGAAAAGTCAAATCAAAACTGACAATGATGTTTTTTCTTTGAATACGGAACATTTATATTCGAAAAATTCGAAATTTTCTTCAGATCGATTTGCAAACCTCGAAGATATTCAACAGAATTACAATCTGGGGAAATACAGCAATATAACTGGAAAAAACATGAAAAAAACAAAAGAATTGGAAGCAAAAATTGAAAAAAAACTGGAAAATCACTTTGAAAAACCATATGAAATCGATATGGAATATGCAAGAGATTTCATAAATTTCGAAATCAGAAAAATAGCTGCATTCATTCTGAAAAACATAAGCCAAGAAGAAAGAAAATCTCTCACAAAAAAAGATATTGTTGTCAAATGCCTGAATTTGATAAATAAATACAGGACGGACATATTCAATAATTATGGTTTCAGTATAACCAACAATAATATAAAGAAAATATTGAAGGAAATACTCAAGGCAATAAACAGGTAGAAAAATGCTTCTGGAAGAACTTTTCAAAGAAAACAAAGAAGATGCTTTGATTTTTTATGCCAGAAAATCGAAGCAAATGCCAATGGAAGAAGCTTTGCTCGAAACCTGTTTATTTTACGGAAAAACTCCAAACGAACTGATCAATGATATAATGGAATCTTCTCCTCCCTGTCCAAAAGCAGAAAGATTCATAAAAAATTCAAAAAAAGATTTCAAAAAAAGATATGGAAAAAGATGGCAACCAATTCTCTATGCTACAGCTTGGAAACTTTTTGGTGATGATCCAGAATGTAAAAGCAAAAAAAGTAATAAAAACAAAACAAAAAGCAGGAAATAACATTATCGAAATTTTCCCTTTCGACAATCATTTCCGAAAAAAATATTTGTTCAATCTTGTCAACCATTCTTTTTCGAATCTTTTCATATCTTCTTTACCATATTTCCATATTTTCAAATTGCCTTCATGATCGACCATGATTATTTTTCCATTTTCGATATGAAGATCTTCTATCTTATGTTCATTTATAGCCAAAGCATAAGCCGACAGTTGTAACTGATAATCTTTTATTTGACTTTCTTCTTTCATTTTTCTCGCAGTTTTGAAATCACCAACGAACAAACTGTTGTTTTGAATGAAAATCAGATCGACTGTACCACCATACAAATTTGGACAACACAATTCCAATTCGGAAGCAAGTACAACATCCCAGTTTTCGATTTCATTTTCGATTATTTTCAAAGCAATTCTATACGCATTTTGATATATCAAATTTTTTCTTTTTATGCCTTCATGAATGTTTTTTCCTTTGATGTAATCTTCCAGAAAAGAATGCATCAAAGTTCCGAGATCTGTAGAATTTTTTATAATTTTTTCCGATTCTTCCTCGCCTACTTTTCTTTTCCAGTTTTCCAGAATCTGTTTGTCTTTTTCATTTTTTGTTTCACTTAAAATTGTAGTGACCGACGGAACATAAATGTTATTGACAGAATCGTAATACATTCTTTTGTTGTCGATCGTGATTCTTTTGTATTCTGGTAACAATTTTCTCAATATCGGTTCATATTTCATGGTTTTCGTATTTTTCTCGCCAGTAAGGATGATTCAGCAATTGTTTCCATCTTATGTCTTCTTTCGAAGATGACAGTTTTTCTTTTCTGTCTCCTTTGAAATGATCGAAATACCAGCCCAGAATTGAATTTATAAACGGATGAGAAGAAGGTATATTGAAAATTTTGCTAATATTCAAAGTTTTTGCACCTTCATTTACAAGTCGATCCTTCACATAATCGAAAACATGACAATCAGTATAACCTCCATGTTGATAATTTTTCGAAGTGTACTGAAAAACTTCTTCGTACAAATCATTATCGTATATATTCTTGACTCTTCGAGCATGTTCCAATGCAAATGAATTTCTTCTATTGAAGAGAAGAAATCCGGTTTCCGTGTAAAGTTTTCGAAAACCGAAAAAGTCTCTTCCCAAATAGGAAACATATGAATTTTCATCATATATATATTCGAACAATATGTCATTGACTTTGGTATGAGTCAAGATATCACAATCCAACCATATTATTATATCGTAATCTTCGAAATTCAACAATGCATCAACCATGACATAACTTTTATGAGAAAACTTTACAAAATCATACAAAATATTGTATTTTTCTTTTTCTCTATAACCATTCAGATAATCTATATTGGAATTTCTTTTCTTGAAATTCAGTAAATCGGGAATTCTTTCGTATATGTCGAAAGTTTTCACTCTTTCCGGAATTTTTTTCAAATCGAAATTTTCACAGTAAAAAAACAAATTGCATTCATCGTAAAAATTGCATTTCTCTGGCCAACAATTCAAAAAAGTGCTGATCATGATGCCTTTTGTTTTGATAAAATTATCCAGAGAATTTGTTGATACTATTGCTATTTTTCTACTCATTTCAATTACCTTGTATAATTGCTACTTGATGAAATATAATACATAAACATTTATCTTATCAATAATAAACTGAAAAAAAATAATAAATATACGAAGAAAATTCAAAGTTAGAAAAACAAATGCCAATTATTCAAATATCACAAATAAAACATCGTCGCGGTTTGAGAAACGATTTACCAAAATCTTTGGAAGAAGGCGAAATAGGTTTAACACTGGATACCGGTGAGGTATTTATAGGAACACCAAACTTTCCGCCGGCTATCGAAAGAAAAAACAAGAATGAATTTCCATTTGGAAATACACAAATTTTGACAGAATGGTCAGATAACGTAAAAAATCTTCTCAGATACAAATATCTGGACCGTAATATAGAATTCAAAGAACTTTCTGCCGAATTTGTTCCTGTTTCTTCGCGTGCAATTCCATCATTGGAATACAATACCGGAATTTCGGCAAAAAACATAACAATTGTCAGAAAACTTCAGGAAAAACTCGACGAATATGTAAGTGTAAAAGATTATGGTGCTTCTGGCGATGGAATATTCGAAAGTTTGATGTTATCTGCAAATTACGATTGGAGTAAAACGCCGACAAATGCAAAAATGAATGCAGAAACAGCAGCATTGAGAAGAGCAATACTCGATGTATACAATACCAATACGGACAAAAGCAGAAAATATGGATTTCACCCTAAAAAATTGCATTTTCCAGCCGGAATTTATCATATAAATGACAGTTTGCCAATTCCTCCTTATTCTCATTGGATCGGAGAGGGAAAAGGTAATACTTTCATTGCTTTGACAAGTTCGATTACCAATCTGCCACAGTTCAATTGTTTGGCTTTCACAGTAGACGGCAGATTGAAATCCGTAGACAGTAACAATATTCCGGAATATGTTTCCAAATCATATCAAAACATGGACCCGGAATTTGCTCCAGAATATATCATATTCGAAGATATCAGTTTCGTTGTCAATCTGCAAAATGCCAGATACTACGATGTGATAAGATTCATAGGAGCAAAAAACATTATTTTGAAAAATTGTCGATTCATTGGAAATTGGTCGGTTCCTTACATTGGAGATATAGGAACGGAAGCAAAATCGACAACAAATGGAAATTTTTATCATTACAATACTGACACCATTTGTCTGGTATTCGATAGTTTTGGATTTTTCGATGAAAATCTCAAACCGAGAAACATTCTGATTTCGAACTGTGAAATTGGAAACACAACATATGGTTGCTTATTGACAGATGATATCAACGATATTTTCTTCGAAGAAAACATATTCAACAGATTATACCGTGGTATTTCATTGAATGAAATCATACCTGTGCCGCCCGGTTCGACTTTTGGTTCGGTTACCAAAGGATTTCGAGGACCACAGAATGTTGTTTCGATCAAAAACATATTCAGAAATATAAAAAGAGAAGGAGAAGCAAACTTTGCCACAAAAACAAGCTTCTCTGCAAATTCTGTCAATGCACAGCTCCATAATTCTTCATTTATCATAAGTAACTTCAACCGTTTCGAAAATGTAGGATACAACAATACAAATAAAGGAAAAGAATATTACGATCCGGAAATTTCATCTTTTCCTTCGTTTCCAATATCTCCTGCAATAAACTTTTCCAATTCGATCAAAAATGTAAGTATAGGAGATAGCTTCGAACGTGGTTTCGAAGAAGAAAAACTGGCAACAACCATTGAAATTGGAAATCCGACAAATAGCAGAATATTCGCAACAAATCGAAGAGAAAATTTGATAATCAATCAATATGAAGTCGATGGAATACAAAGGGAAATAATATTGTTGTCTTCGAAAAACATTTTTACGGATACTGGAATAGAATTCAGATATTCGAATGGAAATGTTGCTTTCATGAATTATTCCATAAATGTTTCCGCAGGCGGAAATTCGATTCAAAGAGTAGGAACAGCAAAAATCATCATAAATGAAACACAGGTTATTTTCGATGAAGAATATTCCGAAGTTGGAGGAAACACTGGAATAGAATTGAGTGCCATAGGTTCGAATCCATCCAAAATCAGATATAGAAATCCAAATGCAAATAATGCCAAAATGAGATTCGAAATAAAGTGGTACAAAAATTGATTTGAAAAATTTCGAATTTTTTGTTCATATTTTCATAGAGGAATCAAAACATGAATCCTTTCAATTTGACATACTACGAGAGACTGAATTATATCAGAAATCTTCGAGAGAAAATTTCCAAAACAGAAGGGACGAATTTCAAAGAAATTGAAAAATCTTTTCTGAATTGTTTCGATTTTCTGAAATCATGTCCGAAAGTAAAAATATCGATGATAAAAGAAAATACAGATACTTGGCCTACAATATGGGAACTTTTGAAAGACAACGATTACGATGATTTTTCGATAATCTACATTATTGCCGAGCTTCATATACAGGCAATTCCTCAATTGGAAGATCGTTTGGAAATTTTGACAATGAAAGACTTGAAAAATTCGAAAATAATTGATATACTGCACTACAAAGGAAAAGATGAAAATGTTTTTTTGACACATGAAGGTAAAATCATTCTAGAAAGCGAAATCTGTAAAATGTCGGAATTGTATCGTTTTGCAAAAATAAAAGGAAAATGGAAAATTTTAGAAAAATGAAAATTGTCAATCACGAGAGAAATTGCAAGTTTATTTGAAGAACGGTCATGAATTTTCATTTCACCTATGGTTTCGAAGCAGAGTTTTGTTGTAACAGAAGAAAAAAAGATTTTTTCGAAAATCTGAAAAATTTCCACAGAAATATAAAATCGAAAAATCACAATCATTTTCCTCATATTTCCAAATCGAATTATTCGTACTTCCATGACAGAAGCATAATTCCGTACAATACAAATGAAACAGGTATAGAAATAATATCACCAATATTCGAAAACAGAGATAAATTTTTCGAAGAAATATTCATTTGTCTCGATTTCATCAAGAAAAACGGATATACAAACGGAAGTTGCGGTTTTCATTTTTCTCTGGGAAATTTTTCTCTGAATTTTCAACAAGCGTTGAATCTTGTGTACAAACTGGAAATAAAAGAAAAAATACACAAAAAATGGCAAGAAAACAAAGAGAAGGAAAATGTTTGCTATGTGAACAGAGAAAATTGGAGAATTATTCAGGAAATTCTTTTCAACATAAAATGGGAAAATGCAAAAGAAAAATTCGATGATATCGATAAATTGGAAAAACTTGTGAACAATGTTCACAACACTTTGATTCCTTTCAAAGAACCTTTCTGGAAAACAAAATATGCGAACATTGCGTTCGGTAAACAACAATACAATTTCATTGAATTTCGTTTTTGTGGCGGTAAAAATTATGAAAACATGTCAGAAAATATTTTCACTACCATAGAAAAAACAGAAAAAGTATTACAAGCAATTTTGACAGAAAAAAATCTGAAAGAAGAAAACAGAGTTTTCATTCGAACTCTCGCAGAAAAACTGAACGATTGTTTCTACTTTGTCGATGAAAAAAGTTCGAAAGTAGTTTTCGTAAATCATGATCGAAAATATCACAAAATCAAAAAAGGATTGATCGAAATTGAATAATTTTTATTTGAAAATTACAATACAAAAAATATAATTGTATTCGGGACCGGGAAGAATTTGAATGTTCAATATATGGCAAAAAAATAAATGCAGATATAAATGCAAGCAGGAACACAGGAGTTCTTGTGAACCAATCAAAATTACTTTCAAAGAAAAAATCATATGGAATTTCCATGGTTTTCTACAATTTTTTTCAAACTGTAAACAAGGAGAAAAAATATGTTGATAGAGAAAAATTTTCAATTTTTGAAAAACGACGTGATAACAATGAAATTGATCAATGGCGATGAAATAATTGCAAAATTTGTGGAACAAACACAAGAATCTTACAAAATATCCAAACCCCGACTTGTTGCGGTAACTGGTTCGTTGGAAGGTAATATTCAACTTATGCTATTACCTTGGTTATTTTCAGCTGACACAGATAAAGATGAAATAATATTGAATAAAAATTTTGTCATTATGATAACAAAAAGTAACGAAAACGTCAGAATCAATTATCTTCAACAAATTTCGAATCTGAGAGTAATCTCGAATATGAATTTTCTCAAAGATTCATGAAGTTTCCAAAGGAGAGAAACACAATGAAAGACGATTTCAAAATGAAAGTTTCGGAAATTCATATGGAAAATTACGAAAAAATTGTAAAAATTGAAGTTGAAGAGGAATTTACAGCTTACATTTCAATTCATAACACACATCGAGGCCCTTCATTGGGTGGCTGTAGATGTTTGTTCTATGAAAACAATGAATCTGCATTTACCGATGCTCTCGCATTATCGAAAGCCATGACTTACAAAAGTTGTTTGGCTGATTTGCCGTTTGGGGGTGGCAAATCTGTAATAAATACACCCTATTTCAGAAACAGAGAAAAAAAATCGAGTTATCTGAAATGTATTTCTCATGTTTTGAACGATCTGAATGGAAAATATATAATAGCAGAAGATATGAATATAAGCTGTGACGATTTGGATGTAGTAAGAGAAATTACTCCTCATGTTGTGGAAAAAATTGCCGGAGATCCGGGACCTGTTACTGCAAAAGGTGTATTTTTTGGAATAAAGGAAATTGTTCCTTCCATTCTTGGTAAGGAATCAAGAGAAATTTCAGTATTGGTACAAGGTATCGGTTCTGTAGGTTCGTCTCTTGTGTCACTTCTCGTCGAAAATGAATTCAAAGTTTACATAAGTGACATAAACGAAGAAGTCAGAAACAAATTTCCGCAAATCGAGTTTGTTCCGAGTGAAAAAATTTTCGATTTCTCGTATGATGTTTTCTCTCCATGTGCCCGAGGAAATGTGGTAACTCGCCAATCTATCGAAAAAATGAAGAAAAACAACATCAAGATAATAGCAGGATCAGCGAACAATCAATTGGAAACAAACTCGATCGGATGGGAACTCAAAAATAACAATATCATATATTTGCCTGATTTTGTCATCAACGCCGGCGGAGTCATACAAGTTTCTGGTAGTGTAAATGGTAAGTATCATGAAAATATTGTAGAAAGAAAATTGAAAAACATTCCAGTCATATTGAAAGAAATTCTGGAAGAAAGTGAAAAAAACAATGTTCCTACAAACTATACTGCGGTACTTTTGGCAAGAAAGAAACTGAATATAATTGACTAAAAGACTAAAATCATTTTTCAAAAAAAATGAAAATAATAAATAGAATTGACATTGTTTTTCTTTTCACAAGTTAACAAGGCTTGACATCATAAAGAAAAGAAAACAAGACAATAACTCGAAGAATAAACCACTTTGTTCATATTGCCGAAGATTATCTGATACCAACAACGCCGCCAATATCAGTTGAAAATTGACTTGTCAAGAACTTGCAACTATAGTTGCTCCTTCTGCTTTCATTTACGACTTGAAAAAAAGATTTTTATGAATATACAACTTTATAAAAAATTGTAAAGAATTGAAAAAATATTGGTGTCGAACAAATTGCTCCTTTTTTGAAGAAAGTTTTCTCAATTCCGACTTGTCACAAGTAATAAGATATGCAAAAGAAAATATTGAATTCGATTACATGTTTTTGACAACAAATGGTCTTTCTGTAGCTATTCCCGATAAAGTTGAAAAATATTTTCAAGCCAGTTTGAATTTCTTGAAATTCTCATTAAATTACACCGATGAAGAACAATTTTCCAACATTGCAAAAGTCAATTCTATAAATTGAAAAAGAATGAAAAAAAAAATTTCAAAAAACACGAGAAACAAGAGATGAACACAATCATAAATGTAGAATTTATGCTTCGTATTATTGTACAACGGTGAACAAAAAGAAAGAATCAAAAAACCACAAAAAACTGTCTTCTTGTTTTGATGAAATATACTCTCTTTCTTTGTATAATCAGGAAGCAATAAGAAAAAATGGTTATTTTCTGGTGAAAATCGGGAAAGAACAGAAAATCTCGTAGATCCTGCATCGTGTTGGGAACTTTCAAAGAAGCACATATAAACTTCGATAGTACAATGTATGCTTGTTATTTTTCTATTGTTGATGAATTTATAATGGAAGATTCGAAAAAACAAAATTTCATGGAAACATGACATTCATCATAATTTCAGAAATCGAGAAAGGCTCATATTTCTTTCGACATAAGAAATACTTCATGTCATGATTGCATGATACAAAAATTTTACAAATGAAAAGGAATATGTCGAAAATTAGTTAAATAAATTAAAAAAAATCAAAAAAGGAGTGAATATGCCAAATATTCCTTATATCAACAATGTAGCATCGATGTATCGTGCAATAAAAGCAGGACAGCCTTTTGTCAACACGATGGCGGGTCCAATTTCCGAAACTACGAACCTGAGTGGTCAAGTTGTCGGAGTTCTGACCGGAATCATGGATAATCCATCTTTGATAACAGGACCGGGTGATCCAAATTTCAATGTTTTGAACGAAGTCGTAAAGATATTGGATGCTCCTTACTTGGGAAGTGGTGGATTTGCACAACCAACTGTCTTCGATGGTCTTTATCCTCCTTTGAAACATCTTTTATCGAGCAATGGCGATCTTTCTACCGTAGTACAGGGAATGGGAATTCCATTGCCGGGAATTTTGAATCATACCAATACCATTACAGAAAGTATGCCAAACATACTATCGGCAATAGGTGCAAAGGACAATTTCAATTTGACTTATTTGAATGCAGTAGAACAATGTGCCGAATATTTTGGAATCATGGGACTTCTTTTGGGAATCGGAAAACAACTTCTGGATGCTGCCAACAGTATACTTCAAACATTTTTACAAGCAATAAATGCAGCAATTGCAGCTGGAATACAAGCTATAGTAAATGTTGTAAATCAATTTTTGGAACCTATCAAAGAAGCCATCAAACCTCTTTACGATAAATTGAAACAGGAAGTTGAACAACTTGAGGAACTGACTCAGGATTTGCTGGATCAAGCTCTTGCATTTACATTATCTGTAATAACAAATCCATGTATAAGAGCAGTCGTCGAAGCCATTGGAAGCGATGAAGTCAAAAGTGCGTTCAATACCTTATCCAAAATTGATTCGCCAGATGATATCGTTCCGGTAATAATACAGGGAGGATAAAATGAGACCTGTCGCCAGAATTGGAGATAATACCAATGAAAATCGTCCGATAAAAAGTGGATCTTTCAATGTATACGCAAACAATATTCCCGTTGCGAGAATAGGAGATACGGTTGGTTGTGAAGACGGTGGTGATGGATTCGTTGCAAGTGGATCTTCCAATGTATATGTCAATGGAATTCCTGTTTCTGGAACAGGAGATACAACAACCTGTCCTTCAACAATCATAAATGGCAGCAATGACGTTTTCGTAAAATAAAATCTTCGAATTTCAAGAAAAACTTTTTCCTGATTTTTCACATTTTCAGACAAAAATACATATTGACAAATATTCTATTCGGTAATAAATATGTATTGGTATCGATGAAGATGTTATTCACCATTGCGGACACGGGGGCAGTACCCGTCGCCTCCACCAAAGAAATATGAAAATATTTTTTTCGCGGGGGCGAAAAAGGTTCGACGCAATGGAAAAATAACATCGGAGATGCCGGGTGGTTACCTATAACCTTGAAAATAGCTGCAAACGACAATGTAGCGAAGATGGCATTGGCAGCATAATGCAGCCAATACATCGAAAAAATTAATTCTTGATTCGACGCAGAATCAAGTGGGGTTCGGGGAGTTCCCAGCAACAGAATACTCCCCTCTTCAAGGACTGAAAAAAATGGAAAGAAGAATTACAAGTCTTATCATTCATTATGGAAACGATGAAGAAGCTTGGAAAGATGGTAAAATTTTCGGATCAAGTCTGGCGGCTTTGAAAAAAAGCGAACCAGAAAAATATGAAATGTTCATCAGAGGTGGTCACGAAGAATGGTTCGAAACTTTTCAAAGACATGAAAAAAACTGGCCGCATCCGGGCAAGTATTTACTGGAATTGAGCAAAGTATATCCAAACTTTCCAATAAAATGGTTGCCAAAATTGAATTACATCATCATGTATGTACCGGAAGATTTGGTGGATAGTGTGATAAAAAACATAAAGAAAATTACTCCTTATGTTCAACAGTGAAATTTTCAAAAATGAAAAACAATTGCATTTCTTCGAAACTTTTTTCGATGAAAAATCATGAAAATTTCTCTTGATTTCAAACTTGAAGATTTATATGAAATTTATCTGAATGACAACAAGATTCGAGATCTTTTCTATCTGATTCCCATCAACGATGAATTTATGATAGTAAAAAGAAGAAATTCCACATATATTGAAATTATGAAAATTTCGAAAAAAGAAGAAAACTATTTTCTTTTGGAAAATATCAAAAAAACCATCAGAATGAAAGCAGTCAAAGTCAATTGATATCGATCGAATTACAAAAATTGAAAAAATCAAAAATCTTGTAAATTGGAAACTGTATTCAAATAAATCAACTGCAACTGAAATCGCAACTTTTTTACAAGGATATTATGAATTTACTCGAAAGGTCGAAAATATTCGAATTTCAATCGACAAAATTGAAAAATATCGATAATTTCAATTCAAAAATCCTCTTCTTCTCTGCTTCCCAATTGTATTATTTCAGTGAACCTTTTGTTGAAATTTACTTTTTCTTCTTCAATCATCAATTTCAACATTTCCAAATTCGGTTTGTTTTCTTCTTCGTGTGCTTCCAGATAATCTCTGGTTGTAAAATCATTTCTCTTCCACCATGGAATTTCGACATTTTCGACATACGGAAATGATTTTATGTAATCATCGGAATCATCTTCGAATATTATTTCCGATTCGTAGAAAAGAGAACTTGTCAGACGAAAATCATCGATTTCAATGAAATCTTTGAATAATGATTTCAATTTGGAAAACAGAACCGCAGCTATTACATCATCCAACGGATCTTTTGGAAGTAAAACAACATTGTTTGCTACTTTCAAATTATCATTTTCCAAAAACAGATCAATCAATGGAGAATCATGAGAAATAAAAACGGAACATTCCAAAATTTCATCTATGAAAATGTTCATTTTTTTTATACATGAAACAGTTTGATTTTCATCATCGAGAGATTTTGCCTTGAATGAAATTTCTATTTCACACGGCTGAATGAAATTTTCGAAAATTCTTATTATTTTGATTTTCTTGTTTATTATATTGTAATAATTCATTTTTTCAAACCATTCGGATGGAGAGCAACAATAGAACAGAAAATTTGCCATTTTTGAATTGTTGCTCTCCTGAAAATATTTATCAAGTTTGTCGACTTCATTCCAAATCTATCAAATCGTCTCTTTTTTCCTGAAGTTCGTTCAATTTTGCAAGATATGGATCGGTTTCAATTACTATTCCTTTCTTGAAAATATTTTCATTATTTTCATTATTTTCGTATGATGCTTTTGTTCCTCTTTCAGGCAATGGTATTACGATACTTTTATTTTTGTTCAAATTGATCAGATTCTGGTTCGGATTGGTCGACAGAAATCTTTCTCTCATCTTGATTTCCAAAGCTTTTCTGATATTTTCCAATCTTTTTTCGAGAAGTTTCGTTGTTTCGTTATTGTAATTGAATTTACAAAGAAAATTATATCTTTTCAACGTTTCTTCCAATAAAATATTCAATTCTTCTTCGGTATAATCGTAAAATTCGAAATTCATTTTCTGATTACTCTGATTTTCTGTTTATGAAAACTATTAAAATTTTATTTTCTATACCATTTGACCAACACCAATCCGGGAGCTCCATTTCCTCCCGAACGATTTGCAGAATTTAATCGAATTGCTCCTCCTCCTCCAGCTCCATATCCCCGTGCGTTTTTCCCTTGGTTGTTCGCAGTGATAGGTTGTGTTTTTCCGCCGATACCGAATCCCGGAACATTTCCTCCACTTTTCGAAAAAAATGCTATTTGACTGTTATTGTAGAGAAAAATGTTTGCCGGAGAACTTGAGCAAAGTGAAAAAGAACCTTCTTCACCCTCCATTCCATGAAAATATTTTACACCACTTACCACGAAACTTGCGGCACTCAAGTATGGTTGAATATTATTACGTTCTTGATCCAATGATCTGCCACCAGCACCACCTTCGCAATATACGTAGTTTCCGAATCTCGAAAATCCACCGGGTTGAGCACTTGCATCATAGTTTGTATAAAATCCGCTTCCACCACTACCTATGACCACTTGAATGTTCGTCCCCAAGGGAAAACCGCTTATGTATGCCCAACAAAATGCTCCGGCATATCCTCCTCCAGCAATTCCTTTTACATTAAAATTATTGCTTACGGGACCCCCACCACCACCACCGCCGATCACGATAACTTCACATGCATTGAAATTATATGGTACCTGAATATTGTATGTTCCGGGGATATTGAAAAACCGTGACGACATTTCAAAAACACCACCACCTGAAGAAACCATAATGCTATCCACGTATGCCTTTGTTGCCGCATCGGTTGCAGCCGTGGGAGTACCAAGGTCGGTCAACTTGAAACCGGCAAAACTGAAATCGGCTGTAGGTGAATTGAGATTGCTCAAACTTGCTGTAGTACCAGAAGTCACTCTACCATATGAATCGACTGTAAGTCTCGTATATGTACCGGCAGTTACACCCGTTTGTGTAAGAGAAATGTTTACC